ATAATATTCTACATTTACAGGCCTTCTATTCCATAAATTAATAGCTATTATATATCTAGCATCATTTATTTTATCTTCTTCAAATATTGATGTTACCCCATGTCTTTTACTTCCATCAAATGTTATGTGTTTATTTTTTCTAGGAAAGACTATTATAATATTTTTTTCATTTTGAAACTCCTTGTATTTATATTTTTCTAAGTCTACCTCTGTTAATACAGTTGGATAGATAGAATCATTTAAATAAATAATATTTGATAAAAATGGATATATAAAGTTATTATTCGTTTTTTTTTCATATTCATCACAGTCAAAATGATAATTATTTAATTGAACACTATTTTTACACCAAAATTCAATATAATGAGTGCTTGAATTATATTCTATATTTAAACGATTAAAATGAAACATCGATATGTCATATACGTATTTTTCTAATAAATTAAAGTTATCTTGAGAAGTATTCAATAATTTAGTATCATTTAAGATTTCTGTTGTAAAATTTTCATAAATTATATCAGATAAATTAGCACTAACTTCTATTTGCCAATTTAGAAATTCCATTAATTATAATAAAGATATTTTTCTATATTATAATTATTAATTAGTTATTAATAACTATTTGAAATGAACATACAGCCAACCAGTTATTATATACTTATTACTTGATATTGGCATTTTACCAGTATGAGGATAACACCATGAAGCTGGGAAAAAAATCAAGGTCCCTTTTTTGGGTTGTATTTTTACATTACCGAAAAATACGGTTTCTCCACCCTCCTCTACATCATTTAAATACCATAAATAAGTTATCGCTCTATATGAATTATTTTCAGTATTGATTTGAAAATCATTATGATAAATATATTTTCCCTTTCCTTTTAAATAACGCTGTATCATATAATTTTTATGTAAAAATTTAGTATTTTCAAAATTTTTATATTTATTACAAGTATTCTGATCTGTATTTTGATAATCTACATTATCATTTATGATATCTAAGTATATCTTTATATTATTTTGTATTTCTTTATCTAATAAAGTATTTATTTTATTCCATATTTGATTATTTTTGGGAATAACAAAATCTGTCGTGTCTTTAACATTTTTATCTATTCCATTTAATGTAATACCCTCATATTTTTCAGTTTCTTCTTCAAACATATTAATTAAATCATCGCATAATTCTATTGACAATGAATTTTCATTTTTATATATATATTTTTCCATATTTAATATACTATTTAATATACTATTTAATATACTATTTAATATTATTTTTGTTTAAATATATATTATATTAAATATATTTATGACAAGTACAAGTAATTATTTTTTTAAAGGAATACCTATTTCTAATATTATCAACACAACAGGAAATCCAGAAACTGGCGAAAATACAGTTACCACTAGTAAATATGGCGGATTTCCAACCATGATTACCTCTCCTTATCCAAAAATTCACACACCATTTGACATACATTTTATAGATAATACATTAGCACAACCAAGTCACTTTGCTAATACTGAATTAAGCTATGATTTATCAAATCATTGTAAAATATCAGAGGACGCTAAAAGAACTTATAGTAATATCACTAGTCTAGATATTAAGGCTGAGGTTCCTCCTGGCGCTACACATATATCCGGATATATGGTAGGTGGTGGTGGCGGCGGTGGTGGCGCTGGTGGTGGTGGATGGACAGGCGGAAGTTCAAAAGAAGGTGGAGACGGTGGAAGTGGGGGAAGTGGTAATTATAGCGGTTTTGTTCGTTATTCTATATCACCCAATAATAAAATAGAAATAACGGTAGGTGAGGGAGGTACCTTCGGTATTGGAGGCGAACGTTCAAAACATGCGACGGGTGACGGCAATGATGGTAAATCGGGTAATAGTGGGTTTGCTGGAAATGCTAGTGTAATAAATATCGATGATATAACTATATGTACGGCATCTGGTGGAAATGAGGGAAATTTTGGCGCAAGTGGTAATTCGGGGAGTGTCGGTGGTTCAGGAACTGATGGTACTTCACCGGATGGTATAGTAAGAGCAATTATTGGTACTGTAGTTTATACCTCAGATTATCCACCGCAACTGACCTTCGGCAGTGGCGGAGGAGGCGGTAGTGGCGGAAATAATAGTGGGACTGACGGAACGAAAGGGGGAAATGGAACGATTGTTATATATTTTTTGTATAGTTAAACCTTTTAATCTAAATACAATACAATACAATAAAACAAATACAATAAAACAAATACAATAAAACAAATACAATAATACAAATACAAAAAATTGAATTTATTATTATTAATATATAGAAATATATTCCTATTAATATATACAACCAATAATGATCATTCCTATTAAATGCTTTACATGCGGTACCGTGCTTGCTAACAAATATGCGTATTATTGTGAAGAGGTGAGAAAACGAAAATTAGCCAGAGACTTACATGTCGAAAGAGTTATTTATTTGACTGAAGAATACAGCCAAAAAACTCCGGAAGGTGAAGTTATGGACGAGTTAAATTTGAAGAAAATGTGCTGCCGCCGACACATGTTGACACATGTCGATATCGAATAAATTTCCACTTTTACACTTTTGCGCATATTACTTCATAGTAAATGTGAAAAACAAAACATTCGCTTTTCATTCTTTTTTTCATCTTTTCCATCTTTTGTAAAGGTGGAATTTTTACTCTTATTATAATGTATAAACATGGCCAAAAGAAGTTTAAGAAGGAAAAGGGGAGGTAAAAGCAAATCAAAAAAACAACGGCTTTACAATATGAGGGGTTGTTCCAAATCTAAATCTGGTCAAAGGATGTCTAAATCTAGTCAAAGGAAACTTGTCGGGGGATATGGTTGCGGTTCCGGGTCATGTCCGATCGCTCCCTTTTCTTGGAAGCAAATGCAGCAACGGGGTGGAGAAACTCAAAGTGGTGGAGAAACTCAAAGTGGTGAAGAAACTCAAAGTGGTGAAGAAACTCAAAGTGGTGGTTCGTGTGCTTCATGCGGTTCTGCTATTTTAAGCACAGGACAAAACGGCGGGTCTTTTTACAAAGCAGCGTCTGATATGCCTGGTCCATTTGTAGGTCAATCTTGGACCCCCTCTATTTCAGGATGGCCGGGAACTGATGGTATAAGCAATAATCGTAATTATCTTGCGAATAATTTATATGCGGCCGGGGATCCTCAGACCATGATGAAATTAGGTGGTTCTAGAAAAAAAAAAGGAAAAGGAAAAAGAAGGGGTCTTAAGGGTGGTGCCGGATTTATACCCCAAGATTTGGTTAATTTAGGAAGAGACGCGTCATTTAATTTCAAAAGTGCTTACAATTCATTAAATGGATATAGTGCGCCGACAAGCCCGCTTCCTTATAAAGATCAATTATCAAGTTCTATATCGGCTAATAGAATAATTATTTAAATAATTATTTAAATGACTCTTATAAAGGGGATTTTTTTCTGATTATAATACATAATATGCCCTTTCCAAAAAGTTTAAATCAATTATGTTCCCCTTCATATATCTACTTTATTATTTCCATACTTGGACTTGCGGTTGCAGCAATTCAAAATCTAGGAAATACCCAGAGGTATTGTTTAGGCAATTTTTCATGTCGAGTTCCCAGCACTATTGCGATTTTTATACTTAAATTAGTATATATATTATTCTGGACTTGGATTCTGAATTTGATGTGTAAAGACGGGGAAGAAACGATTGCTTGGTTGCTTGTTATGCTGCCATTTATTCTGCTTTTCGTGATTCTGGGCACCATTATGTTATATCAGAAAGACGAATCGAAGAAAAAGAAACCAAAATATCACAAAGCAGCAACGAGTTATTACGCATAAGCGTCAAATACATTAATTAAATTAATTAAATAACTTAAATTTAGCAGCATACATGCCGAATAATATTAAAACCATACCAACATAATCGTCAATTGTTGTCGGTAACTTTAACCAAAACGCATTTGACCACAACTGAGCTAAAAAGTCAAAAACATAGGAAGACAGAGAAATTTGAGCAGGGCTTAGAAATTGAACACCCAGTCGATTTGCCGGAATCAAAAACATCCATTCAATGGATGCCCAAAATTCAGACGATAATATTTTCGTTCCGATACTGGCGTCCGCCATTTCCGGCGTGGTTTGAGTAAATAAAGCAAAATCCATGGTTAGTCCAATCATTATATTTAGAAATATCCACAATATGACTAATAATATAAAATTCATTATATATAATACGCTTATAATATATAATGGATTATTCTAAATTACCATATTATGCTTTATTCTTATTTTTATTCATTGTCGCACAAAGTTTATCTATGTGGGGACAATTTGTCACGCTTCCATACAAATCTTTGTCCATGTGGGAAGCATATAAAATGGCGATTCCGTTCGCGTGGTTAGATTGGATTGTTATGACGCTTACGGTAATGATTGGACATAAATATGATCTGGTAACGCCTACACAGGATACTTTTTTGCTTATTATTATACAATTCTGCTTAATTTTGATAATCAATCAATATTATTTAAAGGAAAAGGTTTATAAAAGTGATATTATTGCGTTTTTCATTATTTTAACTGGGTTTTTTGTTAGTTTTCTTCACCTTGTTTCTAAAGCTTTTAATATTCCTATTCCCGAACATCTGGAATCTAATGAATCTAAAGACCCTGACGAAACATCGGCAACTCTGAAATCATTGCGATACAATGTTGTTACAAAAACTGCCGGAGATATCGAGTATTCGAATATAGAAGAAAAATAATCTCATTATAATTCTATATTACAATTCTATATTACATTATAAAATAATATAATATAGTATACGATAAATGTCAAATATAAACAAGGTTAATATAAACAAGGTGAAAAATGGCATATCTTATGAGCAAAATGGCTGGTTATATGTTTCTATTAAGGGGTCACCGAGGGAACGAGGATACGCTTACGGGAAACTTATTCACAAAGAAATGAAAAAGGTAAAAGAGACACTAGACTTCATTATTTACAACGATTATGGCGTTAAATGGGAATTTTTCATTGAAGCATCTAACAAATATTACAAACAGAAAATCATAGATGGATTTCCCGAATTTTACGAAGAAATGGTGGGCTTCGCAGAAGGTTGTTCTGCCGGTGGAACCAAAATGTCAGTCGATGAAGTAGTCGCATGGAATAATTATTTCACTTTAACTGAAAGTTGGTGGTCAAATATGCCTGAAGAAGAATCCATCGCCATCAAAGGCACTTCTAAATCAAGCAATACTAGTTCTAAGGAGGGCGGTTCAACAGACCGATGTAGCGCATTTATAGCCAACGGTTCTTGGACGGCGGATGGTAAAATCGTCGTGGCGCATAATAATTTCTCCAATTTTGTAGATGGCCAATTTGCCAGAGTAGTTGTCGATTTGAAACCAACCAAGGGGAATCGATTTATTATGATGGGGTTTCCGGGCTGGATTTGGTCAGGGACCGATTTTTTCGTCACCTCAAAAGGCATTATTGGCACCGAAACCACGATTGGAGGGTTTATCGCGTATGAAAATAATATTCCCATTTCTTGTCGAATAAGACAGGCGATGCAGTATGGCGACACCTTGGATGACTATGTGAAAATATTATTGGATGGCAATTCGGGCGATTATGCGAATTCCTGGCTGTTTGGCGACACGAAAACCAATGAAATTTTGCGCATTGAATTAGGTCTCAAATATCACAATGTAGAGCGAACTAAAAACGGGTATTTCATCGGATTTAACGCGCCATATGACCCAAGAATCCGCAATCTGGAATGCGTGAATACTGGGTTCGACGATTTGCGCCGACATCAAGGAGCGCGTCGTGTCAGATTAGCTGATTTAATGGACAAGCATAAAGGCAAACTAGATATTAAAGCCGCTCAAGAAATAATAGCAGACCATTATGATACTTATCTTAAAAAGGAAAATCCTTGTTCGCGCACTTGTTGTTCGCACTATGAACTAGATGCGCGCGAATATATGTCCGACCCTTCGAGACCGAAGCCGTTTCAACCTCGAGGCGCGCTCGACGGCAATGTTTGCGACACAACTATGGCCAAGGCGATGTCATTTAGCTTGCGATGGGGGAATTCGTGCGGCACTCCGTTCGACAAAAATAAATTCTGTGACGAGCATCGAGAATGGGATTATTTGAGACCCTATTTGGAAGACAGACCTCAGCAGCCGTGGACGACATTTACGGAAACGAATAACTATAATTTTTCGATTAAGGGAAAAAGGACGGTGAAACATCGAACAAAAATGGTTAGGCGAAAGTCAAATAAAAATGTGTAAATGCGTAAAATGCGTTAAAAAAATAAAGTCATAAATATAAATAATGACTTATAAATATAAATTATCTGTGTGCTTGTGTATTAAAAATGAAGCAGCTTATATTTTCGACTTTATAAAACATTATATAAATCAAGGGATAGAACATTTTTATATTATTAATAATAATAGTGACGACAATGTAGAAGAATTGATACATAATTCTATTTACGACGCTTCAATTACCTTAATAAAAGATGATAGAACTATAGATGTAACAAACGCGTATTCGAATATAAACGGAATGGTTGGGGTTTTTAATTATAATTTATATGAATTACTTAAATCTGAAACAGAGTGGGCAATTGTGGTAGATATAGATGAATTTATGTATGGAAAAAATGGATATACTATAAAAATGTTTTTAGAAACGCTGAATGAAGATATTGGGTGTATTTATGTGATTTGGAATATCATGACTTTATCTACTATTACTGATGGAATTAATAATTCATTTTCTATCGAATCAAATAATTTTAAAAGGTTAAATTATGATTTAATAAATGGATTATCTTGGAATATTAAAAATGCCAATGATTTTGGAAAATCCATATTTAAACCATCGATGCTAAAGGGTCAAATAGGGTTACATAAAACCCACCAGGTTACAGGAAAGGTTATAAATAATTACGGAGACGATACTACTTCTTGGTATGATAATTGTAATCATATAGAATATTCTGAAAAGAAATTCAAGGAACTGAAAATTTCATTAAATCATTATGTGATTCGCCATTCAGAAGATTATAATAAAAAAAAACAGTCGTTTGAATTAAATAAAGCAGAAAGGAACGCATTATTAAATGGCGTTTTTGAATTGTATACAGTGAAGGATATGTATTTTATTTTTGATGATGAAATCATTCGGGAAACACTAACTAACAAATAAACATATAAACAAATAAACATATTAAAGACAATCGTATAACTATAATATATTTACAATTATTAAAATGACAACAATAACAACAGAATTCAAAATCGGCGACCATATTAAAAAAGTATTTGATAACAAAATGTCCAATGATAACAAAATGTCCAATGATACCAAGATATTCGAAATCGTCGACCTAAAAGAGATTAAAGGTGGCAATTGGCATGACGGATTTACCCTCAGTTTTATTGCTACTATTGAATTAAAAACAGACGGAGAAAATGTAAACCCAGAAACCAATACAGAAGATTACTGTATCCAATATATCAACTATATGTGTCAAATAAACAATGTATACGCAGCACGAGTTGATGAATAATTAATCGTTCTTATTTCTTATTTCCTATTTCTATAGTGTTTTGATTTTGCTTTAAAAATAACATTATAATATCTTTAAAAATAACATTATAAACATTAAAACATAATATTATTATATAATAATGAGCTCACCTGATTCAATTGCCTGGAATATTATAGATAAATATTTTAAAGATAATCCATATAATCTAGTCGCGCATCATTTAGACTCATATAATGATTTTTTTAGCAAAGGAATCTTCCAAATTTTTAAGGAAAATAATCCCATTCGCTTTGTAGAGCGTGAAACAGAGACCATCTCGGGCAAAAAATCCACCGATAAAGCCGTTAAAATTGGCGATAAAGAAAATCCCAGCGAATGTCGCATGTATCTCGGTGGCAAAAATGGCGACAAGATTTATTTCGGCAAACCCATTATTTACGACGATATTAGCCCTAATGATATACCAGAAGCTTATCCGCATTACATGTATCCTAATGACGCGCGATTAAGAAGCATGACATATGGTATCACTATTCATTACGATGTAGATGTCGAATTTGATTATTATGTTGACGGAATAAAAACACATGAAATAAAAACACTAGACAAAATATATCTAGGTCGGTTTCCTATCATGCTTCATTCTAATTTGTGTATTTTACGCGGGCTATCTACTGAAGCCCGTTTCCATTTAGGCGAATGTCGCAATGATTTCGGCGGATATTTCGTCATTGATGGGAAGGAAAAATGTATACTAAGTCAAGAGAAGTTCGCCGATAATATGCTCTATGTAAGAAAAAACAAGGTAGACGACCTTTATAGTTTTTCCTGCGAGGTCCATTCCGTATCAGAAGATAGTTCTAAACCCATCCGATATTCGTCTGTAAAAATTATCGCACCTGATTCGAAATATACTAACAATCAAATTGTCGTAGATATTCCTAACATAAAAAAGCCTGTTCCTCTATTTATTTTGATGAGAGCCTTGGGTATCGTATCAGACAAATCCATTATTCAATATTGTTTGCTCGATTTGGAATCGAATTCCAACATGATTGATTTATTTATCCCTTCCATTCACGACGCAAATCAAATATTTTCCCAAATGAGTGCGCTCGAATATTTAAGACACCTAACAAAGCGCAATACAATAACATCTGTAATCGACATATTGATGAACTATTTTTTGCCACATATCGGCGAAGATAATTTCTTAAATAAAGCGTATTACATCGGTTTCATGGTGAACAAGATTTTAAGAGTTTATATGGGGCGCGAAAAACCGACTGACCGCGACAATTTCAAATTCAAGCGCATTGAAACATCTGGCACTCTAATCTACGGATTATTTCGAGAATATTATTTGATGCAAGCCAAAAGTATTTTTCTGAGAATGGACAAGGAGTTTTACTACCAACCAGGCAAATATAGAGCCAATTTCCCCAGTCTTATTGAAGATAATTACAGAGAATATTTTAAAACGCGGGTTATTGAAGATGGATTTAAAAAGGGGTTCAAGGGGAATTGGGGCGCGGATGAGAATACCAGGAGAGTCGGGTTGGTTCAAGATTTGAATCGACTATCATGGTTCACCTTTATTTCCCATTTAAGAAAAATCAGTCTGTCAATGGACCCAACATCTAAAGTAGTCGCCCCCCATTTATTACACAGTTCTCAATGGGGCTTCATCGATCCTGTCGATACACCAGACGGCGGAAATATCGGGCTTCACAAGCACATGGCGATTAGCACTGCGATAACAAATGGTTTCTCTTCTTATCCGCTAATTAAATGGTTAAGAGCAAATACACCATTAAAATTGCTACTGGAATGTAATTCAGTGAATCTAGCATCCATGACCAAAATGTTTGTAAATGGCAACTGGATTGGCGTCATTGAAAATCCAATTGAGACCGTCAACACATTAAAATTATTCAGGCGCAATGGGATTATTCCAATGTATACCAGCATTTCATTTAGTTATGAAACCAATGTTGTCTATTTATACACGGATAGTGGTCGTCTAACTAGACCCATTTTTTATAGAAATCTGAAAATAGATGAAGCTACTGGTAGTCTAATTTACGGCTCCATTTCTTATAATCAGGGAAAAATAAAAGAACAAATTGAAAGCAGAGAATATACTTGGCAGCAAGCAGTTTCCGGTTTTGAGACAAAGCGTGACGAAAAATTCGCTGTTCGTAACAATATTTTATACGACACCAATGTCTTGTATCCCGGATTCAATTCACTGCCAGAATTGCTCGACATGTTTGAACAAAAAAAGGGTATAATTGATTATATAGATACCGCGGAAGAAGAAAGTGCTCTAATCGCCACCTCTCTAGAGCAAATAAAAAGCAACCGTTTTTATACCAATGTAGAGATCGACCCCTCTTTAATGTTTGGCGTAATGGGTAATTCTGTTACCTATCCTGAAGACAATCAGTTACCGCGCAATGTGTTTTCATGCGGTCAAAGCAGACAAGCCGTCTCTGTATATCATTCCAACTATCAAATGCGTCTAGATAAAATGGGTGTTGTATTAAATTATGGACAAACGCCCTTGATTAAATCTCGATATCTGGAATACATTAATCACGAAGAGCAACCATATGGCGTCAACGCCATCGTCGCCATCATGTCCTACACTGGTTACAATGTAGAAGATGCGATTTTAATTAACAAGGGCTCTATTGATAGAGGCATATTTAGAACCATGTATTATACTAGTTATGAAGCCAGAGAGACGAGTTCTAAAGTGGGCGGAATGTCGGTAAATTCGTCCTTTACAAATATTCAAGCGAAACAAAATGTAACCAGATTAAAAGAAGATTACGACTACAGTCAATTAGACGAACATGGTCTCGTGAAAGAAAATACGCTCATCGATGAAAAAGTTATATTAATCGGACATGTTTCATCCAATCCAGATCAAAAAGGCGAATATACAGATGAATCCGTTACTACAAAGAAGGGCCAGTTAGGATATGTAGACAAATCCTTTATTTCTGAAGGCGAAGAAGGCTTTCGTATCGCAAAAATCCGGATTCGCGAAGAACGATTGCCTGCGATTGGTGACAAAATGGCATCGCGTTGCGGCCAAAAAGGCACTCTCGGTCTCATTCTTCCAGAGGAAGACATGCCTTTTTGCGCGGATGGTACCAGACCTGATTTAATTATTAATCCACATGCGTTGCCATCTCGTATGACAATTGGACAGCTAGTAGAATGCTTATTTGGAAAGGCTTGTGCGCTATATGGCGCGTATGGCGACTGTACTGCGTATGCGCAAAAAGGCGCGAATTACAAAACATACGGTGAAATGCTCACCAAAATGGATTTTCATTGTTCCGGAAATCAATTATTGTATAACGGCTATACAGGAGAACAAATTTATTCAGAGATTTTCATCGGCCCTACCTATTACATGCGCCTAAAACACATGGTTAAAGATAAGATAAATTATCGCGCGACGGGCAAACGCAGCGCTCTAACTAGACAGACCAATCAGGGTCGCGCGAATGACGGAGGCTTGCGAATAGGTGAAATGGAACGCGATGGTATTATGGGACATGGGCTTTCCTATTTCTTGAATGAATCGTATATGGTTCGAGGGGATCAGTATTATATGGCAGTGTGTAACAAGACAGGGACAATCGCAATATATAATCCGGATAAGAATCTGTTTTTAAGCCCAATGTCGGATGGCCCGTTAAAATTTAGTCGGTCGCCCGAGGGGGAACCAATTTTGGATGTGTTTAGTAGATTCGGTCGTTCTTTTAGTCTTTTACGAGTTCCTTATGCGTTGAAATTATTAATACAGGAACTACAGGTGCTAAATATTCAAATGCGTATCATTACGGAGGAAAATGTCGACCAGTTACTTAATCTGTCATATCAGTCTAAAAATTTGAATAAGTTGATGAATATCGCGGATACGGACTTCAAGGATATAGGGGAATTGACAACCCATTATAAGAAACAGCTAGATGACAAGGTTAAAAATGCTTCGCACAAAAATGTCGAAAAGTTAAATAAGAAGGCGGGGCTAGAACTTAATCTTAAAAATATGGAACTACAAAAATTCGAGGGTATTAATATTCCTAATTCTGCGGATAAAGAGGATGCCGATAAACATGACGCCGAAAAAAGAGAATTCGCCAAGGAAATAAACGACTTAGGAGTTAATAATAAATGGGATAATAATGCTCCTAATGCCGGGCCATGGGAGCCGCAAAACGAATTCCCATCTTCTTCTTCAACCGCTAAGCCCTGGGAGCCGCAAAACGAATTCCCATCTTCTTCTTCAACCGCTAAGCCATGGGAGCCGCAAAACGAATTCCCATCTTCATCAACCGCGTCCTATAATTCACCAGGATTTGCTCCTCCTGATTTTAATGACCCAATGTTAAAACAGTATTGGGCTAAACTAACAAATGAAGAACAAAGTCAAATTTTAGCTTTACCAGACGAACAACAGGAAGAATCGACAAAAAAAATGATAATTAATAGACCTCAGCCACCATTTCAAATGCCAAATTATGGGTCAAATGGGGAATTAAATCAATATTTTTCAGATTTACCCAGACTGGAACAGATTGAATTATTAAAATTATCGCATAAAAGACAAATAGAAAAACTAACAAAAATGGCAGCCGATAGTCCAAATTCAAATGATTTCAGTAAATTGCGCATCGTTATTCCTGAAAATAAAACATCCTCAGAGGAATTATATGGAAGCCCCGCTTTGAAATTGTTGGCGCCAGAAAATACACCAGTTACGGAAAAAAAAACACCAGATGATGTTAGTGGCGGTTCTTCAAGTAGCAGCAGTAGCAGTAGCTCGAATAGCAATATTAAAAGAGTTACTTTTTAACCTGGAAATAATTTATGTGTATTATAATTTTAAATTAGTTAAATTGAAAATTATATAATATAAAATTGAAATGAAATAAAATCAATATGCTTATATTATAATATAAGACAATGACAAGCCAAATCAGTAGTTTAACTTCCGCGGTTTATAAATCCAGACAAATACTTTTGGAACAAATGCAGGCACAAGATTATGGTGTCGGGGATTATGATGGATTCAGTGTAAATGAAGTGAATACAATGAAAACCAATAATCAACTAGACATGATTTTAGAAAAAGTAAATGAAGACCCTACTACAAAACTAAAAAGCAAAATATATATTCGCTATTATTTAGCAAAAGCATTGCGACCTGCGAATCTACAAGAAATGATTGATGACCTCTTTAATGTAGAAGAAGTCTTAAAAAAAACAGACACCTTATTGATTGTTGTTAAGGATGAAGTGAACGAAACCATTATAAATACACTGAAACACCTATGGGAGCAAGATAAAATTTTCATTATTATTCAAAGTTTAAAGCGATTACAATTCAATATTCTAAATCATATTTTGGTGCCACCTCATCGCATTTTATCGCTCTCGGAAACGATTCAAATTAGAACTCGTTACAATATCATGAGCGATGGTCAATTCCCGGATATTTCGAGATTCGATCCAGCAGCGCAAGCAATTGGAATTCGTCCGGGTCAAGTATGCGAAATAATCAGACCCAGTAAGACGGCGATTTCCGCTCCTTATTATAGAATCTGTATGTAATAATTATATCTTGTATTATATCTTGTATTATATCTTGTATTATATCTTGTCTTATATCTTGTATTATATCTTGTATTATATCTTGTATTATATCTTGTATTATATCTTGTATTATAATATATAATTTTATATTCATAAATTATATAATGAATCCACCAGCAAATAAATTTAATGAAAAAATAAAAACAATTAAAAGCAGTTTTTTTGCTGCTTTAGATGATTTTACCAAATACTATGTTTTTTATCATAAAAATCCCGAAGTAGATGAATTTCAGAATTTTTTTACTAATAGTAAAAGTCAATTACAAAATTTAAACTCCGATATGTTTTTATTAACTAACAATATTCAACAAAAAATAAAGGAATTAGATATCGAAATGAGGTCAGTGTCGCATAAATTAAAGGACGAAAAGGAATTAAATAAGGAGTTATTAAAATTAGTTAATAGAATTAAAACTACTCAGGACGGGTCCGCTATTATGATTGATGACGCAAAGGACGAATATAATATTCAATATTATAAAAATTGGGAACTTTTTTTGGGCGCAATTGTTTTAATAAGTTTTTCTGTAAAAATATTGAAAACTCCGATTCCTGTGAACTAATACAGAAACTTATTAAATTTATTTTGTGAATAATTATAAACATGATTTACAATTTATCTACTATTTTACGCCAAACATATAATACTAATAAAACGTTATCAACCCCGGTATCAACCCCGGTATCAAATCCGGTATCAAACCCGGTATCAAACCGCAACCCTCCTCCCAATTTAAAAATTAATATAGAATTAGCAAATCAAAAATCATTAGAATTATACAAAAAATATACAAATACTTATCATAAGACTCGAATTATAGATTTAAGTCCAGCTCTGAAATCAAACTTAGATATGGTTGATAAAAATCCAAGTTATTATATTAAAAATGGATTCGTTATTGGTTGTTTTTGCATACTTTTAGCATCTTTTCGCTATTATTCGTTTTCATATTTAAAAAAATAAGCAACAACTATAAGCAACTGTAAACAACAACTGTAAACAACAACTGTAAGCAACTGTAAGCAACTGTAAGCAACTGTAAGCAACTTTAAAAAACTTTAAACAACTGTAAACAACTGTAAACAACTGTAAATAACTATAAACAACTAATAATAGTTTTCTTTATGTATATATATTATGGATAATATTAGTAGTAACAATAATGACGATACAATCGACAACGCAACAATAAGAATCGCCACTCTTGAAAAAGAATATGACCAATATTTAAAGCTATATCAAGCAGCATATAAAAATTATTTAACTATTTTGAATACTTCTTCTAATCCGTGTGAAAAATATAAAATGGAATCCAAAGGGGTTTCCCAAGAATGTTATAATAAGATTTGGGCTGACCAAAAATGTACTACCACCGCACCTACCATTGGGGATTGGCAAAATGACCAAACATATGAGGGTCTCGTAAATGATAGTTATATGTGGGCTACTCTAACCGATGTCGACCATCGCAATGGATGCTATGGAGATACAACCGATTACAATACAAATACAGAGGCGACTCTTTCTCTTGGGAAAGATTTTTCTCCGGTTCCGGGTAGAACCTGGTGGGGAACACACGGGATAAAAGAAGGAACTGCGGCAACCAAGGACGAATGTGTTTCCATGTGTGCGTCCGATAGCACCTGTACAGGCGCCACTTTTAATCCAGTGAAAAGATATTGTTGGACAAGAGGCGGAGACGGAGGACTCTCCACTGGAGAACCGGATGAGTTCGCATTAATACCTAAATTAAAAAGAGTTATGTTAATTCTCAATGGTTTAAATGATAAATTAATGTCTGTCAATGAGGAATTAAGAGCGGAAACTAAAAAAATAAATCCGATAATGAAAGAAGAAAAACAAACGAATGAAGAAAAACAGCAAAAATTCGACACATATTATAACGATTTGTCTGACGATAAAATGGAAATGGCTAAAATGTTAAATGAATATAATTCACTGGAATCGGATTTAAACAACCAAACATTATTCGTCGAACAGCAAAATTTGAGTTATAGACTGTGGTTTTTATTAGCATTTATATTATTTTTAATAACATTAAAAAAAATCAGAGGAGAACCCTCAGATGGTTCTCCAGTGGATAAAATGATAACTGGTATATTAATAATGACGATTATAATGCTTATTTTTTGTTTGAGCAAGCCAACCGGATTTGCTTCGATGGGGTTAGCAATAATATTATTAATATTATATAAATTAAAAAGCGGGGAATCTTCGGCTTCGCCTTAAATAGGAATAAATTAATACAATTCAATATTTTTTTGTATTAATCTATATTAAATGGATAGTGATATGATCAATATATCTTTAAATCAAGGGAAACAATTTAAGAATTATCAAACGAAAATGAAAACTGGTATTGCTAATATAAAAACAGTAGAGAGGAGCAAAAGAGTCAGAGAAGGGTTTTCCAATCAAGGACAAACACAAGGACAAACACAAGGACAAACGCAAGGACAAACAAATGATTCACAAACGCAAGGACAAACAACCGATAACTTAATACAACAAAGAGATGAGAGATCTAAAACAATATCAAAGGCGAACCAGGAGGATATGGATCGCCTAACAAATTTGCAAACCCAATATACCGATTTACAAACTCAATATAACGATACTCAGAAAAAAATAAATGACAATAGTTTAGTATCAATTAACAGATCTAGTGTAAATAACCCATATTTAAACAAAAATATTGGATTGAATAAAGGCTCGATCTCGCTGCCAATTGCTAATACAGGTGGTCATGGAGGGTATGTAACGAGTCAAGGAATATATAAATCATATACCAATGCCAGTATTTTTAAGGAAACTGCCGGGAAAAATGGTTGCCCGAAAGAAATTACTCGAAATATCGGTGTAAATGAATATTCGTCGTCTTTATTATCAGGTCAACCCATGATTACAGGTCAAGCATGCGGTAACGAAGGGAAAAACATTTATGTTAGTAAATTGGTTACGACACCCTCTTCTTCTTATGTCGGTTGCTATAATGACAAGCCCGGTGCGACAAGTGTAAATGCGTGTCCTATAATGAATTCTAGCAATTCGGTAAATGAATTTGTGTCTAGTGCTTCCAGTGTGTATAAAAACAATAATACTTCATTTGGGCCATGGTGTGCGTTTGACCAAAATCCAAATACTTATTGGCATTCAGTCATCGACAGTTCCACCCAATATAATAAAGCAACGGGTGTCTATGAAGGCACACACAGTATCGAAATAAACACAGTAAATTCTGGTAAACTAACAATAAAAGGCGAATATTTACAAATTAATATGCCTGGTGTAAATACCTCAGATGTTCAAAATATTAAAGTGATTCAGTATGCGATTGCTCCTAGACTTGATAATAAATTATTTTTAACTCGAACCCCTAATACTTGGTATTTAATCGGATATAAAGATCAGCAATGGTATGAAGTGGATCGGCAAGTAGATCAAGTATTTTCCAATGCTCCTAGAACATTTGATGTCGCGAATCCTGGCGATTATGGCGCATATATTATTATTGTGGATATAGTTGGTAATAGCGACCAAAATAACAATCGAGAATGCGTTCAAATAGCAGAGCTCAATTTATTTGTTAGTTCAGACGACAGTATTACGGATGCTGACAGAGCAATGATTTACAATTCTTCTTCTATTGGATATACCTCACACGGCGACTGTGAAAAATACGCGATAGATAATAATTACCAATACTTTGGTCTACAAGATTTACAATCTGATGGAACTGCTAAGTGCCTTGTTAGTAATGATTATGATAAAGCGATTGGCTATGGCGACGCGTTAAACAAGGTCACTTCTTTTCCGTTATGGTCGTCAAATACGCAATCTGGCGGTCAACCATATTTAATGCAGGTCGCTGGCACTGGCCAAATAATAGTTTATGATGTAAATAATAATAACTCCGGTGTATTTTTTTCAAACGAAGGGGTGGCTAATTGTGTCAATCGGGGGACTATAACGGTAGACAGCGCAACATATGGCGGCAATTGTAGCTCATCGTCCGTCGCCATCGGCAATGTAACAGATAAGGTTGCCGGTGGCGACTTAAATTGTAATAATAAAAACAGTTGTTCTATAGCTATTTCTAATGGGACTTTTGGCGACTCGGCCCCTGGGTGTGCCAAAGCATTCGATATTGCTTATAAATGCGGGGGAAACCCATATTCTCGCAATTTAAATCCAGCGGAAGGCCAAACAATGATATTAGATTGTAACGATTATATGTACACCAGCTGCCAGTTCGTTATGATTTTACAGGATGACGGCGATTTGTGTTTATACAAGGGCTCCTTTCCGAACAATAAAACAGACCTAATTTGGTCATCTGGGACAAAAGGATTACAAAAAGCGGCTAATCCGGAGTGGGTTGCTTCAAAAGGGAAATATGGTAGAAATTATATGAAAAATTCGGAAACTTTGGCGACGGACGAGTGGATTGCGTCTACTGACGGCTCCATCAAATTAATAATGCAGACGGACGGTAATTTGGTTCTTTATACATCGGATACTAAACAAGGCTGTTCTGTCAAAGATGATAAAACATATGGGTCTAGCTGGATAAATGCGGTATATAAAATCGACCCGACAGGTAACCGAAGTTCATTGGGAAAGGTCGCGTATATCGATTCAGACTCGAATTTAAAAGAATATCCGGCTTCTTTGTTGTCTTATTCGAATCAATATGAACTTTTAAATAATTTCGACTCTACTGGAAACGATATTCAGCAAATCGAGACCACCAATAAGGAACAGGGGTGTATTGATGCGTGTAATGCGAATGGCGAATGTGCTGGATTTGTTTATCAACCCAGTGGCAATTTGTGTTATCTAAAAAATTCCGCGATGTATCCTAGCGGAGAAAAACAGTTTTATTCAAATAGTGGCATTATTATGGGTGTAAGAAAACCGCAAATTGGTTCTTCTATACATAAGTCGTGTAGTAGAGACATTGTCGATGTCGATTCTATTCAATATGATAAATATATAAAAGGAGAGCCGATGTCGGCGGAAACTACATGCGGTTCGTCGGTTGTTTTAGGGGAAGATAAATCCTTTTTAGCCAATTTACAGAATAGTATGCTATCTATTGGGGAGCAAATTGCTTCACAAACTAACAAATTATATACCAAAAATAACGATATCAAAAACACAATCGCGCAAAATTCAGTTCAATTTAATAAAAATGTCGATATGTATAAAGCAAATGATAATAAAATAAAGGGCGAATTAAATCTACCGGGGAAGTTTCAAACAAATACTAATTCAAATACTAATTCAAATACTAAAAGAGAGGGTATGCGAACAATTGATACTTCTGCGGATTCAAACAAGACACTAACAATGAATGATATAAATAGCATGTTATCCGACACTGATATAAGAGTTTTACAGGAAAATTATAGCTATATATTTTGGAGTATTTTAGCGGTCGGGCTACTAACGATTACGGTAAATCAAATTAAGAAATAATAATCTATATATATTCTATATTATGGCAGATGATTTACAGGTACAAGAAAGAAATGACAAAATTATAAATAACATTAAATCGCTTCAAACGACGGAAATGAAGTTATATGATAGTTTAGAAGGTAAATCGTTAAACGCGGAACAGCAAAAGCAAATAATTGATAAAATCAACCAAATTTCGCAGATGAGAATGAGTCTTTACGCAAATTTGAAAGACATGTATTCTTCTTATCAGCAAGATGTGTCTTCCTCAAGAAATACGATGAATAATCAAATGGTTTCGGTAGATATTATTGAAAATGAACTAAATGACTCGAAAAGGCGATTAACTTTATTAGAAGCGCAGAAAAATAATAAAATTAGATTAGTAGAAATTAATACATTTTACGGCAAGCAATATGATGCGCATAAACAGATAATGCAAATAGTTGTTATTATTTGTATACCTGTTTTAATTTTAACTGTTTTAGCGGGAAAGGGGATTTTGCCGCCAAAAATATCCGCATTATTGACTGGAATTATAATTATTATTGGATTGTTCATAATTGGTGCTAAAATTATTGATTTATCTAATAGAGACAATATGAATTTCGATGAATATAATTGGTATTTTAATAAGGAAGAGGCTCCTACTAGCTCGACGGAAGCCGACGCCAGTTCCAGTTCCAGTTCGGATCCATGGACCACCCCCACTTATACATGTAGCGGTGCGGAATGTTGTTATGAAAATAGCACATTCGACGAGACCCAAAATATGTGTATTCCTACTGCTCAATATAACGCGAATCAGAATACTTCAACTTCTTCAACTTCAGAAGCGGAAGCCTTCACAGTATTAAGCAAATATGCGTCTTCCGCTAATTATCCTGACACTAGGTTACAAGGAAATGTTCAATCGTATAATTCTTGAACTTGTTAGTTGTGAAATTTTAATCTAACAATAATACAAGATGGACCAATTATTTACTGATTTACAAAATAATATAAATATAAATCCCGATGCGAATACCAATGCGAATGCCAATGCGAATACCAATGCGAATAAAGATACTGAAAAGTTATTGAAAAAACAACAAATATCTACTGAAAAATTAAATTCATTATTGGAACAATCATTGACTACTTTATCATGCGGGCCTGTCTGCCAGAAGGCTAAAATTGAAAAGGCATTAAAACAAAAATATCAGGATGCGCAGACAAATATACAAACGGCACCCATTCAATTGGAAACTACAAAAAAGAATTACTATGTTTTTACTGAAGGTAAACCATTTTACGACAATATGTTAGAAGAGGAATTGAAAAAAAAGGCGGCAATCATGGGGAAATTGTTGGCGGAAAACTTTCGAGACGAAATAATTAATGCGAAAACAATGAATGCTTACTATAATACATCTCTAAATAATTCGGATTATACAAAGGAATTACACGCGGTCTATTTAGAGAAAAACAAGCTAATACAAAATGGCATTAAAAACCATCACGCGGATGTGTTAACTAACGACAGAAAAACATATTATGAAACAGAGGCACTTGACGAACTAAAGAGCTGGTATACCTTTTTTTTTTATGGTTATTGTTTTGTAGCAATTGTTTTTATCGCTATAATAGTTCTTAAAACTTCCTTAAATTGGGCGGTGAGGTTTGTTATTATTTTGTTGGCGGCATTATATCCATTTTTAATAGATAGCATTGCGCGCGTCATTTACGGATTTTTCCATTCTTTGTGGAAACAATTGCCGAAGAATGTGTATAACGATTTATAAGTTTTACTTTGTTAAAACGATTAATAAGTAAAACGATTAATAAGTAAAACGATTAATAAGTAAAACGATTAATAAGTATTTAAATTATAACTACTTAAAGAAAAAATGATAATATAATATTTCTGTAAATTTTATATTATTTGACCATTGTATTTGACCATTGTATTTGACCATTGTTGTATTTATGCTAGTTCATCCAACACATCATCGTCTCCTGCATCGCACTTTATTTTTATATTAACCCATTCCTTGATATTATTTTTATTTAGCTTCTTCTCAAATTTCTTATCCATCACCTCCTCTAGCTCCATCAGCTTCGGCATTTTTCTACCAGAATAATTCATCTGATACCACTCTTTAAACACGCTGTTCAATATCTTTTTACCCAAATGCGCTCCTGGAACAATCTCAATATTATCGGCAATAAACCCAGCAATACAATCCTGACTCTGTCTGTATTTATTCGAAGCCGCTTTTACCTCCTCGCAATCAATTACTTCTCCATCCGTTTCAAACGCGCGCTTTACCAGCATACTGATAAATACAATCGCCCACGACGGTAGCTTTTCTTTTAAGCTCTTATCTTTGGGAAACACATATTTAGTATCATCTGTATGATGCTCTCCTTCCGAAATAAATTTTGATATGAAATCCACCAGTTTCATTCTTCGCCATGTTCCATCATCGCCTCCTCTTACTTCAAATAACGCATTGGTACACACAACTAAACTAAATTGCGGTATAAATATCTCGCTCGAACAAAACAACGCTCTTGCTTGAATCGGATCACCGCCAGTTAATTCCTTCATTATACCTTCATTAATCACCGCGTCTTTGGACGGCTCTTGCATGACCGCATATCTCACCCCCTTTAATTGGATGATTTCCGACGAGGTCCCACCAATTGCGTTTCGTTTTTCAGTTACAAGAGTTATCGGAACAGTTCCTTTGTATTCACCTAGTGCTTGCGACATTAGCTCTGTTAAAATAGATTTACCATTACTACCAGACCCGCGATAAATATTGAACGCATGCTCCTTCTTTATTCCTATTAGGGTCGCCGCCAAATGGTCCCACATATATCTACACAGGTCCTTCTGAGGAAATAATTGTTCCATAAAAGTCAACAATTCGCTTACTATATCCGCATTTGCTTCCGCATTATACGGCACATATGGAATCCCCGTTGTCTTTGTAATGTAGTCCTGCGGATAACCCTGTCTAAATTCCTTGGTCTTGAAATCTACTACGCCATTTGTAAAACACATTAAATACGGGTTTGCGTCCATATTCCGGACAAAGTTTTTATCAAAGAATATTTCCATCGCCTCTCTCATTATATTATTTTTATCTCCCGTTTTCTTCAATTTTATACAAATCTCTGCGATTTTTTTAATCTTCTTCTGAACAATTTCATGATGGTCCTCGTTCTCCTTGAAGCTTTGCATGTCTGCTAAATATTCCGCTTGCTTATCCGAATACAGCTGAAACAAATCCTTCGATATCGCCATTCTTAGAGTCATGCCCTCGTCCTGCTCCCATCTGTGATTATTGAATACATGCCATGTCTTGTTTGTTAAACTGCTACAAACATATTTGTCTTTGAACATGTGATAAAGCACCATCGCGTAGTCCCAGTCACCGACTTCAAATATCGTCTCTTCGATATAACAATTGATTGTTGACCGCTTCACCTTCTCATATGCTTCGAACGCATCCTGTTTCGCCCAATACATGATTGACTTGCGCGTCACGCCGTCCGCCTTTTTATTAAAATGGTATTTCCAGTCGTTATACAGCTTCGGAATCGTTGCATAATCAAAGTCCGACGCTTTGCTTCTAAGCATAACCCATGACAGAAATAATCTCTCGTCGGTGTGTTTCAGAGCAAATGCGACTTGTATATTAAGCAGATGGGAACCGGGTTCATAGTATTTTTCCGGTAATACTTGCGCGTATTCGTGCGTCTCTCTAATAAACTGTTCGTTTATTTTCAAAGTCGACATAACATTATCGAGCGCTTTCTTCAATATATCAGGACTAGAAATGTCGGATAATTGAATATCCATATTGTCTTCTTCTTCCTCTAAGACCAGATTGACCTTTCCTTTTCCTTTGCCTCCGGATCCAGATGATTTCTTTTTGGAACCCTTGTTTGCTAATAATTTATTATATTGTTCTACGATTTTTGGATTAATATCGAATTTTACATGCAGGGGATTCTGTGCGGACAATAGATGCATGTTTTTAGACAGGTCAAAATCCTTCACCGATTTCGCCATTGTCATGAACTCATTATCAGTTAAATCGATTTCTGCGACCATGTGATAAGTTACTCTGTATGCTTCATTCCCCGGTTTCTGAGAGCCATACATCTGCCAATTAGTGACTCCTTTGCTAATACCGTCGTCTAAAACGCCCTGCCAATCATTTGTTAAGGGCAACTCCCAAATATCACCCAACTTTGTCAAAATCCGGTCTCTTAACATCATCTGTAAAACATGATCCATTTGAACCCCTATAATCATATGTATACCATCTTTTGTAATACTTTTCCCAGCAACTCTATTTACATGCGGTTTCTCCATAACGAAAATCGGAAATGGTTCTTTTTCTCTAAAAACCAGCAATTCCTTAAGTTCTTCCAAATATAGCTGAACTACATCCTGTATGTGTCCTACTGTATGTTGGCGCTCTGTTACGCTATAATCATAACGAAAGTCAAAGTCAATCAAAATAGGACCGGTCCCGTCTTTCAATTGCACCTCTGTCAAATATTCCTTCCTACCCTTTACAAATACGTTTTCATAATAGAGACGATAATAGAGCGGCAATTCCTCCGTTTCTATGCTATAGCTACCACCATATATATTTAATTCCGAACTAGCTATTCTTGTATGCGTAGATGATTTGCCAAGTGTCTTAGCATTATGATTTGATAGAAACTCACCTAGGTCTCCGATTTGTGATGATGTTGTCATAGTATTTATATTCATAGTTAATATAATATATTAAGATTTTTCTATTTCATTTTTTTTTTAAATTATTTAATTGTCATAAATGAAATTTTGTGTTTGTGTTTTGTGTTTGTGTTTATTTATGTTATGTTTAAACACATGTTATCAACACGAGAGTATTTGAAATATAACCCAAGTCTATTATCGAATATAATTTATTTTATTTTATATTATATATAATACATGTTATATATCATATTATATCATATATATGATATATTATATTAAAAATAGATATAAAAATTACAATACATGTTATATAATAGATATTATACAATATGTCAAAGCCTACAAAAACTATAACCAAAGATAGCATTAATCGTTTGTTAAAGGATGTTCGTCAAATAATGAAACACCCTCTTACCGACAATAGTATTTATTATACACACGACGACGAAGACCTTTTGAAAGGATATGCGCTTATTATTGGACCATCTGATACCCCGTATTTCGGCGGTTACTATTTTTTCGAATTTAATTATCCATTTGACTACCCATTTTCGCCGCCAAAAGTGAAATATATGACCAATGACGGGCAAACTAGATATAATCCGAATTTATATAAATGCGGGAAAGTATGTGTTTCCATATTAAATACATGGTCAGGAGATAAATGGTCAGCGTGTCAAACGATAAATAGCATTTTATTGACACTGTGTTCCCTGCTTAATAATACGCCCTTTTTGAATGAACCTGGTCAGCATACTGGCTCTCGTGATTATATTGCGTATAATAAGTCAATCGAATATAGTAATATTAATTTTGCCGTTTGCGAAATGGTCGATTCGTCAAAAAACCGCGTTCCTGAACAATTCAAAATGTTTTGTCCTTTTTTGAAGGAGCATTTTTACAAAAATTACGAACAACTTTTAGATTTTGTGGTTAAAAAAAATGGATTAATGGAAGTTTGTTCTGTTCAAATATATTCAATGCAAACGCATGTAGATTATGTTAAATTAAAAGATAAGTTAATTGAAACAATGCGACTTTTGGAGTTAGATAATAAATAACAAATAACAGATAACAAATAACAGATAACAGATAATAAATAAAATTGAAATATAAATATAAATAGTATTTGTATATATATACTATAAAATGCACTTCTGTTCTAAATGTCAAAATATGTATTACATCAGCGTTGCTCCAGACAATGCGAATAAACTAGTTTATTATTGTAGGAATTGCGGCAATGTCGACGAAACATTGTCGGCGGACATGGTTCTTATTTCCAAAATCCAATTAAAAAAATCGGAGCAGGAATTTAGCCACATTATTAATAAATATACTAAGCTGGACCCGACTCTGCCTCGTATTAACACCGTTTTGTGTCCGAATGCTAGTTGTAAAACGAACACAGACGACACTCCTAAGGAAATAATTTACATCCGATATGACGACACGAATATGAAATATGTTTATCTGTGTTCCACATGCGATACAGTTTGGAAAACGGAAGATAATAAATAGTTTCTTGGTTCTAATTCTTGGTTCTAGTTCTTGTTTCCTGTTATTGTTATTGTTTCCTTTAGATTATTTCATTTTTATTCATTTTATTCATTTTTATTCATTTTTATGAAATTAAATAAAATTGAAATAATAAATTAAAAGTATATATCCTTATATTATTATAAACAATGAGTTACTTTGATGACCAACACGGCGGAGATGCTTCCGATAATGATAAAGATAAGGGTGACGATGATGAGTCTGATGTCTCGGAAACGGAAACAAATATAGAAGAAGAGGATGAGGATGAGGAAGAAGATGTTGACGCTGTCGACGATGACGACGCGGATGACGATGCTCGAGCTAAGGGTCCGGACGACGAAGACTCTTATGATGAAGCCGAAGATGATAAAAAATTAGACTTTAAAAAAAAATACGGTATTAGCTTTGGTTCTAACGATGACGAAGACCTTATCGCATTTGCTCGTAAAAATAAGGAGAAATTGAAGGCGAGATATGGAGAGGATTTTGGCGAAGATGAAGAGGAAGACCTTAAAAACTTCGCTCGTAAATACTTGAAAGAAAAGGAAGAAGCGGAAGAAGTAGAAGAAGCAGATGACTCTGAAACCGATGAGTCGCACATAGCTTCAAAAAAGAAGACAAAAACGAAAAAACTGCCTGCTTCAAAGCAGAAAGCCACGGCAAAAGCGGCGGTTTACGATGAAGAAGATGACGAAGATCCTACTGGAGAAGCATATTTACAAAAATTCGACAAGGAAATAAATGATAATTATCTAATTAACTTTCATCCAGAAAGCGCGGTTCACAACTATGATGAAATTTTAGCAATGACAAAGATTACCAGAGATAGTAGTGGCATCATTGTCGACGACCTACATAAAACAATTCCATTTCTAACTAAATACGAACGGGCTCGAATATTGGGTCAGCGAGCGAAGCACATTAATAGCGGTGCGTCTGTCTTTGTCAAAGTTCCAGAGAAGGTGATTGATGGATATTTGATTGCTGAATTAGAGTTACAAGAGAAACGCATTCCTTTTATAATTCGAAGACCGATGCCTAATGGTGGTAGCGAATATTGGAGCGTTAAAGATCTGGAAAACATCGCATTTAATTAGTGGAATAATCGATGGAATAATCGATGGAATATAATCGATGGAATATAATCGATGGAATATAATTAGTACTAAATTAAATAATAATAATAATATTAATAAATTATTATTTAAAGTCTTTTTTTATATATAATTAATTAGCAAATGGATAATATTGTTTATACTTCCGCCGCCACTCTAATATTAGGTATATTTTTTAGCGCTGCTACTCGCCTTAATGTAATATATGTTTCTAATACTAAATGTATTATACAACAAGGGGAACAAATACATTTTCTTCTAAATAGGCTAATTGATTTAAACAAAAAAATAAATAAATTAGAAATTGAGATTACAACTTTATCTGCGTCAAATATATCTTATACCTGTTTATCTACCATAGAGGAAGAGGAGTTAGAAGAGGACTTAGAAGAGGACTTAGAAGAGAAATTGGAAGAGGATTTAGACGAAGATTTAAAACAAGATTTAAAACAGGATTTAGATGAAGATTTAGAAGAGAAATTGGAAGAAGTATTTGAACTTATTGAACCTAGATTAAGTCCTGTTACTATTTCTAATAAAAAATCTAGATGGTTGTCATTTTTGTTTTAGTTTCTTTTGTTTCTTTTGTTGCTTTTGTTGCTTTTGTTGCTTTTGTTGCTTTTGTTTTTTCTCTGTTTTTTGCGCCGCTTTGTCGCGTTTCTGCCGAAAGCATAAGCATGAGCATCGTCAATACTTGATATTACGCTTGTTAAATCAGTATCTTTTAGTGATTCGTGAGAATTGGTAGAGCGTGCTTTATTTGCTTCTAGTATTTTACTGTTACTAAGTATTTTGTCAGAATGGTTTTGATTGTTATACCACATTATAAATACTGATATTCCAAATAATACAACAAGACCGCCGCCGCTACCGATAAGACCTAATTCTGTATTATCTAAAGCCATTTATATATTATAATATTTTAATGTTTTAATGTTTTAATGTTTTAATGTTTTAATGTTTTAATGTTTTAATGTTTTAATGTTTTAATGTTTTTTATGGCTTTTTCCTTTACCTTTACTCTGTTTTTTGTGCCGTTTTGTCGCGGAACCGCCTGCTTGTGTAGGTGCTGTTAAATTGTTATAGACTCCACTCACTGTTTCTTTTACTTTATTTGCGAGGGTATCTACTTCATCTTCCGCTACTTCAAATAGATCTTTGTTGTCTTTTTTATAAATAAATAACGCATAAATGATTGCGCTAAAACCAATGACCGCACCACCTACAACTACTATTGGTTCCCATATTTTTTGATTTCCCATTATACAATATTATTATACAATAATATTGTATAATAATAATTACAAGCATTATGATATATAGATTTCGTTATATTATATATTATATTATATATTATATTATATGAAAGTAGCTCTCTGCTTTATCATTAGTTATCGACATATTTTAAATAAAGAACAGCTTTGGATCGACTGGATAAAAGAAAACAAGGACATTATCAATGTCTATTTTCATTACAAGGACATTAATCAAATTCAATCTCCATGGATCAAAATGTATACAATTCCTCCTAAATATGTTCATCCAACCACTTATTACAAAGTAGTTCCTGCTTATATGGCACTGCTTTCCTACGCATTTCATCACGACTATGAAAATAAATGGTTCTGTATGCTGACCGACTCATGTGTTCCTATTATCAGTCCCTTAAAATTTAGACAGATGTTTTTTGAAAATTACCGAACTAGCGTGTTTTGTTGGAAGCCCGCTTATTGGAATTTAGAGATTCACCGTCGTGCCAATTTGCGTCTTCTTAAAAAGGAATATCAACTCGCAAATGATCCGTGGTTCACGCTTAGTCGAGCGCATGTTCATAAATTCATCATCTTTTTAGCCGCTAAAAACAGCATATATCAGCTAGTCAATGCGGGCGGGCTAGCAAATGAAAGTATTTTCGCGATTATGCTACAGACTTTTGGCGAACTAACAAATAAAGATACATTGATTAATGCTGTCAGTACCGTAACCGATTGGACACGCATGTCTAGTCCGACGAGCCCCTATGTCTTCAAAGAGGCGACTCCCGAGAATATTAATATTATTTCAAACCTACTTAAAGAAAATCCGCATGCGATGTTTTTGCGAAAAGTGGATCGTGAGTTCCCCGATCAAGCCATTTTGGACTTACAACGGGTTACCATAGATTTTGATTTTGCTTTTAAAAGCAAAAGCCATGACAAAAGCAATGACAATCCGTTGATTGTCCCTCTAGAACACGGTCATTATATGTGTATTATAGCCACTCTATTCGGGCTATCTGGAGTCTATGCTTTAAAAAAAGGACTATTCGCGCTAGCAATTGGGCCACTTGGCGTCTGGTTCACCTCTGTAAATTATTGGCGCAATCCGACCTATGGTCTAAGGCGCAATATAGATATTTTTTACTGTCTATTTGCGCTAGCAATACAACTAATGTATTCGCATAATTCGACACACGCTTTATTATATCGATATATAACACTATCGGCTTTAGTGTTTTATCCTATTAGCTGGATTCTGTATATATATGAATATTTTTGGTTGGCGACAATTGCTCACAGCTTGTTACATGTGTTTCCGAATATAGCAAATGTTATATTGTATTCGGGGTTATAAGCGAAAGCATATTAAAGACACATTGACATGATATTATATAATAAATATAATATCAAATGGGTGGAAAACATAAAAAGTGTATGTATACTAACAATGACGATGGTGAATGCTGTAAATTTATAGCATCCTTTGGCACAAATAAAATACTAGGAACTAAATTCTGTAGCAAACATAAGGAGCCAGGAATGATCAATTTGCTATGTAAATTATGTAGCTGTGGAAAAGCTAGACCGACTTATAATTTCGAAGGATTGTCTGCTAATTTTTGTTTACAGTGTAAAACAGATGATATGGTAAATGTAAATGATAAAATTTGCTTTTGTGGGAAATCTAGACCTACTTTTAATTTTGAAGGATTAATAGCTGAATTCTGTGCTATATGTAGAAAACCTGATATGATAAATGTTAAGAACAAACCTTGTAAATGTGGTAAAAGTTCTAAGCCAAATTTTAATTATGAAGGATTAAAACCTGAATATTGTTCGCAATGTAAAGAACCGGATATGATCGATTTAGTACACTCTAGATGTAAATGCGGTAAGGTCCAACCTTCATTTAATTTTGAAGGATTAATACCTGAATATTGTAAATTATGTAAAGAAGATGGTATGATTATGCTTAGAAAAAGAATGTGTATCAAATGTGATAAAAAACAAGCAACCTTTAATTTAGATGGTGTAAAACCGGCGTATTGTAACACTTGTCGAACTCCTGAAATGCGAAATGTAGCAGACAAATGTAAAAATTCAGATTGTTTAAATTGTGGCAATGTTAAATATAGATATTATTGTACTCATTGTTTCTCCAATTTGTTTCCAAATGATCCACTGGCTCTACAAATTAGAACCAAATCAAAAGAAAATTATGTAAGAGATTTTTTGAATGAAACATTTGAAGGATTTATTCACGATAAGGCTTTATGGACAGGTCATTGCGATTGTTCTCAACGACGCAGAATTGATCATCGTAAATTAATAGGTAACACATTATTGTGTGTTGAAACAGATGAAAATCAGCATAAAAAATACGATGAAAAAGATGAGGAAATTAGATACGATGACTTATATATGTTACATAGTGGCAAATTTATTTTCATTCGCTTCAATCCTGATAAGTATATCAATAAAAATGGCACAAAAGTAGATCCATGTATGAAAAAAAGAATGATTGATTTGTATAGTGAAATTAATATTCAAATTGAGAGGATACATGCTGAGGAAAATACAGAATTATTAGAATTACATTATTTGTTTTATGACGGATATAATAAATAAATTTATGCTCACAAAAATGTTAACATGTTTTCCATCTTGCACCACAGTCTAGGCACGAAATGTACACCGTCATTGACTCGTCTGCTGATTTGGTTTGCATTTGGTAGTATGAACATTTTTTTGATTTACATTTTCTGCATGTAAATGTGTCTGTTGTTGCTTCCAAATTTACTTCAAATTTGCTCTTATCTCGGATGCTTTTGATTCTAATCATTTCCGCCCATCTTTCAGGCAGCATCTCATGGTGCGTCATGAAAGCAATTGAATGCGACTTGATTTCGCCTGATACCACTTGCGCAATCAATTCGTCGTTTTTTAGATTTATATAGATGCTACGCAAGTGATCTAAATAAATTTGGACGAAGAATGGATTGTCCCACTTCTTTACTACTTTTCTATTGGTCGCTTCTTTTAAGGCCCAATTATATATTCCTTTTTCTAAATTTTCCCCGTGCTTTTCGGAACCACCTTTTTCGACAAAGAATGGACTCAATTTGACGGCGATATTGGCTCTAAATTCGTCAGAGTTTTCGATAATTTTAACTGGCATTGTTACTTAAGTATATTATAATATAATGCGATATGTTTAAGTGTTAATAATGATAATAATGATAATTATGATTATTAATATAATTATTATTTCAATTTTTTAGCGATGCTTTCTAGACCTTCGATGATGCTTTCGACGATGCTTTTTGGTACGCATTGTCCTCGTTCTTTTCTTTCTTTTACCTAAAGCGGTGCCTCTTCTTTCTGTAGTATGACCCTTTTCCTTTATAAAGTGACTGTCTAATAATCTTTTAGGAATCATTGCAGCCTTTCCATTTTTATCATTTTCGGCATATACGAATTCACTAGCCTCGGTCTCGGGACCAGGTATAACTTTGAATTCAGCTCCTACTGTATTATTATGTTTTGCCATCGTAGCATTAAATGCTGGTTTTTCACTAGGCTTAAGATCTTTTGGCGATACTTTTTTTTTGAGCATATAAAAGGTTCCTGCTGGTTCAGGACTTGGTGGTCTTGGTGGTCTTGGTTCTGCCATTGTATATATATTCTAAATATTATATTATATTTGTTCTTGAGTTCTTTTACTTTTTCTTGGGTTCATTGTCTTCTGAATCGCTGCTATAATCATAAGCTTCTTCAGACAATTCAGATCCAATTTCTTCCAATAAAAGCGGTATATCTGGCTCTGTGCCGGAGCTATCGTCATTGATGTCGTCGTCTTCGTCCTCGTCTTCGGTTTCGGACCCTGTTCCTGAATGTTCTGAGGATGATTCGGTATCTACTACAAAACCGTCCTTTAAATATCCGCCTTTTTTCGTCTTTTTTGACGCAGGAACGGCAGCTAATTCATCCTCTTCGTCGTCATCTTCTGCCGCGGTTAGTGTTAAATTCTCAAATCCGCCAAACAGTTTCTCGTACATTTGGGACCATAATTCTACCGATAAATTACAAAGATGTGGCTCTTTAGAATTGGTTGTATTAGTTGTCGTCGCAACCAGCGCACATGCGCCAAAAAACAATTTGGTATCAATTGGTGGCGGAAAATCATATTTATTTTCCATATTTGCTTTGCCATCTAGCTTCCCATACATGGCGACAATATATTTTTGACCATCTATTTTAATTGGCCAAAAGGTATGTTTTACAAATCCATCGACCTTTTTGAATCCACATTTCTTGAATAGCTCCTCTTCTTTGTAGTCTTTTACATTCAGTGATTTAAGGGTTCCGGTCTTATCGACGATAACTATTGTTAATGACTGTGTCTGTGTCTGTGTCTGTTTCATTACAAATTATATAAATATATATGCGCAATAGGTTTAAATAGTTTCTATAAATATTATTATAAAGAATATGACAAATCTACTTAACAAAATGAAAATTTATGTTACTAACATTCCGCCTTCTACTCTTAATCTTTCAACTCTTGAGAAGCATTGCTTGAACAAAGAAGGATATAAAAAGTATGAATTGGTGTCGAAAGAATTTGGAACGCATATAATAGATTATTCAAACAATAATCTAGAAAATATGTATAGAATTGAACCGAATTTAAATACTGACTTGCATCTAATTAATAATCACAAAGATGGCAAATTATATTCTTTGTTAATAGATAAAACAGAATATGTTCATATTCCGGTTGTTTCTCAGTTTCCGGTAGATTATATTCTAACCAAAATGATATGTTTTGAATACCGGATTACAAATACAAATACAAATACAAAAACAAAATCTGGGTTAAAATTGGTTATCGAGTGTCTTGAAGAAACTAACAAGTTATTGGAAAAGGAGTTGATTCCTATTAATTTCTATTTTTTAAATTCTATGATAAATTTAGTCGACGAACTTTTATTAGAAGAAATCAATGTGTTTTTATTAGAGCTTAACTAATATTTCAATATAATATGTTTAGTTGGATTATTCAAATTTCAATCATTTCAATCATATTTATTTTTTTAGTACATCACCTAATATGCTTCTTCAAATCGACGCTAACGGTTCCAAAAATGAAGGATTTAGTAAATTCTCCAATTAAAAAATATCAGGATATTTTTGATACTATATCTCAGGGTAATTCAAATACTAATAGCAATACCAGATTTAATGGGGTCGGGTATTTGCCTACATCTGATGTAGGGGCTGATTATACAGATATTAATTCGTTACCTACTGAGAATTCAAATTCATTAGGAAATGATATGAAGGACGAACTAAAGACTTTTCTAAAAAAGCAATTAAATACTTCAGTAGATGGAGTGGGGTTTGGTCAAGAATTTGGTTCGGTGTTCTAAATAGGTATTATATTATTAAAGATATAAAGATATAAAGATATAAAGATATATTGTCATGTTATAAATATAACAATGTCTACTTCTAAACCAAATTCGAAACCAAATCTAATTGTATCTTTAAATGCGGATGAAATCTTGTCCGAGTTTCCAAAAATTGAACTTTCTTATGAAACAATGATGCATAATAAAGTTCATGATTCCGATATTATGTGCGCTTGTCCAGAGGGCGATAAGTGCTTCGCGTGGTTTACTGTATATAAGGATGAAAATGTGTGTTTTATTTTTGATTCTGAAAAAAGGTCGAAAGAACGTGCTATAAAAATAGCTATAACAAGCTTCAAGGATGCTCTAGTTTATGGTTCTGGAACCATTTTATCTGGCATTATATTTAAGTATAATGAGGTCAGTTGCTTCTGTATACAAGACATATATTACTATAAGGGAACAGAACTAACCGGATATTCATACTTTAAAAGGTTACAAACCATGAGAATATGTTTAGAAAGAGATCTTTGTAGTTATGCGCTAACTAACAAATTCACTATTTTTGGCTTACCTATTATTAGCACCAATTTCGGTGCGTTATTACAAGATATTTCTTCAGTGCCTTATAAGGTTGACAAAATTCAGTTTCGATATTTTAATTCTAAAAAAATAGCATGTGTTAAATATTATAAACCGAATAATAACAACGGAACTAATAATAACAACGGAACTAATAATAACAACGGAACTAATAATAACAACGGAACTAATAATAACAACGGAACTAATAATAACAACGGAACTAATAATAACAACGGAACTAATAACGATCCAACACCGAAAATAAATAAAGCAATATTCAAGGTTTCCGCTCAAATTCAAACCGATATTTACAATTTATTTGTCTACAAAGATGGGAAAGAGGAATTCTTTTCTATTGCGTTTATTCCCGACTTAAAAACAAGCGTATTGATGAACAAATTATTTAGAAATATAAAGGAAAATAGTAATTTAGACGCGTTAGAGGAGAGCGATGATGAAGCGGAATTTGAAAACGAAAGGGAGGATAAATATGTGTTTTTAGATAGGTGTGTTAAAATGAATTGTCAATATAATTATAAATTTAAAAAATGGGTTCCGGTGGGTTTAGCGGCAAGGGATAGCCGAATTGTTTTGGCTGATAATATTCAAAAATAAATATATTATATATGAAAACAAGAAGAAAATTAGGACAAATAAGGAAATCAAGAAGAAAATTACGGAAATCGAAAAAGGCGCATGTAAATCAAATTCCCTCTGTATATAAAAATATCACTGCTGAAATTAATATTAATTCTTTACAGCGCAATATAAGTTATTTTAGAAAAAAAACAAAAACGGATATAATGCCTGTTATAAAAGCAGACGGATATGGTCACGGTCTTGTCGATATAGCAAAGATTTTGCGTAATTTAAATATTACTTATTTGGGAGTTGCTACCGCAGGAGAAGCGATATTATTAAGAAATAATGGAGATAACGGGCGCATTCTTTGTTGGCTATATGATATTAATAGTCCTGAACTAAAGGAAGTTATAAAACTGGATATTGATGTAGCTATTTTTGATGAATCTCATATCCCAATTATTGAAAAGCTGGTTCCAAATGGGAAAAAGGCTAGAATCACATTACATGTGGATACTGGTATTAATCGCGCGGGTGTTCCGTATGATAAAGCATATAAAGCGGCAATAGATATTAACAAATCTGATAAATTCGAATTCGTTGGTCTAATGTCGCATCTAATTTCGTCTCAAATTAAAAATAGTCCTACTGTGAATCGACAACTAACAAAATTTAGAGAACTGAGGGGTTTATTGGAAGACATTGGGATTAAACCACCGCTACAGCATATAGCGAATACATGCGCTGCGTTAAATTATGATGTTTCTGATTTTACGCTATCCAGAATAGGCGGAGGTATTTACGGCTTAACGGTAGATAAAAAATTAAATAGCAATTTATTACCTATTATGTCGGTTAAAAGTAAGCTAATACAGATTAAAACTATTAATAAGGGGGATAGTATTGGCTATGATTCTAAATATATTGCGTCTAAAAATAGGATGATTGGATGCGTTCCAATAGGATATGCTGATATATTACCTAGAAACGCTTCGTTAAAATTATGTGTTTATGTGAATGGGACTAGGCGAAGGGTATTGGGTTTAGAAAGTATGGACCAGATTGTAATTGAAACTAAAAAACAGGATAAAATAAATGACGATGTATTTATATTTGGAAATGGGAAAAACTGTAAACAGACTATTTATGATTTAGCTAATATTTCCAATACCATTACTTATGATATAGTTACACATATAGGTAATCGTGTAAATCGAATGTACGCATAGATTATAAATTTCTCTTATATATGTATAGACGATGTCTTTAGTCAATGTAAATGCGTCGCATAATTCTGGATTTGGATTTAGTAGCACAGTAGATCCTAGAAGCGTGAATCCCGCTGCTTTATCTGCGCCGACCAGCAATATTCAAGCTGCAGCCGCTTCTAAAATTGTCGGAGGTGCGAGAATTAACCGTAGAAAAATAAATAAAATCTCCAGAAAGTATAAGATGAGGGGTTCAAGAAAACATGTTAGGAGAATGAAAAGCCGAGTTAGAAGCCGGTATGCGAAGCGAAGCAGAAGTCGAAGCAGAAGTCGAAGCAGAAGAAGTCGAAGTCTTAAGCAAAAGGGCGGTCATGCGCAGTTTTATAATAACATGCCAAATACGCCCTCTTTTTCCACCGGTGGTGTATTATCTCCATCTTTGAGCGCACTTGCGAATCCTGTGCCTTACAAATTGCTAGGAAATGAACCAGATAATTATAATCACTTTACAAATTCCGGGTTTCCTTCAAAAGGTTGGCATTAAATATTAATATGTTATAAAGTCTTTAAATACTTATTTTATAATATATATAATGAATTGCGTCTTTATCTGCGTCTTCAATAATCCGAATTATGTCAATATGCTGTATCTTTTGTTAGATAGTATTTACACATATGGTCTGCTAGATAAGGGTTTATTTGAGATTTTAATATATACATCGAGCAAATTTATGGACATTATCAAGAAATCGCCTTTTTATAAAGGCGAACTGATTCGATTCGAGGTTATAGACGGATACGCTTCCGTAGAAAAAGCATGTAAGGCGCGACTTGACCTTTTCGATTTGTTAGTTGATACAACGAATAATGGGAATAAATATAATGGGAATAAATATAATGGGAATAAATATAATTATAATAAGATTCTTTATTTAGACACTGATATAATTGTAAAGGGAAATATTCAGACTATATTTGATGTTTGCGTCGAAGATAAATTGTATGTTTTAGAAGAAGGCTCTATTGATTCAGATAGCGACTTTTGGGGGAAAACATTATTTGAAAATGCCGGTGATTTGGATCTATATAGTAATGGTACTAGTACTGCGTTTAGTACCGGTATAATGCTTTTTAATAACTCTGACAAAATGAAATGCTTTTTTTCGGATGTCAAGCAAGATTTTATAAAAAGACCATTTACATTTTACTGCCACGATCAGCCATATATTGTATATAATGCGTTCAAATATGCTCTATATGATAATCAGGTCTTAAAAGCCTTTGTTGTAAATAACGATCATGATATTAATAGTGGCAAAATAATTCATCATTTTCCAGGGGATCCGGGATGGCATCAGAATAAAATGGCGCATATGATGCGGTTCTTATCGGGATTGAAAAATATGTCTTGTTAAATATAGTTTTCTATATTGTCTTTAAATACTTATTTTGATATATATTATATATCCGACATATAAACTAAATATTAAATACATTATCGTATAGACAAAAAAATTAATCGGCCAAAAAGGTGGCTCCCAAAAATATGCTTTATCGGGCTGTAATGGTGCTAAAATTAGTTCGACTAGCCCTAATGGGCAAAAAACTAGGTTTCCATCTGAATTGGGTCTTAGCCAGATGTTGCCCATTGTTAAAGAGAACTGGACATACAAGCTGTATAAAATGAAAACAATTATAAAACCCTTATTAAAAAGAGAATACATTCTGAAGTATACTAACAAATATTAAAAAGTATTTAATTTATTATATTTATATTATATAATATGTCAGATATTCAAGGAGTTGTAGGAGTTGTAGGTCCTCGCGGATTTATGGGAATTAATGGTCAACCTGGACCTCGAGGTCCTCGAGGAGTAACTGGACCTGGAGTAGGTTCACAGGGTGCTCAAGGAACACAAGGAACACAAGGAACACAAGGAACACAAGGAACACAAGGAACACAAGGAACACAAGGAACACAAGGAACACAAGGAACACAAGGAACACAAGGAACACAAGGAACACAAGGAACACAAGGTGCTCAAGGAAATACAGGATCCCAAGGTAATACAGGATCACAAGGACCTGCCGGTGAGACTAGTTCTACAGCCAATATCGAAACTCAAATTGCGTACCTTATAGATAATTCAAATCAAATACCATTAAATTTACTTAACAAAGCAACGGCGGCAACTAGTCAATTTTACTTTTCTCTTAACAATGTTATTTATAAAGGCTCCGGATTTTTTTATCATGGAACAATAGACGAACTACAATATGGTTATTTTATAACAGCAGCACATTGTGTCATGTCAATAACCAATAATATTTATTATAAAACCACTGGAGCCTATATACAAAACCCAATAAATAATAATAAATGGACAAAAATAGATATCGATAAAATATTCATAGATGGAGTTGCTGATATAGCTTTAATCAGAACAGATATAGATTTTACTTCTTATCCAAATTATTCTCTCACGATATCCAATGATAATACAAGAGAAGGGACAATATGTTATATAATTGGAAATCCAGGAAATCTTGATGAAGATTCAGTAAGCATGGGATGTGTAAGAGATCCGCATTATATGGACCCGAGTGGATATCAAACAACAGATAGTATTTTTATAAGCTCGCCGGGGATAGGCGGTAACTCAGGAGGGCCTATAATTAATCAAAAGTGTGATGTAATTGGCCTTTTTACATTCGGCAGTTCAACTACCGGAATGGAATGTTTCGGGGGAGGTTCAAACCAAGATGTTTTAAAAAAAACATTGCCTGTTTTAAAAACAGGTATAAATAATAAAAGTAAACTTTATTTGGGCCTTCATTGTGTTCTTCCGAGTCCATTTACTTTAAACCAATACTACCCACTAACAGCAACTGAGTTTAATTCAGAAGGCGTGTATATAAATTCAATAGGTCCTATTTCACCATTTATTAATGTGCTTTCAGTAGGGGATATATTATTAAGTTGTACTATAAATAATATTGTTATATTATTTGGTAATAAAGAAAATCAACGAACCCCCGGAGTATTATTTTATAATCCTGTTGGAACAATCATAAACATTAATTTTATAAGAGCATCTACAAAAGCAATGGTAAGTGTTAACTTGACATTAAATAAAACATATGCGGATGTTTCAGATTTATTAGATGGACCTCTTCAAACAGGAAAAGATACAAATGATGCCTTTCCTCTTCAAATAAATTTACAATTACAAAAAGCTATATAAAATGATATTATTTATTGCCATATTATATAATGATTGTGTTACCTTCTCTTTATGCGCATGTTATTACTGGAATACTTTTGTTAGTTGCCTTCATTCTTTTACTTCAAAATTATAGATTTATAAAAAGTATAGATAAATATAGACTTATATTATTAGTTCTATTATTTTCTATTGCTACCGGTGTTCATGGAATTTCTCATTTAGGTTTAGAAAGAATCTATGGTTACAACCCTTTACAACTAACAAATAGATGAAATGTTAGACGATTTTAATTATCTTGCGTTTCATTTGTTAGTTCCTGACTTTGTCTAATGTGAATGAAATAGATACAAAAAAAGTTATTACAATATTACAATGATTTTATCTTTAATAAATATACTAGCTTTGAATCGTTTCTTAATCCTGTTGCCAGATTTAATATAAAAAGTATTTAATTTATTATTTATTATTTATATCTATTATCTATTTATTAAGTTATACAATCTACAATTTATAATCTATACTTCATATCCTACTAATCGCCTGCCTAGCGCATAAATCTCCGGCCGCTCCAGCGACAATATCTCTGCTACTGGCTGCCCGTAAGTCCTCGGCGTCTTCGCAAATAGTTTCACTTCGCAGGGCCAGTGACTCGTCATCCGCATCTCTTCAAACGCCTTTATCTTCTTATCCAGCGTCTTTTTTGTCGCAATGCTCCTCGGCATATAACACAGATACGCCACACACCTAAAATTCGGCTGCGCTCTCTCCTTTATCGGTTCTACCCCGCAATGAATCGTCCTGCTATCCCATAAGACCATCGACCCCTTCGGACACATTATTCGCTTCGGCACGCACCCTCTTTCCTTATAGAAATTTATCTTCGCCTCGTCGTCAATTTTATACCAATTAGCTGTATCCGTTATACCAAAAGCGTCGCCTAATTCGCTGTGATAATTGTTACTGCTCTCATAGAACGCCAGCGTCGCATCGCCTCTGTTCACATCGAACGCCGTCACCCAACTCTGAGCACATTTAAAGCCCTTAGTCACAAAGCTCTGATCCGAGTGATACCAGGTCGATCTATGCCAACCTATACCAGTTATCTCGGATGGCATATGGAATGATGCCGCGTCGAAGCTCGATAATAGGTCCTCTGGGTTAACAGACCACATCTTCGCAAAGATGTCGACACACTTTATATTCTGCCGCAAGTCCCAGATAAACTGCGCATGTCCTATCGTCCAGTGCTGGATTAACATCGAATGCAGCGGAAATAGCTCTCTCATATTGCGCCAAGACGCTGAATTATCACGACTAATAGGTGTCGACCATGTCTGACTGATGTCTTCTAGCGTGTCCCACATCCCTGTCGCCATTTTTTCGCATTCCTCGTCATTCAATAGGCTCGGAATTATCGCTACGCCGTATTGATTTATTATATCCATCGCATTATCGGGCGTCGCAATATATTTTTCATACTCATATTCATTCATTAAACTACTTTTTTTACTATCGTTTTTACTATCGTTTTTACTCATATTATCGTATTGTTTAAAACTTTATTTATATATTAAAATATAGAACTTGTATTTTTATAGAAAGAAATTTCAATTTTTTAAGTATTTGAAAATACTATATGTTTTGTTGGAACTAAAGGTTTCTTTGTCAAAACTAGGTTCCTTACCATAAAAGTTTGTCCGCATAAAATCCTCTACTCCCTTTTACATGTCTATCTTTTTCGTGTCTCATTTTGTATAAGCGCCTTCGCGTTTGCGCGTATTTCTTGCCCTTTAGCTTCATAAAAGTGGGGAAATCGCTGTACCCCAGGGCGCCGACGCTAGCAATCTTTTTACCCTTTTTATAGACATCAATCTTCTTCGTTTTGTTAGTGGATGGCTTTACAGCGACTCCTAATTTTTTGGCCTGTTTATAAGTATAATTGGTAATTGTATAAGTCATCAAAGGAACTATAATATATTGTTTTATAAATATATTATACACATTGGTTGGTTATAATTTTTTCCTTATACAACCCAATTAATGTTTTTTGTAACTCTTGATTTTGCATGAGAAGTTCAATAACAAGGGTCTGTTTTATTTTAGATGGATTATCTTTACATTTTAGTTTATGCTTACATAAACTTGATTTATGATTGTACATTTTTTCACAATGTAAGCATTTATGTAGTTTCGAATTTTTGTTAGTTTGAATGATTTTTTTATTAGATAATATATGTTTTGGTGTCAAAACATGTTTGTTATAATCATTTTTCCGTTCTGTATTATAGTTACATACAGAGCAATAAAATATTTTTGAATCTGTATTAAAGTCGGTAATATTAGTTTTTTCCTCTTCTACTTCATTGTTCAAGCAAGCATATTTCTTTTTATTTTGCGGAAATGGTTCGACGCTATTTAAAGTGGCTCCTAAAGAAACAAAATGTTCTTGTTCTTTCTGTCTTGCTTCTAAACTATTCTTACAATCATAAAAATTTACTATAGTCATCGTCCAGTTAGACCAATTACCATGCTCTCTAATTGTTTTGTATAATTTTAAATTATAACTCGACGAGTTGATATTATTACATGTTAGTTTATGAGCAATCTTTCTCTGAACAAAATTTATAGTGTGCCCTACATACACATCTTTAACTAAAGGGTCATTACAAAAAATTTTGTAAATAATGGTGTTTGAATAATCACTTTCAGGCTTTTGCATATTAATATAATATACAAGGGTAGCTTTAAATTATTATAAATGAATTTATAATGTAAAGATAATCTACTTGTCAATAGCAGCGCCTTTCGATACCTTTGTCACGATTTTATTCACATTGTTAAATTGTTCTTCCGTGGAATCGCCGGTCATAGCATTAAAAACAATTTGTAAGTATACGTCATTATCTTTTGATTGAGAGTCAGTACATCCTGGATTTGCTTTTACCCAAGTTGGAATTTGCTGGATATTTTTTCTTGTGATTAGTTTTATCGCATTTTTGATTTTGTCTTTTTTATCATCCTCTTTGAACCACTTGTTTTCCTCTTTGATATACAGTGTTTCCCTTTTTACATCCGAACATTGTATTGGCCTCATTGTTGCATCTAGATCATTCAGTTTCGTATTGATTATTTGAGAAATACCATCAACGTATCCTAATCTCCCCGTTTCTTCCAAATCATGTAATTGTAACTGAATAGAACTAACAAAATCACTAAGATTCAAGGCGTTCTTACAATCTTCGTTTAAATAGACTTGTATATTGAATGTTTTGTTATTGCTATTATTGTTAATGCTGTTGTTAATGCTGCTGTTTGTTATATTATTAGATGAAGACATTGTTTTACACACATCTAAAATCAGTGTTTTTAGCTCTGAGTTTTCCTTCAATATTGTTAGCATTAATTCCTTGTCAGTAATTTTATTATCTTTGGATTTAGATTTGTCAGTGTCTTTCTGAGTCATTGGTTCTACATCGAGTGTTACAACTTCTTGTTCAAAACATTTTAGTTTATGTTTTGATAAACCTTGACTATATTTATATTTATTGCCACAAAAACATATAAAGTTACTCATTTGCTCGTTTTCACAATGTATCATTTTATGTTTATCGGTTAATAAATGTCTGTTAAAGTTAAACTTTGTGGAGCATTTATAATCACATAGTTCGCACCAAAATTTCGATTGCTCGTCTGGCTCGTTTTGCTCGTTGCTTTTTTTACTAAATGATTCCATAGAGTAAAAAGAGAAAAATTTAATGCAAAAAAAGCGACTCGCTCTTTTGCTCCCCGTTTCTCTTTTTTTAGTATAATGTATCAAATAGAGCAGCGAGTAACCTAATTTTTTCAAAAATCTTAAAAATTTATGCTAACAAATTATTTTGAGTTTTTTTGAAATTTAGAGCATTATGCTCAGACCCTGTTTTTAAAACCTCGTTTTTCAAATCCTCCGATTGGTTTTTGATTTTGGACATTTATAAATGTCCAAAATGGAAAACCAAAAATCCCCTTTAAGTATGTACAGTGCAGAAGTTCAGAAAATAGAAACAACCTTAAATACCTATATTTATTTCAATAGTTTTATTAGCATCTATGGTCTCGTCACAGAAATTCTAACGGAGAGCATAAATGACGATTTGGCCGTAAACTTTGCCGTAAACTTGGTGGCGCGAATCCTCGCCGGAGAATTTTCTGAGATTTTTCTGAGATTTTATTTCTTAAATTTTAAAAGACATTTGCCGACACTTTTGTTAGATTCTTCTTCTAATTCTTCTTCTTCTTCTGAGTCCGAAGATTCAGAATCTTCAATTAAATGCTTGTCGCAAACTATTTTCGGTGTTTGTGTGGTTGGTTCATAAGCGACCTTCCATTTCGTAGCATCTGGATTATAAGCAGAGCTAGTTGTTTGTATTATTTTGTAATTTTGCGACTTATAAAATGTCTTGCGTTTAAGCCATTGTCTTTGAAAATTAGCATGTATGTCGATAATATCGACGACAACTGGATTAAATTCATGCTTCTGTCTCAAGATTCTGCCAACCGATTGCTCTATTTTGGTCATAGGTGTTACCATGAAAAGTGTAGATAATGAAATAATGTCTAATCCCTCGCTAGCCATAGCGAAAGTTGCCAACACAACTTGTTTAGACTCTGATATTTTAAGCGCTTTTTCTTTCATTCCGCCGACATAATAGCCAACTGTAGCAATATTTCTGTGATTAATCGCGTCAAAAATATAGTTCAAAATGTTTTTATAGGAGGCAATAACCATGATTTGTTGCTTCGGATTTTCCGCAATCATATCTTTTAAAACGGATAAAATGAATTCGGTGCGTCGATTATAACTACATATTTTACTCAGCATTTTGCTGCTAGCCGGTTTCCCGCGAAAATCGAGAAGCAGCTCATTATATTCTTCGTCGTTGGTTTGAAATGTGATGCCTCTAACAATGACCTTTTCATCTTTACTGCGCTCTTGTTTATAAACGATGGGTCCTAAAAACATTTTAAATACATTACTAGTACCGTCGGACCGATTCATGGTAGCAGACAGACCAAGTGTATATTTGGTAACAACTTTGAATAGCGCGTTGGAAAATACTTCGCTAGAAATATGATGAACTTCATCAATGATTGTTAGTCCAAAGCTGTCGAAAAGAGATGCCGGGTAGTCTTTCATAGACAAGGATTGTAACATACATAGAACAATATCTTTGCCTTCAATGTCAATGATTTGACCCTGAATTTTGCCAATTTTAGCAGTTGGCAGAAATTGCCGAATACGTTCAATCCACTGGTTCATTAAAAATTCCTTATGAACAATAACAATGCCTTTTTCTTTTAGTAGAGACCATATATAAAGCGAAACACTTGTTTTACCAAATCCGCATGGTAATTCGAGTAAGCCGCCGCCGCCATGATTGTCGCCTCTTTGAACGTGTTGTAAAAAAGCGGCAACAACTGGCTCTTGGGTCGGTCGCAAAGACCCTTCAAACTTAACATCAATCGGGTCGCCCTCAGTCAGTTTATATTGTGTTGCTGAACCAAATATTTCGTGACCATAATATCGAGGGAGATACATCTTCTTGTCAGATTCGCGATAAGCTGGAAAAGATTTTTCTAGTTGAACTGGAGAACCAGGGACATATGGTTTTACAGTTAATTGTGCTTTAATGTGCGCTTGTTGTTTTATTGTTAGTTCAGATTTAAGAATAGTGTAACCCTTTTGACCGAGATAGGATGTCAGATTTTTAGGCATGTCTTCTACTTCTACTGGTTTAATGGTAGATTGTGGTTTATTTTTAAAGGGTCGCATCTATAGTATTTAGAGTGATGTATTTATATCGATTTTACATAGAATATTTTCCTTACTATTAAAAAATATATAATATATAATATATAAGATGCTATATATTGATAACTTGCTTGAAAAAAGGAACATGTCGCAATTAATCCTTGTAGTTCTATTTATCGTTTATTTAGTATTGGGACTAAAAATGCCGGAACAAATAGCAAATGTGATTGATAGCTCCGCGGGAAAGATAGTGGTAGCGCTTGTCGCACTTTTGCTCTTTGGGTATTCTAATCCAATTTTAGGTGTTTTAGGTATAATGGTTGCGTTTCAATTAATCAAATCTTCTTCAGAAAAGACTGGTATGGCCGCCCTGGAGCAATTTTATCCCACAGAGGAAAAGAAGTGGAGCCCGTTTACACCGATTCATCAATTCCCTTATACTTTAGAGCAGGAAGTAGTGAAACAAATGGCGTCGCAAAAGTTCAATGCGAATTATATCAAGGCGCCTTATAGACCGATGTTGGATGATACGCATGATGCGTCTTCATTGTAAAGCAAAGCGACAAGCAACCCAAATATAATATATTATATATTCTTTAAGTAGTTATAAACAAAAAAGATATAATATATTATCTATTATTTCAAATTAGTAAGCTCAATCTCGGACACAGCCCTAACCCATTTAGGAGGCATACACGCGTCAATTATCGTGGTAATAACATACATTATGACCAAAAAGATTATACACCCAAGAAACATTTGAAAATACATATTTTGCATCAAATCATCGATAGTCATACTCGTAGCAGATGAACCGCTGTCGGTAATAATAATCGTTTCGTCTTCCGATTCACCGACTGGCTGGCAATCGATGTAAATTTCGCTACCAGTGCCGTTAGTAGGACCCTTTTTATTGAAAAACAGGCCAGGACTAGGTTTAATATCATATGTATTTGCTTTGATTACTGTTTGAAGCCCTTTTAATACTCTTTCTGCTATACCAATAGCGGAATCGGAAGGAAATACGATATATTCTACCAAACCTCCGGAACAAGGCTGGTATGGCTCGCTCGCAGTATAAGAGAAAAACGGTTTTCTAGGCACAAATGCATTCAAATTAAATCTAGAGATTTGAACAGTGGTTTTCTCGTCTTCCGCGGGAGCATTAGACGCAACTGTTTGAACAATATTGGTTAAATTTTTACCACTTTCATCGCCTGAATTATTAGATTTTACGGGAATACACACAAACAACGGACTAGAGCCCGAAGAGGTATTGTGAATAATGATAAATTCACCGTCCGCTTTTGTTCCGTTGAAAGAATGGAGTGAAGGAGAATAAATCCTGACTTCTGATACATCGTAAGAAGACGAATTATAGGTTACCGGAGGCGTGGAGGAAGAATCATATGCTAATGAAATATAGTCGCCTCTATTGGTCGCGATACATGAACTATTGTTATAATGAAAACTAAATTCACATTTAAACTCACATTTTCCTGCTACATTATCTTTACCAATATCTATAGGTGCGGTGGCGTCTGGGCAACTCATTTATAATATATATTTAAAATAAAATGTAGCAAATGCGTTATTTTATAAAATCACTTTGCCTAACATTTAATAAAGATATAATGGAAAATATAATGGAAAATATAATGAAATACACGAATAATAATATGAATATGACTAAAGCTCGACTACATAAGGTTTTAAAGACAAATAATCAGACAAGAAAAGCGACAACAAGAGACAAGACAATAATCAAGGTCAAAAACAAGCGAAAATTATTACATACCAATTCAATCAAACATCATAATAAACAATTCAATTTAAGACGCAATACGATAAAGAATTTTAATACTTAGTTGCTTTGCTTATCGCTTTGCCTTAAAAAGGCAAATATTTGATTGTATCATTTTCATATTTAGTAACCTTAAAAGGTTCATTATAGCCTTCTACATAGACTGTATCGTCTGAATATATTTCATCGACTCCATTATCGTTTAATCCAGATTTACCCTTAACAGAAACAGGAAGCTTTACATTATTATGCTGATTGGATATGGTATAATATTGCCACATACTGCGTCTGGTAAAAAGCGGGCGACCCATTAAAGGCAAAATATTGTCTTTACTAGAACCGTTAAGAGGCGTTAAAATGCCAATTTGTCTATAACTTGTATCTACCGCGCTAGTTGATACATTTATTGGCACTACATATCGTTCATCTCGTAAAGGAGGCCTTAAAGGGTCGCTGTAAGAAGACAAATTATTATAAGGATAACTAGGAATAAGACCAAAGCCAGTTCCGCTACCGGATTGGTCGTTCTCATAAATATTTATATTTTGGTTGAGAGCATGTTGTTGATGTCTATGATTTTGTAAAAAGAAATAACCAGCTACAGCTAACATAATTACAAAAACAAATATGGTAAAATTTTCCATACAGATAACGCCAGGGGGGCACTTCCTCATTAATATATTATTATATTATATACTATTCAATATCATAATAACCATCGTTAATTTTTAATTTTTATTTTTTATTTAAGCTGTTTGCCATTTCAGTCAACCCCCCTAGTTGACTCATATCGAGCGTATCTACCATGCTTTTCGCGGATTCTATCAATGGCATCATATTGGTCATGGTATCAAATAATTTTTGCTGTTGATTCATTAATTTTTGCGTATCATTTGTTAGTTTATTGATATTACCACTCTCTAATATATTATCTAAATCAGTGTATGCGTTTTCTAAAGTGGTAGCATAATCGATTCTAGAAGCGCCATTAACAGGCGCCGCGTTGTTAAAAGAGGAACCGCCTTTTTTATTGTGAAATCCTGTTTTTTTCCCTGATGCGTGAGCTTTAGCTCCAAATGATTCTGTTTTTCTTTTATTTGAATCTCGGTTATTTGGATCTACGATATTTTTACTTTCCATATCTTCAAAAGCTTCTTCCGTATCCTCAGCGACCGCTGTATCGGTAGTGGTATCAGCAGCGGCAGATTTTTTTGCTGCTATTTTAGCCTTGGCTTCTTCCGAGTTACCCGATTTTTTTAAAACAGATAATCCGGCTCCTAATTGACGATCGACGCTAGATAATTTATCAGTATCAGATTCCGCTTTCGCGGAAATATTCGCCTTTTGTTCGTCTGTCATGGTCGCATTTTCCAAACCTTCTCTCATGGATTTGTTAGCCATCAATAGATTAGTTGCGATAATCGCGACCAACAAAACAATTGCCATATTTTTACTAAAGTTGCTCATCAAAAACGAGACAAGTGCGAAAAAAATTACCGCATTTATCTTATTGGTTACAATATATCCTAATACATTGCTGGCAGCTAAAAATACAATAAAATACAGGAAATACTTGTTAGTTACTATTTTGGATGCTTCGCTGGCAAAGTTCATTATATATATATTATCTTTTAAAAAAATTGAATTAATTATTAATTAATACTTGCTAATTATATAAACTATGACATTATTACCTCGAAATCTCTATTTAGTATTATGTGAGCTACATTATACACCAATTCATGGAAAAAACGGCTACAGTGCACCCAATATCGAAGGTCATTATATTTTAATTGACCGGTTCGATGGTCTAACGGGAATTATATTGGATGATTTAATAGAATATAACGAATATGATACAGATCGAGAAAATTCAAGTGACTCGGAAGATGAAGATGAGGAGGATGTTGATAGCATAACACACTTATATCAAATACAAAAACGGAATGCGAAATTTTATATGGAAGAGTTTTTCATACCAAATAGACGAAAACCGCATAAATTGATTCGAAATTATCATAATATAATTAGGAGACCTGATTATATTAAACCGGAGATTGCGGAATGTATTATTTTGCCTACAGGTGAAAATATCGCCATTATTAAAACAATGTGGATTAAATTTATTCAGCGAAAATGGAAAAGTATTTTCGCGGCTAGACAACGCATAATACAAAGTAGATGCTGTCCGTCATCGCTGTCTACTAGGCAGCTAACAGGGAAATGGCCGAAACATTGCTTTTATTTACCTGGGTTAAAGGGGATGTTGTCCAACCTAATTTAAATTCATATTCAAAGTAATGCCTTAGAAGATTTCATACTTTTGTTTCTTCGTTTTTTATTTATTTTACTAACACTTCTGCTTCTACTTCTGCTTTTTCTTTTCGACTTGGAACTTATACTGCTTCTGCTTCTGCTTCTGCTTCCAGAACTTCTACTTTTAAAACTTGACGATGTTGTAATCGGAGTGCTTTTTTTATCTGTATCTGAATATACCCAACCGCCAAACATTTTTTTAAATGTATTCATGTTATAATAATACGATAAATTATATTATGAATCAGAAATTTTTTGTAATTCATTTTTGATTTTATCAATTTCATGTAAAATTTCCTTTTTATCATGTTTTGCCGATATCATTTGATTATTTACTAAATGGTTTCCGTCCTCTAAAAAATGAATATAATCTTTTAAAATGGTCATAGCGTGCAATTCCTTCTTCTTTTTATTTACTTCTTCGTCGTAAAAATCCAAGTAATCCTTTTTCACTATTTCTAAATATTGGTTCAGACTCTTGTTTTTTTCCAATTCTAACCTTTTTTCAATAAGAAATTCCTTTTTCCTTTTAATTTCTGCTTTCAGCTGTATGAGTTTAAGGTCTCGTTCAGCCAAGCTATTTTTTGAACTCTTATTGTGTTTATGTGAAACCATTCTTCTATTTAATATATATAAAAAATAAAAATATAAAATCTATTATAAAAATATAAAATCTATTATAAAAATATTAAATCTATTATAAAAATATAAAAATATAAAAATATATTATATATATTATTTAGGATGTCTAAAATAATTACTGAACCTCTGCTAGTGCCTGACGATAATCGGTTTGTAATGTTTCCAATTCGTTACGATGATATATGGCAAATGTATAAGAAACAAGTAGATTGTTTCTGGCGAGCTGAAGAGATTGATTTGACCAAGGATTTAGCGCACTGGGATGCTCTCAGTAAAGACGAGCAATATTACATTTCGATGATTTTAGCATTTTTTGCGGCATCGGATGGTATTGTTTTGGAGAATTTGGCGCAACGATTCATGGGCGAAATCCAGGTGTCAGAAGCAAGAGCATTTTACGGGTTTCAGATTGCGATGGAAAACATTCACAGCCACACATATAGTCTGTTAATTGAAACCTATATTAAAGATACTTTGGAAAAGGAGAGGTTATTCAATGCGATAAATAATTTCCCTTGTATCAAAAAGAAGTCGGATTGGGCGCAGAAATGGATACATGATAATCGCAGTAGTTTTGCGACGAGACTGGTGGCTTTTGCGTGCGTGGAGGGTATTTTTTTCAGCGGTGCGTTTTGTAGCATTTTCTGGCTGAAAAAACGAGGTCTTATGCCGGGTCTAACCTTTTCGAATGAGCTAATTTCGCGAGACGAGGCGCTACATTGTGAATTTGCGGTCCTACTTTACAGCAAACTGGTCAAAAAGTTAAGCAAGGCGAAAATCCATGAGCTAATCAAGGAGGCGATAATAATAGAAACGGAGTTTATTTGTGAAGCATTACCGTGCCGTCTAATCGGCATGAATAGTCCGATGATGACGCAATATATTCAGTTTGTTGCCGACCGACTTTGTGTCCAATTAGGGTATGATAAAATATACAATGTTACCAATCCATGTGATTTTATGGAAGCAATTAGTCTAGAATCCAAATGTAATTTCTTTGAGAAACGTCTGGCTGAATATGCTTTGGCAAATAAAAGTAATGTGGATATTGCGTTTGAATTGAATGAGGATTTTTAATAAAACAAAAAAACATTATTAAATATAATTTTTATATATATTTACTACATTTTGACTTAAAGGCTACATTACAATATAATATTTAGTCATTATATTTAGTCAAAATGGCTTCAAACTAATTCCTTTGCCTTTAATCTGGCATCACATTCTTCGATTGCTTTGCAGGCTCCCCAGATGCGAATAGGCGGGCATTCGGTAAAGGTTGATTCTGACCAAGTTCGCTGTTCAATGTAAGATTTGATTATTTTAGACATGTATTCCTTAGGCCACTGCCGATATGAGCTAATTCCTATAAAATATCCTGGTAACGCTGCTCTGTTTTTGAACTGAATGATGCTGTTAAGAATAGCGCTGATTTGCTGTCTTGACCATCCATCGACAAGCCCCATAATCCGTTCTCTGTTTTCGTTTAACCATCCTTCGAAGAACTCGGCTTTAATCTGTATCTTTAGCTTTCGGACAACTGGCGAAAAGGCGGAGACAAGGCTTTGAATTTCTTTAGGCAATTCGTCAATCCTAATAAGTAAAAGATGTTCTTGAATAATTTCGTCCTCTTCATTTTTATTTTGTTGTTGTTGTTGTGACATATTTATAGTTTGTTAGTTTTAGAATAATGATTTATAAGTATTTATAAGTATTGTATATACATTTCAAAATATTTCAATTTTAAATCCTATATGAAGAAAAATTCCTTAAAGAAATTTCTACAAATATAATAATGAAAAAAGCAATTGCGCTAATAGTGAAAGAACCAGATGAAATTTACTTAGATTTTTTATTGACCTTTGCACAAGGCCCGGTTAACACCTTTGCACAAGGCCCGGTTAACACCTTTGCACAAGGCCCGGTTAACACCTTTGCACAAGGCCCGGTTAACACCTTTGCCAATTACGACATTTATATTATTATCGATTCCGATAAAGACTTAACCGCGCTAGCAAAAAAATATAAACAGCTAAATTTTATACAACTTACAGACGACCATTGTATAAATAATGGTTTCCAAAATGTCAACTATATAGGAGTTAAAAAACTTATCAGTGGTTGGGATAAAGCACTGCTATTTTTCTCTGTTATCATACCCTTAAAATACGATCATGTGTGGTTTATCGAAGACGACGTCTTCTTTTTAAAGGAACAAATGCTAATCGATTTGGACCTTCTTGAACCAAGCGCAGATTTAATCGCTAACTGTGATTTTGACAAAAACAATGTTAATACTAACAAATCGACTAATAAAGACTGGCTTTGGTCAATCATAGATATACAAATCCCGAAACCATGGTTTGCCGGGATGATGTGTATTGTCAGAATGTCGGTAAATCTGTTACAGAGCATCAGGTGGTATGCGGCAAAATACAATACTCTGTTCTTTTTAGAGGCGCTATTTCCGACAATTACAAGCCATTTTTCTTTATCCTATGCGAATCCAAAAGAATTGGAAACAATAACATACAGAGATGTGTTTTTAGAGGATGATTTGACGCGATTAGAAACACATTTCTTTCATCCGATGAAAGACTTGAATAAACATTTAGAGTTAAGAAATAAGTATATTGAAATTCTACCTTAAACTACCTTATAACTAACAAAAAATTGAAATATTATGCAACATATATATTTCAATTACTAATACAATATATACAATCTTTAAAATGAATAACGATAACAATAACGATAACAAAAATAGCAATAATAATCCAAGTGTCGGTCCAACTCCTGTTCATGTTCATGTTCCGAGTCCCGAGTTTTATTTTGAAGTAGCTGACCAAATTATGTTAGAAAAGGAGCAAGAAATCGTCCAATTACGAGAAGAATTGACCGAGTTAAAAGAGTTTATGTCGGGACAACGGGATGTTCGCGACACCGCTATAGACTCGTTAACAAGTGTGGTAGACGATATTGTCGCAATATTTCCAAGCTTGAATAGCACCGATACACATAATTTAGAGCATCGATCGACTATGGCAATGGTTAAGGGTCATGAATTAGCCAATTCAATAATAAACTTTATCGACAATTTTAAGAGAAGCCGGACCATTTTGCGATTGCTCCACCGAGAATGGCTTCAAATCAGGATTGAAGACGCGACTTACGAGCGCAACCCTATGAATAATAAGGAAACTTTGTGTAGATGTAAAACGAAATGTTCCATTATTGGATTTGAACCCACTGTGTTAAATGGGACATCGGACAATCCATTTTCTAAATTGAAACACTTGATGGAGAGCATTGTAATTGGAACGATTACATTTGGGCTTCATCAAGCACTGCCTACCGCGGTTTGGTATGCGCATGATTATTTAGCAAACGACGGTATAAAATATCTTTCTAATGAAAAACACTCCAAAATATGGGAATACAAAAAAGCATTTTCAAGTCGACTTGTAAACGCGGTCCTTGTCTATATCGAGTTCCTAATTCAGACAAACCAATAATCAAATCAACAAATAATATCGCAAATAATATCGACAAATAATATATATTAGACAAATTACAACTTAAATATATCACAATATGTTATATTTAAGGATAACCAAATGTTAAGCTGTAAATTACAAGGCGGTCTAGGCAATCAATTGTTTCAAATATACACGACCATCGCTCACGCGGAGCTAACAAATTCTAAATTCTTTTTTTCAAACGCATATGAATTGAAAAGCGTAGTTACCGACCGGCATACTTATTGGAATGCTTTTTTATCAAATTTGACTCCTTTTTTACTAGATAGCGCGTTAATTAAGCCAGAAAATGTAATAATAATCAAGGAAAAAGGATTTACTTATAGCCCATTATCAATAAACAACCAAGATAAGATTAGAATATTGTCCGGTTACTTTCAAAGCCCTAAATATTTTGACAGCCATTTTTTATCTATTAATAGATTATTGAAAATGGATGAGCATAAGGTAAGACTAACTAACAAATATTTGAAACTGATTAATGAAGATAAACCGATATCGATGCACTTTAGGTTAGGTGATTATAAAAAGCTGCCCAATCATTATATGATTCTAAACACGGAATATTATAAGACGGCATTAAGGCGCGTTTTAAATAAAAACGCAGAAACAATTGTTCTGTATTTTTGCGAAGAACCGGATTTAGAGGAGGTGGATAATATGATTCAAAATATAAGAATGGATTTTCCTGGTTCTATTGTGTTCTTGAGAGCGGACCCCGAGTTAGAAGATTGGGAACAGCTCATTTTGATGAGCTTGTGTAAGCATAATATTATAGCGAACAGCACTTTTAGCTGGTGGGGCGCCTATTTAAATACTAGCCGGGAAAAAATGGTGGTCTGTCCTCTAACCTGGTTTGGACCCAAGTTGCAACAAAGTCACGATTTAAAGGACCTTTTTCCTGAGAGCTGGATAAAAATCTGATGAGAGATTGCTTACTTGTGTTGAGGGCCTACTTGTGGGGGTCAAAGAAGAAGGCGCTGAAACATGAACCAATTATTGTAATTAAAATCTTGCTCCCAGTGTAAACAAAAAAGCGCATGATTAGAAAAGATACAATCTAACAAAATAGTCTGGTCATCTTTAATAACATAATCGTTGTCGAAATAGTATCGCAGTTTATTAGCAAAAATGATTGAAAATGCCTTTATTTGTGTTGGTCTGGCAATAAAAAACCCTCCAGCAAAACAGTTTTTTAAAAGTTTGTTAGTTGGATTAAGATTATTATTATTATTATTATAATGATTTTGTATATCTTCCTTTAAACTGGTGAAGTTTAGATGGTCGTTTTCTACGCAAGCGTAATGTATCCCCTTTTCAAGCGACATCAGTTTCAAAGGGTTCGGCCAAATTATGTCTGCGACTTCGTCTCTGAAATAGCCAATATCGCACCAACCGTAAAACGGAGTAATGAAATATTTGTTAGTCACGGTTTCATTCACGAAATGAACCTTTTCGCACCATAACATGATGAGGGTCCAGTCGACATTTTGATGTAAATCGAGACCACTCGAGCCATGATTTTTGAGCCATTGTTCTTTGTATTTGTAACCAACAAAGTCTTCCATTGGTTTTATAATTATTTTTATTGTTGTTCCTATTTTGTTAGCAATTGTTGGATTACTAACAAATAATGTCTTTAAAATGTTGAACCCATCTTTATCTGTATAAATGACTAAATTGAAACGACCGACTAAAGCGAACAAATTGTTAGCCCAATCCAGATATTTTGTCGGTGGAAATTTGGATTTTATATTGTAGTAGCATGTGCTAAGTGTTAAAAGCGGCAATGAAAGCGTTTTATTCATTAATATATACATTCGTTAAATAATATATTACCCATTTTGAACTTAAAGACTTCACAATAAGTCTAATATATCGCTCTTTTAATAACATGTCCGAAACTCAAGACTACATCCTACTGATTTTCAATTGCTACAAATACCGAGACAAAGCGCAAAAACAGAAAGAAACATGGATTACAAATCTTCCTTCCAACCTTCTTTATTTCCATGTTCTCGGCGAGCCCTTCTTGGAAACCGATTACCAGTTTTTACCAAAAGACAATCTTTTGTTAGTTAGAGTCGATGATGATTACAATTCTTTACCTAAAAAAGTAATACGAGCATTTTTAGCGATACAAAGTGTCTACCAATTCAAATACATTTTTAAAACCGATGATGACCAACAAGTAACTAACATTAAATTTTTCGATACTATTATCTCTCTATTAAACAAAAAATGGGACGACCCCGATTCAAGAATTCATTATGGCGGCCACATAGTCAATGTCCAGAAAACATATTTAAGCCAATATTATCGCATACATGCCGAGCTGCCGCAAGATTTGTTAGTAAAAGCGACCAAATATTGTAGCGGTCGGTTTTATTTTTTATCGAAGGATGCCGTAAACTTCCTTGTCGAAGAAAAGAAGGGAGATATAAACGAAGAATTTTTAGAAGACTATGCCGTCGGGTATCATTTATCAGACTCTTACAAAACAAATTTGTTAGCTCTTGATACTAACAAATATTTTACGGACTTTTGTTAGCTACTTTATTTTCTTGTTTTCCTACGCTTTTTATATTTTGATTTCCTTGTTTTATGTTTTCCGCCCTTGGTTTTTCTATATTTATATGCTTTTCTTTTTTTAGTTCTTCTTGGTTTTCCGCCAAGACCCTTTGATTTCTTTGAAAACCAGCCACTAACAGAGCCCCTACCATGTTTAAAATAACTTCTTTCTTTTTGTTGTCTATCTATGGCATTTTTCCATGCTGCTGCTGCAGCCGATTGCGATTCAGGTCTCGCAGCCTTGTTATATTTAAGTTCAGGAAATGCTTCTTCTATTCGAAGAATCAAATTATTAAATTGTTCATCAGGTATATACCATTTTTTTTGTTCCTTTGGTAAATCTCTAGTGTTTTCGTTAAATGTTTTATTATTAGTATCTAATAAAAGGTCCTTTAGTCTTTTAAGAGGAACTTTTTGATCATCTTCATTATAAGCAGGCTTTAAAACTCCATTTAAAGAAACTTTTCCATAAGCTTCTTCCATGGTATCGGAGTTTTCGGGAGGCGGTGGATTATTGGATTCTGTCAATGGTATCGGGGTTTCAAGAGTTTCAGTGACAAACTTATACTTCGGGTTCAAGTTTTGGCGACTACAGCGTCGTATGGCGCAATTTCTGTCTTTTAAAAGTCGGTTTATTCTTTCATGACTTAAAGGTGATTCAGGAAATGTAGCATTTATTTCTTTAACAAGTAATGGAAACTCGCCAGGTTCTATAATCCAATCACTACAACCATTGCTTATATTAATATTCTCAATAGTCTCAATAGTCTCAATTTTTTCATCAGTTAATAATGTTTTAATGGTTTCTAATATTTTAATATGAGCTGCATCTTGTTCTTGCTTCACTTCGTTTGGAAATGTGTGTTTATTAAATTTATAAGTACGATATTCATTCATCATTTGGTTTAATTGTTGGATTATTAAATTAATCCTATCGTCTTCCACCTTCGCTGGTGTTTTTTTTGGACGTTCCGGTATTATCATACCATGCCCGCCATGATAACCGTATATTTTACCAAAATCTATTTCACTATTTTTCAATTTCCCTGTAGCAATCCCTGATTTAAATTTAAAATTCAGTTCACCCATATCTATACATTACCCCCTTAAATTAAATTAAATAAAATTATCTAAGCCAAATTCATTCGACTTTTAAACTTAGCCATCATCGAATTGTATTCATTCTGTCTTTTTTGCTGTTCCCGATACACTCTAATTTTCTCGAATAATTCTTTCTTATCCAAATCCGTCATAGATTCTTGATAATTAATTACCCTTTTCTCGATATCGCTATAATCTTCACGCTGAACTACCGTTAGCGGCGTAATTAGAAACCAATTGTCTTTTTCCTGTAACGCAAACCAATGCTTGTCTATCGCAAATTGTGTATGATTTAGCGGATCTCTTAGCAAATTGCTTAATCCCATCTTCACATTGTTCATAAGTTTTTCAATATAGTGGCCATTTACTAAGTAGCCCGTCGTAGTCTGGCATCGCGTCACTTTGACGCATGTTTCGTCGACTGTTTCGTAAGGCGGCATATTATTGCCGGCAAAAATAACGACATCCCATAAAGAACTGGGTCGTGTCTGTAAAAAACGGTCCAGTTGCGTCCTAAATAGCTCTGGATCTAAAAATTCAATATCGTCTTCTACTATCAAAACATGATCCAACTTGTCTTTTAACGCCCGCTGTAACAGTTTGAGATGACTCATGCTACAGCCAATGGCGCCATTTTCCATCTTGATTGCGTTGAATCTTTGAAAACCTTGTAGGCCGATTTTCGCGAGTTGGGTTTCCACATGCGCTTTACGGTCGGTCCGATGGTCCAAATTGATGTAGAATATGTGCTTGATGGAATCCATATTATAAATATATAAATACCTTTTATTTATATATTTATATTTATATTTATATTTATATTTATATAAAAATAATAGTCCATATTATTTATACAATACAATGGACTTTTTAACAACAAATGATTATATTGAAGCAAATAATGCTCAGTTGGAGCTAATTCAAAATAAATGTGTTAAAAATAGAATGAAAAATGAATGTAAATTGTTATATACAAAGTATCACAATGTGCTTATAGAGGGAGTTCCTGATAAATTATCAATAGAAATAGTAGAAATTATGAATACAAAAAAGCGCACTTATAAATTTACAATACCATCAAATTTCCCATTTCATCCGCCAAAGATTTATATTAATGGGTATACCTATTCGGATATTTTACAGATGCGAGGAGAATTTGAAAAGGAAGTGGTCAAAAAATGGAGGAAAAAAGATTGCTTGTGCTGTTATTCGTATAATTGTAGCGTAAATTGGTCGCCATCAGCAAAATTTCACAATATCATCGATGAAATCAATGCTATATTAAAATTCAAAAGAGACGCCATAAATTTATTGTTAGCTGAAAAAATAAAAATAAAATACAATATTCCTTATGCTTATTTTGAAGACTATTTGGCTTCGGAACCGGCTCCCAACTAGTATAGTCCACCCAGCCGAATATTCGCAGACGCAGTTGCTCTTGGTTTCGCCGCAATAATGCGCGAATATGCCGGCGAAAACTTGTTAATATTCGGCGGTATAATCCGCGTTTTAGAATTAAATTGCTGCATTAGCTGATTATATTGCTGTATTTGAGCTAACGATGCGTTATTATTCGGTGTCTTTAAAGGCTGGTTTAAAGGCGGCTTAGGAGGCATAACCGCAATAGTAGGGTCTGTCGAATTGTTGAAACTATATTCAATAATTTCCTCCGCTTTTGCCTGTCCATATTCTTGCACCATCTCCCTTTTTTTCGCAGCAGTAGGATAAAATGGTATTTTCGACCAATCATCCAATGTAGTAGAAATTTTGTTTGTTCTTATTTTGTCCGGATGTATTATTTTTCTAGGAGGCTCGCGTAAATCATACTGAAAATAATTATCATGTTCGAACCGGTTTCCAGTCATAAAGGTATTAATATTAATAACAACTATTTTGTCTGAATTCACAGTGTGAATATTGTCTAATGGATTTTTTGATTCTGTATCTATTGAAAATAAAAGCTTGTGAATCGTCTGTAAACCGTCAATGCCATTATCATGTGTTGCTCTCCAAGGATCCTTCTTGTTAATTAGCCGGGATACACCGTCGAAAAGCTGTAAAATATCCGGACTGCCAATGGGATAGAACTGGTCTCGGTTTATTATTAGACCAGCTGATTCGCAGCGCTTTTGCAAGACATTGTCTTCCATCCCCCATCCCCAGAAATTAGGGTAACCGTTAGTAAGTTCAAAGTCTTTGCCGGTCATTGCGACAATACCGCCGAGAGCATATTGAAAGCCGTAAAAGTGCTTTACTATTCCAGCTGTTGTTCGGTAGTCAAATATATTGCTAAATGGAATGGTATCGATGTCATTGAAAACGAAAGTAATATTTTGATAATCATTGGGATACTTTTCTTTGACTGCGATAAATCCAATGTTTTTCGTAGCACCGCGATTAAATGCTCGGGCGTCGCATTGATGGGCGAAATAGATTTCATAACTAGATTCGATTTCGGAACCCTTTAGAATGGATGTTAGATAATTGGAGAAGAAGAATTTGTGCTGGGGTCGGTTTCTATATGGAACGACAAATACGACTTCGGGTACAGCGTTAGCAGAAGCGGACATACCCTATAAGAGCATTATAATTCTTTTACAAAAACGAATATATTATATTATTATATATAATTGTCACAATGAGTTTTGATAGAATTCAGTTAAACAGTGAATTTAATGGAAACCCCGAAGGAGCATATGATTTTTTTGTGGCAAATTCAACATGGTACGAATTACCACAAGGAGGGTCCGCGATAATATATATTTTAACATTAAACAGAGGTATTGTTTCACCATACACTACATTGGCTGGGATCCGGATTAACAAAATTTTAGTAAAAATTTCTATAATCGACGAGAGCAAAAAGTATTATTATCATGGTAATCCTTATAGTATACAAACTATAAAAAATATACAAGGAATCAGCGATACTGATTTTACAAATGAAGTTGATAATCAAAGGTTTGTCGTCGAACATACCTTACAATTAAATAATCCTTTATCACCAATTATTTTATTTTCTAATATATTGCAAGCACCAGATTCCAAACTTAGTTTTTTACAAACAATATATAATGATAATCATAAAAAAAAAATACAAGCCAATATAATTGCAGGCGGTATAGCTACCCCATTATATGGTATGATAGCGATGGAATACGTGGAAAGTATGACTAGTGTAGGAAGAGTCCTGGGAGAATTTATTCATGTCCGGTGGGGGGAGCGAATGGACCCGAATCATATTTTTGGATATATTGGTGATCGTGTGGATTACATCAAAGAAGTTTCAGCAATTTTAGCAGTGTTTATTCACAATTTAATCTTATTAGCGTCAATCGGAATTGCTCACGGCGATGGACATATTGATAATGGATTATCGAAAAATATAGAACAAAACGAAACAAAAAAGTTATCCCTATCAGAATTGATAGAATCAATAGATGTGCTTATAATAGATTTTGGTAGAAGTAAACGAATTACATCAGAAGAACAAGCGGAAGTCAACAGACTTCTAGACAAATTTAGAAGATTGAAGTCCTTGAATTCATTGAAAAATTTAGTGAACTATATCATGAAATTAAATGACATAATATTTAGAGAGCGTATAACTGGTCATAGTGAGGAAGTTTTTTTTAAATTTATTTTCGAGGCTTATGCTTGGTTTATTGATGAAAGAATATTAGCAAAAATTTTACCTTATATACTTAAAGCAGATAGACAGTATATGGAAAAACTACAAGAAAATTCGCTTACACTATTATTAAATCTACCATTTTCATCATCGGATTTTCCAGCATCGGATTTTTCATCATCTAAAAAACTTTTAGTTCCAGACCCAAATTTTGTGGCTGTTTGCATCGCTTCATCTTCATCTTCATCTTCAACACAAAAAGGAAAAAGATCATCTGATTTGTCATCTGCGTCATCTGCGTCATCTGCGTCATCTAATACGCGACAACTCAAAACACAACGACTCCAATCAGATTTGCCCGCAATAAAACCGACAATAGCTGAAGGTAACAAACCTTTACAAAAAGGAAAAAGACCATCTATGTCATCTGCGTCATCTGCGTCATCTAATACGCCAGAATCTGTGTCATCTGCGTCATCTAATACGCGACGACTCCGAACATCTGTGTCATCTGTGTCATCTGCGTCATCTAATACGCCAGAATCTGTGTTGTCTCTTGCGTCATCTCGATCATCAGATTCGCCCGAAATAAAAAAATCGAAAATAGCTGAAGGTAGACGACTTTTACAAGCAGCAATAGATTCAGGTGAATATTCAGGACTAACTAAGGAACGATTAAAAGCCAAATTCAAAGACGGGTATAACCTTTTAATAGGCAACCAACGCCATAGTTACAAAGATTATACTACAGATGATAGATTAATTAACTTGGCTGAGGTAAATCCAGAACGACCAGATCATTTGGTAGATAGTCAATCCCTTCTAATAGCGCTTATTTATCCAAATTTTTTTCGACCTTTGCCTAATAGTAAAGGCGGTGCCGCATCGCCATCACAACTACAACCAGAACCAGAACTACAACAAATTATTTTAAAACAAGTAAAACCCGAATATAAACTACAACAAATTATTTTAGAACCAGTAAAACCCGATGATAAAACATTCGCTGAATGGCGCGACGCAATATACGAAACATATACCGAACCCAATGCTGTAAAACGAGAAGAATATTACAGTAATCTGACTCCCTTTGCTATTCTAATACATGTAATGGTATGCTGTGGATTATTTGGACCATTATCTAGTGGTAAGTATATCGATGTTAACGAATCTCATCCACAGTATAACCGACTGAATTCAATTGCTGCCGCATTTTCTACCATGAATAATGGTTACATATCGATGACCCGAATGCGGCTGGAAACAATGATGCCAAAGGGAGAAGCATTGGGAAATCGAACTGTTTCAAAGGTTGGTCCAACTGTTTCAAAGGTTGGTTCAAATGTCGAACCAACTGTAGCAGTTGGACCAATCGCTAAATTAATGCCGCCTGCTATAAATAACGAATTTAGTTCTCCAGTTTTACCAGTTTTACCAGTAGAAGCAAACGGAGGAAGACAAACGCGTAGAAAAAGACTTGGAAGACGAAGACAAACGCATAGAAAAGGACTTGGAAGACGAAGACAAACGCGTAGACAAACACATAGAAAAAGATTTGGACAATCTAATAAACGGATTACAAGAAAAGCCTATAAAGGATTTTCTTCTAAATATAAATATAATAAATAAGCTATTTTCTTTTTTTATGCGTTTTTCTTTTCCCTTTATTGGAACCGCCTTTAACAGGTGATGACATTTTACTTCTGGTAATAGCAGATTTTAGTTCTTCTCTGCTTACTGGTATAGTTCCAGACATGATTTCTTTTGCTTCGTTTAGAGCATTAGTAGCAGTCGGAAAAGGGAATTTTTTTTTAGATTTATCTTTTGTTTTACTCCATAAAAAATAACCAATAACAAGAGAACAACCCACTGAAATACTTACTTTCTCCAAAGGAGATAATTTAGTCATTCTATAATATTCAAATAAAATATCTTTATTTTATCTTTTATTTGTCCTTCTTCTAACACGGCCTTTCCTTGGTTTCATTGTTTTTCTTGTTTTTCTTGGTTTCTTTGGTTTCCTTGCTTTTCTTGTCTTTCTTCCACCTCTAGACCATGGCATCTTTGGCATATTTTTCCATGTCTTTGACATAGAAGCGGAAGTAAATGTATTATTTTTAGCTTTAAAATCTGACCGCTCATTTTGGTGTCTTTTTATGTCAGCCGTTGTAATACCATAGTTTTTCATTTCATTTAGTAAAACACTAAATTGTTTATCAGGTATAATATATCCAACACCATTAATTATCCTTGAATTTTCATCATATTCAGCCCCACGAATTGTGCTTATATTTTTATCTAATAAAATTTGTTGTATTTGGGTTAAATTAACATTATTTGTTTTTTTAGTATCTAATATATTATTTGTCGACACAGCTGCCCACGCATTTATAAGACGTAATTCGTTTCTGGCTTTATTCTTTGAGTCTGTTGCGATTTTTCCCTTTTCCTCTGCTGCTTCTTTTGCTCTTAATATAGACATTTCTGCTTCTTTTGCTGCTTTTTCCGCTGCAGCCTCTATTTCTATTTCATCTTGTTGTGCCATTTGATTTCTTTTTGTCATTTCTTTTTTTTGTTCTTCTTTTTCCGCTGCTAGTCTTGCTTTTTCCGCTGCTTTTTCCGCTGCTAGTCTTGCTTCTATTTGTTTTAAGTATTCTGGCATACACAAATCTAAACAGCCTTTCATTGAAGATATCACATCTTCAATTGGTATAAGATATTGTGATAATTCATTAATAATATTACTAATATTGTCATCATTTTTTGGATCAAATTGTGAACATATAACTTTAATTTCTTTTAAATTATTAGCTAAATTTGTATGTCCGCATATTCCGATAACCGTACTATTAATTAAATTTTTTATTTTTATATTTTTTATATCATTACTACCAGGAGGTATTTCCTGATATATTTTAAACATTTTAATAATTGCACTTATTAATTCAGGAGCTATATATCTATGATTAGGAATACCCTCGGTTACATAACAATTTAAAGACCACATTAGTGTATATTTATCAGAAGGTGTAAAATCGAATGATTCATATTTTAGTTGTTCTAGATGTTCTGTTAAGTATTCACCAGCACAATTACCAAAAAAATCCATTATTTCAGCATATGAAAAATAACTGTTTTGTAATTCTTGTATAACTCTTAATATATCTTCTTGTGCAATATTATTATTTTCTGGTGTAAGTTGTGTATTTAATTTTGAAAGGGTTGAAATTCCTTTGAAGTTTTTTTTTAAATACTCATTTGCACATATTTTATCTATAACCTTTTTTATATTTTCAAGAAATTCTGGTTTTTGTTGGGTTAAACAATAATGATAGAATTTAAGAAGATATATAATTGCATCTTTTATTTTAAGATTTATAACCTTTGCCTTATCCAAATAACAATCTAATGCACAGACTAATAAATCATTCTGAAGTATATCCATACATTATCCAAATAAAAATAAACAAATCTAAATGTAAACAACCAACCTAATAAATCTAAATGTAAACAACTAAACTAACAAATATACTATTTATATTTCTCTAAAATTACCACAGGAACCAATTCATCCTGAAGGAATTCCAGTTTTTTATGGATTTTATTAATAGTGACCTCGCTAATCTCGCTAATTGTCTTCACATCCTTCTTGCTAACATTTAATTTACATAATTGCGAGATGAAATAAACGACCCCCGCAGCAATCGAATGAGGCGTATTTTCCGGCATCATATCCTTCTTTTCTATTTTAATCGCGATAAACTGACAAAGCTTAGTAAGCTCTGTATTAATATTCAGCTTGCTACAATAACGCTCAATAAATGCTTCCGGTTTCGTTTTACAAAACGAGGTTTTCTCATTATTATTCATATCCTTTTCCAAATGATTAATAATTACTTGCGCATTTTTACACCCCTGAGTCGCACTGGTTACATCTAAATGAAAGATGGTCGCCAGCTCCTTAGCGGTTCTTGGATAATTATTAATCCTACACGAAATATAAATGGACGCAGCAATAAGCCCATCCTTATTGTCGCCTCGAAAGGTTTGCTCGTGCTCTGATATCTTTTTATGATAAAATATGGCCTGATCTATAATGAGTTTAGGAATTCCCGCATTCGCTGCCATAAGCGTAATACGCTGAAACTCATCATAGCGAGCCTTCTCTCTATAGGGCATCGATTGCCACTCCGTGTAGCGGCGTATCTTGCGCATTTCATAAGACGATTTGCCTAGGCAAAGAACCTTACATCCGAACGATGATTCTTCTAAAAGCGGGTTAATAGGCATACCGCACCGAGTTGGGTCCGAATTTTGGTTGTCATCCGCACCGTAGTAGCGCCACTCGGGAGAATGGTCTAACATGTCCTTGTATATGATGCCGCATTTTTCATTGGTACAAGTCAAAAATCCTTCGTCGGAGTATGCTAAGGAAGCCTTACACATTTCGCAGCTTTCTCGGTCACTAATGACTCGATATAAGCATTCTAATGGATCCTTTTGTTTGTCTGGGTTTACGACTTCTGCTTCGAATATATTCCACAATTCAGCTTTATTTGAACTGGTCAATGCTGGTTTATTTTTTTTACTTTTTGTTCCTGAACCTGATCCAGTTCCTGAACTTAAATTTAAATTTTTAATTTCTTCAATAGTTGTCATTTTATTCTTTATTCATTTAATAAGATAAAATATATTTAAATCAATTTTATTTATATTATGTTTCCCTTTACACTTTTCTCTAAATGAGTTTTTACATAGTTTAAAAAAATAGTTATAATATATATAATTAAATGGGAAACCAAATATCTAATTTATTTACAAATACAGGCGATGAAACAGCCGATACGACAAAATTAAAACCGGCTTCTGTTAAGCAGATAATCGATTACATTGCGACTTATTATATTTTAACCATGGATTTTCAAAGCTTAAGAAAATTGTATGACATAGAATATTGCGATAAACTTGTTATTTTGACATCAGATATCATTGAAAGATATTTTACAGATATACAAATATCTTATTTAGCAGAAAATATTAAAACTGGTTCAGAAAAGAAAGAAAAGGAAGAAAAGGAAGAAAAGGACAAAATAATCTTTTTTAACAAGGACAATATATCGGATTTGGACATCAAAAACCCAGCCAAAAAGCGGCGTGTTTGCTTAGGCATTGCTAAATTTTACATAAAAATAGCCCATGTTTTTGCCACCATACTAACAACCATCAATCCAATTTATGTTTATAAAGACGAAGACGGAAATACCGTCAAAGCGGATATCTATAACAGAAACAAAATACCCAAAGGCGCCGATATCGAGGTTCTAAAGATGAATATTTGTGATAATCGTATAGATTCTTTGAAGCGAGACATGAATGTAGATCCTTCAAAGGATCTAGAAAATGATACAGAAATAAAATTACATCCTAAGATGTGTTCCTTTAATTTGAAATTGAAAAAAGACTATAATGGAGGTAGTGAAAGTAGTGAAAGTAGTGAAGGTAGTGGAAGCAATAATGGAAGTAGTGATAGCAATAGTGATAGCAATAATGGAAGCAATAATGGAAGCAATAATGGAAGCAGTGAAAGCAGTGATAGTATAAAAGATTTAGACGAAGAACCGGGTATACCAGAATTAATGGAATTATATTATGATGCGGACTATGATTATGAAACCGGTAAATTTAAAGGCATGAGACCGGAAACCCAACTCCTATTTAATGAGAATTTACAAGGATTTTACAGTGTTTTCGCGGATACACTTGGAAAGCCAATGCCAGATACAATAAAGAAATTCAGCGATATTAAGTTGAAGGCTTACAATAAAGAGACGAACTGTCAAGGCAAAAATGCGCCATATGATACTAGCGTAACCGGGACGATACAGGACGATTTATTTAAACAATACGCGGAGAATTTGAAACAGATGTTAACAAAGGCGAATTCTAATCAAGAATTGTTGTTAAATGTATTGAATAAATTATTTGCTTACATGACGGATCCTCAGTCGAATAAAAAAATAATACGAATCAATCCAGAGTTATCAGAAGATTTATTACAGGAAGTAATTATCGAAACAAGAGCGGTTATAATCAATTTATATTTAACTTGTGAGACGGATTTTGCTAACGGAATAAAGATATATGAGGCGATTGTCAATAAAAAAATAATAGAAACTTCTAAAAGTCAAATAAAGACCACGGAAGATAACATGGAGAAATTGGTTTCAGAAGAAGAGGTTCCTAAACCGGCTGAACTTAGGGAATTGAAGGCGATAGCGGATAAAAAAATTCAGAAGCAAAAAGAACGAGTGTTAAAAGAAGAAGTTAAAATTCAGAAGGAACAAGAAAAAATAGATATAGTAAGCCCGGTGATTCAAGAGCCTGTAGAAGTGCCAGAAGTTAAAAAAGAGCCTGTAGAAGTTGTAGAGCCTAAAGAAGCACCTGTAGAAGTTGTAGAGCCTAAAGAAGTGTCAGAAGTTAAAAAAGAGCCTGTAGAAGTTGTAGCACCTGTTGTACCCCAGGTAAAGGTAAAAATAAATGTACAAGGTCAAGGTGAAGCCCAAGCCGCTGGTAGCAGAAAATATAAACAAAAAGGTAAAGGTAAAAAAACAAGGGGTAAAAGGGTAAAAGGGTAAAAGGGTAAAAGGGTAAAAGGGTAAAATATAATATAATCTAAAGGTTACTAATAATAATTTATTACAAAGTAAATTATTATTTAATTATTATTTAATTAAGGTTCTTAGGCGCGTTAAATATGTTGCTTACATGCGTTGAGCCTGAGCCGCCTGAGAAGCAGCCTGGCCAGCTTGACGAGACGCTTGCGCAGCACGTGTCGCAGCCTTTTGGGCTTGCCTAGCAGCATTGGCTGTGCGACCAGCCTGGGATCCACGAGCAGCAGACGCAGCACGCTGAGCAGCCTTAGAGGCCTGTCTAGCGGCGGACTTTGCTTGTTGGGCGGCCTGAGAGGCCCCGCGAGACGCAGCACGCTTCATTGTTTTGGCTCTTCGCATGGTAGCACTTCGGCTTCGCTGAGCGGCAGCCCTTCGGCTTTTTCCTCTTCCTCCTTGCTGAGATTGAGATCTTCCTCTTCCTCGTGCTCTTGTTCGTCCTGACATTTATATATTATCTTAACAAAAAAAATTTAAATTTTGCTAAAATATGAATTAATATATTGTAATTATTTTGACTTAAAAATATGCTTAAATAATATAGTTTGGCATAATCATTATTTTGACCGTTCCACTTACTAAGTCGTTTCACTTATTAGGTCGTTACACTTACTAAGTCGTTTCACTTACTAAGTCGTTACACTTACCAAATCGTATCCGTGGAAGGCCAATACATTTTATCGCCCTTTTTAATATTATACAAACTCCTAAACAATTCTAATCGCGCCAAGGGACAATTTGTCCTATATTTGTCCAATGGGTGCGGATTTGTCTTTAATTGAGCCTTAATAGCTTCGTCGAATATCTTTTGACGCGCTTGTATCGCGACATAAGTAAAGAATGCGTGAAATGATAACGCGCAAATAGGAATTTCATCATTATTTTTTAGCTGAAAATCTCTTAAATATTCCTCGCATATTGCTAAACCAGAAATATCTGCTAAATTTTCACCAGTGCTCAAAGAAGCATCCATTTTAATTCCATCATATCCGGCAAAAGTCTCATATTGCTTAATAACATCCTTAACCTTTCGATTAAATTTCTCCCGGTCCTCCTTTGTCCACCAATTATGTAGATTTCCCTTGTAGTCATACTGGCTACCCAAATCGTCTAAACAATGCGACATTTCATGTCCTAAAGTAAATCCAACATGCGCTAAATTATATTCGATTCCTCGTTCATCTAAATCAATAAATGGTTTTTGTAAATACGCTAAAGGAATATAGATTGAATTTTCAGAGGGGGTATAATACGCATTGACAACATACGGTTGCTTTCCAACTAGCTTAAATTCGCACCAATCGATGACTGGAATGTCGACATCCGACGATTTGCCATCCAACTCTATTAGACGCTTCGTGCGCCATACCGCGATTTTTTTAAGATTTTGATACGCACCTTTGCTCTCGTAACTTAATAGCGGATCCTCTCTTAATACCTCTGGGTAGCCGACGATTAAATGAATATGGTCGAGCTTTTGTAACGCATATTTTTTAGTCCTAGGTGATAACCAAGTGTTTCTTCGAATAATCCGCTTGTAAACGGTAAGCAAATCTTCTGCCATGTTTTTAACATAATCAATGTGTTGTTGCTTTTTATTTCGCTCAATATATTCCTTAGATAATAAATTATTGAAACACAGAGACAGACCAAATACTGGGTAAATTTCTTTAGGCCACGGGACCGGCTGACCCTTTACAAATTTGCCATGAAACTCGTAATATATTAATCGCCACTTACTATGGAACCGCAACAATTGCCTAAAAACAATGTAATAATAATAAGTTTTCCATTTTATACTCTTCCAGGCGTCGTCCTTCTGAAGCAATTCCATCATACAACTAACATAATTTAAGCTGCTACATATGTAGGTGGTTGGAACATTCTCCTTTTTGTAACCGATTTCCGTAGCTAATTCAGCCCAATCTAAACCGCACTTGGAAATGGATTCGCTCTTAGTGACCGAATTATAGCCATTTTCATCATCCTTTTTAATTTTATCACATCCTAGTGCTCCTAGGATATCATATTCTACATCCCAAACATCAGTTGCTTTGTAGCCATGGTTTTTACCAAGACATGCGTCAAACATGTCCTCGATAAATTTCAAATATTTAAGTTTAAAGATTTTCTTGTATTTTTGTGTTTCTTGGTCTTCCTTGGTGTCTTCAATATATATTGTATAATCGTAAACTGTTAGTTGAGGTGCGGATATATAGCTGCGGAATATTTTGGAATTTTTCTCGTCGGGCATGACAGACCATACGATTGGGCTACCCCAAGCAATAATTTCATTTTGATTTATTTCTGCTAACATTCTGTAGACGGAATTAGATGCGAATATCTGGTCTATTCGTTCTATTGCCCATCCAACATAGTTTTCAGTAGAGACATCGTCTAAATTAAGCAGCGATTCGTATACATTTTTAAGCGCTTTAGACCTGGAAGTGTCGTTTTGTTTGATATAATCCTTTACAATGTCAATGAGCTCATAGTATACCTTTTCCTGTGAAATTCGAAAACTATCTACTTGAACATAATATTTCTGTTCCTTTTTAATTTCAGCGCCTTTTATCGCCATCCACTGATAGTTGATATAAGTATAATAGTCGTTTTTTTGCGTGTATTTGGATGGGGTAAATGGTGTTTTAAACATTTTCACTAGTTCACGCTCGAAATTACTGGTTTCTACCTTGTCAAAAGAATGTTCGAATTGATTATAGGTGTTTGCGGATTTCTTACAGTAAATTTGTAATTCTTTTTGACTCGGTTTATGTTTTTTTGTTCTCGTATGTGTCTGACTATCGCGTCGTCTAGTAGTCATAATAATGAGTTATATAATAAATGAATATTAAATATTAACCATTAACTATTAACTATTAACTATTAACTATTTTGGTTCTATTTTGGTTTCTATTTTGTTTAATAAATCTTCACTGTAAACCAATTTACCGGACGGCTTGTATGAATTAATAGGGGTATATTTTTTACTATTTTTGATTTGTTGGATATCCAAGTTGTGTAAAGATGGTTCTTCTAAAGCATCTTCTTGAGCATTTTCATCTTTTATTTTTTCACCATATTCGTTAATGACAATACCAGTTTTTTTCTTAATTTCAGTCCGCACATAAGACGGCACCCAGTGATTCCATGAAATAAAAACCGTATTTGGATGGAAATACCGAACTTGAAACCCGTTCGTTTGTAATGTGTCCATAATATACGCGATACAGGCTGCTTGGTCGTATTTCGGAATACCTATAATAACTTCTGGAATAACAAACCAACAGAATTTTTCCTCTATATTTTGTCTGGCGGTTGTTTTAATTCTGACATGAATGCGGTTAAGAATTTTCTTGTATAATTCTAATTTACTGACATCTAATTGGCGTTTTTTCTCGTAAAGATCGTCTATGTTAATTTTCTCGGAAAATTCGGAGAAATTTTCTAGAGTAAATATGTTTGCCATTTAATACAAATGAATAAAATAAAATACTTTAAAATACTTTAAAAATATAACAATTAAAAATATAACAATTTAAATAACAATTTAAAATAACAATTTAAAATAACAATTTAAAATATAACAATTTAAATATAACAATTTAAATAATAGTTACATAATATCTACAATTACAAATGCCGATTAAACATTTGGTCATTGCCGGAGGAGGCCCTATTGGGCTACAATTTTTGGGCGCATTGGAACATCTAAATGAAGAAGGCTTTTGGAAATTGGAAGACATCGAAAGCATTTATGCTACTTCTATCGGCACCTTTATCGGCGCTTTTATTTGTCTTAAATACGATTGGCCAACAATAAATACATATATTATCGAACGACCTTGGCACGATGTATTTAAATTAAATGGCAAACAAATTTTTGATGCGTTTTATTATAAAGGCCTGTATAATAAGAAAATCATCGAAACCACCTTCAAACCACTATTAGAAGCCAAAGATTTGTCGCTAAATACTACCCTAAAAGAATTCTATGAATATTCAAAAATAGAATTCCATTTATATGCATTTGAACTAAATAAGTTTGAAAGCGCCGATATATCATATAAAACCCATCCTGAGCTTTCATTAGTTCAGGCCATTTTCATGTCATCCGCATTACCGGGGGTTTTCATACCCACCATTTTAGATGGCGGGTGCTACATTGACGGCGGTGTAATGGCCAATTACCCGCTTTCTTATTGTTTAAAAGAGCGCGAGAATCCGGATGAAATTCTCGGAGTCACCTTTTATCGGGATTATTCAAAGCCAGATGCGTATAAAAATAATATAGTAACCGACGAATCTTCTGTAATAGACTTTTCCATTGGATTTTTTATAAATGCGATGAATTACATATATAAAAATCTAAAAACCGATACTATTAAAAATCAAATAGAATGCCAAAATGAAGACAACTTTTTGACAATGGATGTCATACAAAAATCTATAAATAGCGTAGATATGCGCAAGGAATGGATTGATAAGGGGATAATTGATGCCAAGCTGTTTTTAGCAAAGATTAAAGAACCGTGTTTAAAAACTGCTCCATAGTGCTCTTTGTCGGTTTCGCATCGTATTCGATGACCTGGTCACCTTTTAATAATTTAATAGTCGGGTACCCTTCAATCTTGTATTTATTCATGAGCTCATCATTTTCAGCCGATTCTGCTGTGCAGTTATATTCAGTGAATTTAAGATTATACCCATTAATTTGTTTGCCTTCATATTCCGATTTCAAATTCTCCCATTCCGGCTTGGCCGTTTTACAATGAGGGCACCAATCAACATAAAATAACATCATTTCAGCCGTTTTATTTGAATTCGAGTCTGTCGAATCATGCTCTCGATTCGCATTAAACGCCGCATCCTTATTTATAAATTGGTCGTAAATCAAATATCCTAAAATAGCGAATCCGACAATTGCTATTGCTATTACTATTTTATTGTTTAAAACCATTTGAATCGCACCGGATACAAAATCTGGCATACCCCCCGACATAAAAGAACCTGTATTTACTTGAGAATGAGAAGTGTTCATATATATTTAATAAGAATAAATTACAATATCTTTTAAACGAATCTAAATATATCATTGTATTGTATTATAACAAATACCACTTTATGTTAGTTAGAGATATTACCGGCAGACTACACATCATTAGCAGAAAAGATTGTAAAAATGATGCGGATTATTACCAGAAAATCGCAAAGATTAGAGCGGAGTTTATTCAGCATTATAAGTCGATTATTAGAACCAAGGGTTAAAAGAACCAAGGGTTAAAAGAACCAAGGGTTAAAAGAGCTGCTGTAAAACGGCCAACATTAAAACTATCAAAAATCCTGTGAAAATATAACTGCTCGCAATATTTGTTTTGACATGGTCCCATCCACCCGTTGTCAAATCTATATTAAAGTTTTTAGCGAATAAATTTGTTTTTGTTATATTATAATAAACCGTATATCCTAAAAGGAGCAGAATAATCACTTTTCCGAAAATAGAGGACAATAAAAAGGAGTTAAGCGGTGTCATTATGAATAATATTATTAGAAATGCGGATATGCTAATACACAAGCATACCTTTTGTGTTGATTTCGCATATTCGGTGATTATCGATGAACTGGACATTTATAAAATATATTAATATAATAATATAATAATATATTATACCATGACTTACACGCGTAAGAATCGGAAAAAGAAACATGGGAAAACGAATGAAACGAATGAAACGAATAAACATAAAATATTCAAAAAGGGCGATTTTTATTCAGGCGATGGGTTTTTAACATCGGTCTGGGGTGCACCTTTATGGCATTCGCTACATACCATGAGCTTCAATTATCCTGTAAATCCGACACAAGAAGACAAAAAGCATTACCGAGATTACATCCTGTCTCTACAACACGTGTTGCCATGTAAATATTGTCGGGAAAATTTGAAAACTAATTTTAAGTCAATGCCTTTAACCATGGCTGAAATGAAGAACCGAGAGACCTTTTCCAGATATATATATGAACTACATGAGCTTGTGAACCGGATGCTTAAAAAGAAGTCGAATTTGACTTATTGTGATGTGAGAGAACGATATGAGCATTTTCGAGCCAGGTGCACAGAAGAAAAGCCACTCCTTTTCAAATATACGAAAACAAAAAAGAATAAAAATGGTAGAAAAGAAAAGGGATGTACCGAACCATTGTATGGTAAGAAATCTAAATGTATTATTAAAATTGTGCCACAGGATACCAAGGAACAGACAATGCAAATAGATGAAAAGTGTATTAAGAGTAGGGATAAGTGATAACGAGAATAAGTGATAACGAGAATAAGTGAATTAATAAGTGAATTAATAAGTGAAATAATAAGTGAATTATAAGCGCGTTTAAACACGATAAATCGCTTTTGGCTTCAAATAGGAATCGCATAATACATTGGTTTCTTCAGTATATACCAAATATGTAATATATTTTTTATCCTCAGGATAAGTACATCTCTTTTTGTCTTCATCGCTTCTCTCCAAAAAGTATTCCTCGTCGAACTTTACTAAGTAAGTCGTGGTATATTCTGGGTTTTTACCATGCTCGTAACAGTGCCTTGTAATCGCCTTTTGTTCGACTGTTCCTATAATATAATTTGTTTCACCGGTATATCCTTTTTTATCAGCTTGAATACTAAATCGTATTAATACTTTATTATTTACTTCTATTGGTAGCGACATCTTTATCTTTGAGTTTATTTAGGGTTTATATTATAATAACGGTAACTTATTATAATAAATTTATTTCAATTATTTATTAAATATATTAGTATTTTAGTATTTGATTATATATTATATTAGAATTTTAGTATTTTAGTATTTGATTATATATTATATTAGAATTTGTATTTAAATAGAGTTTGACAATATATTAAGATTCAATAAGTAATAAGAATATGAGGCTTATTTTAAATTATAACCTTTTATATGTTTTGAAGCATAACATGTATTTGCATAATGTCCTTCTCTACCGCATCTGTAACAACATTGTATTTCTTCTTCACTATCGTCATCGCTTTCTTCTACCATTTGTTTTAGAAAACATCTGCTTTTTCTGTGTGGTGAAAAGTAGGAGGAAGGGCAATTACATTTGCCATCAGGTTTAGATTTTTTACATGTTCCTTCATGTTCCAAAGCATTGCGTTTACTTTCAAATTCTTTATTGCAATAAGAACAGCACCAAACATACTCTGCTTCCGCTTTTCATTACAATCTCGAGCAAAATGACCTGATTTCCCGCAACTAAAGCACTTATCATTTGATCCGTTGCTCATATGACTTAAATGATTTATTGTAGCTTCATCTAATTTTACTTGAACAAATGATCCACCACGAACATTATCTATTCCATATCTGTCCATATAGATTTTAGTATGTTTGTCTTCATCGTAGTCGTCACAGTCCGGAATTAGTTCTAATACTTTAATAGGCGCATATTTTTTAGTCCAAGCAGATCCATTTGCGTTAAAATGGCTATCTATTCGAAAAGAAGGATTGGTAGTCTTACCAATATAGTATTTGCCTTGTTGTAATTGTAATATGTATATGAATACCATTTGTTAATTATTATTATTATTGTTATTTAATAATAATTAAATCAATTTTTTATTTATTCTGCATATCTAAATAAAAAACCGCATTTTGTATCCAGTGTTTTACCTGTGCAATTATTTGATACGCAACTAGCACTAACATTTAAAAATTTAGCACATTCAACTATAGAATTAAACTCATTAATCTTATTTATTTGTAAATTATACTGTATTACTTTTTGTGTGCTGTTTGATATTCCAATTTGTATTTTATGAATATTATTTTCTAAACATGTAGCCCATTCTAGATTTGTTAGTTGATTATTCAATTTATTGCCATCAATATGATTAACGGCTTCTTTATTTTCTGGATTTTCTAAAAAAGTTAAAGCAACTAGACGATGAAGTGAATAAGATTTATTATTTATATTAATTCTTTTATAACCGCTGTTATATTTATGATCATTTATAATTACATTTTTATTATTTTTAAAACTTCCTTTGGTTGATACATAATAATTATTTTTACCTACAATTTCAAATGGTATTTCTTTCCAAATTTCATTTTCATTTTCTTTTTCATAAAAATATTGCCATTTAAATCCATAAGCTATGGATCTTTTATTGTTTCCAACTGCGCATATTTTACTACTAATTATGCTTATATTATTTTTATCTTTATCTTTAATACTGGTTAATTTATTGTCTATAATCCATAAAGCGGCTTCAGATATTGATTTATATAATTCAATTATTTCATTAGTCTCATTATTTATTCTATAAACTGGTCTGTAATTTATTGGTTTAAAAAATTTGATACCTTTATTTACATGTATAGTTTGTTCTTTATAAGTAGCCCATCTTAAATTAGTTACGCAATTATTTTGTTTATTTTTATCTATGTGATCTACTGTTGGTTTATTTTCTGTATTATCTATAAATTCTTTAGCAACCAATCTATGAGCACTACAGCTAATATATTTGCTTTCATTATTTTTTAAACATATTTTTAAATAACCTGCATAATTTTTTTGTAGTTTCATTATTATATTCTTATAATTACTTTTAACTTGTCCCTTTGAGCTAACTTCATAATTTGGAAAATCTGTAATTGGCTTCCATATTTCTTCATCGGTTTCTTCCATTATATATATTATAATTAGAATTTGTATTTAAATAGTATTTACTAGTGTTATATTTACATCCCGAATGTGCTGAAACTGTTTAGAACCGGAACTGGCATATAATCTTGGTTGAATGCGTTGTAGTTAGGTACTTTTTTGCATTCATATGGACTTTCTGCGCACCTTTGTGGTGCCGGGCAAGGCGGACACTTACTAATATCGTTATCTTTATGGTCACAATTTACAACCGGAGCTGGAGGGCAAACCGGGGGCACAACCTGCGACTTCAAAATATACAAGTCTTCGTCTCCAGCTGGGATTTGATTTCGCGAGACACCTGCAGGCAAAGAGCTGTTATATACGCCAGAGTTATTATTAACGGCGACAGCAGTGTTTCCATTAGGTCCCGTCGCCGTATTTACTTGACCATTGGGACCGTAATAGGTGTTCGTATCCACATTATTGTAACCATTATTATTGTAACCATTATAGTGCGAATATTGGTCAACATCGCCTGTATTGTCGTTATAAGTATAGGTGTTGTCTTCCGTATAAACAATTTTAGAGCCATTTGGCCCCGTAATTTCGACCGCGGACTTGCCATTAGAATCCGTTATCATTTTAGCAGTGCCGCCGTTTGGTCCTACATAGGTAGTAGTGTTTGAATTGTTATTATTATTATCGATATAATATATTTCGGTAGTGCCGTCCTTTCTGGTGATGACAATAGTGCCGTCAGATCCGTTATCAATTATTTTCGCAGTGCCACCATCGGGTCCGTAATAAATAGAAGCATGAGAATTTCCGGTGTAGTGATTGTAATTATCATAACTAGAGGTAGAAGTAGAAGTAGAAGAGGTAGTTGTTGAGCCATTGTCATTTTGAACTGTAAATACGGTTTTGGTCCCATCTTGCGTAGTAACTGTTAGCACAGCAGAACCATTGGAATTCGTTGTTAAAGTTGCGCTTCCACCGTTACCATTGGAAGCATAATAGGTGTTGACATCGCCGCCAGATGCGGTAGAATAAGCATTCGAATTGCCATCTTTATCTGTTACCGTGAGGACGGTTGTACCATTTGGCCCGGAAACAATTCTGGCTGTTGCTCCATTATCGGCTACATATGTATTGGAATTTACTCCAGTCATGCCTTCGATGCGCTTATTAACACAGTCAGCGCCCCCTAAATAAGTACATAATATTAATGCTAACAATAATATGACAAAAAGGAATAACATTTCTTCGTTCATTATAATTTATATAGTGAAAAAAGTTCTTTATAAAAAAATTGATTTGTTTTATAAAGAATCTAAATTTTGTATTATTAATATACAAATGTCTAATCAATATAATTGTGTTCAAATTATCGATGATTCTGATGACGAGGGATCCAAAGCTGTAGTTAAAGATGTAGTCGCTGTAGAAGAAGAAATTATTGTCATTGAAGTTAAAAAGAAGAAAATGATTAGAATAAAAAAAGCAAAAGAGACCAAAGAAGAAGCGACAACAAGCAGCGAAGCGACCCCGACATGCCTTCTTAAAAAATATATGCGGGAATATGGCACTTTAGAAATTGGCGCGGATGAAGCAGGTCGAGGACCAATGTTAGGAAGAGTTTACTGTGGCGCGGTCGTTTTACCTAAAGATGACAGTTTTGACCATTTTAAAATGAAGGACAGTAAAAAATTCACCTCTAAGAATCCTAAAAAAATTCAGGAAGTGGCGGATTATATTAAACAACACGCAATCTGTTGGGCAGTCGAATATGAGGATGAAAGAGTAATCGATGAAATTAATATCTTACAGGCAACTCAGTCAGCAATGCACAAAGCAATCAAAAGCGTGATTAAACAGTTACAAGAGAAACAACAAGAGAAACAACAAGAGAAACAACAAGAAAACCCAGATAAAATAATAGAAGCAAATTATGAAAATTTGCTCTTGCTAATTGACGGCAATTACTTCAAACAACTAACTATTTTGAATCACGGGAAGACCAAACTGGTTCATATAAACTATGAAACGGTTGAAGGAGGTGACAATAAATTTACTTCGATTGCCGCCGCATCCATTCTAGCAAAGACAGAGCGAGACAAATATATTCACGAATTATGCGTAGAAAACCCTGAGCTAATCGAGCGATATGGGATTGACTCTAACAAAGGATATGGAGCGAAAATACATATGGATGGAATAAAAACATATGGCATTACCAAGTGGCATCGTAGAACCTTTGGCATATGTAAAACATTTGTTTAAAGGCATATGTAAAACATTTGTTTAAAGGCATATGTAAATTATTTACTACTTTCTGTTGGCAATCCATAGTCTAACCATCCCGCAACAGGAACACCTTGAATTGGAGATAATCCATAACCATACTTTATGGATATAACATTGTAGCCTAACATTTTTAATATAGTTAATATTTGACTACTTGTGTGTCCTACATAACAAATTAAAAATATCGGTTTATTTTTGGGTAATTTCTTTAAATTTTTTTCGTCTAATATATTTAACCAAAATATATTTTTTGAACCTTTAATGTGCATTTTTTTATATTCTTTTTCGCTTCGCAAATCAATTAAAAAATAATCTTTTTTTTTTAAATAATATTGGTTGTAAAAATCAATAGGTGTTATATAATTCCAATCATCTTTTATGCTATGTAAATAATTTCTTAATGTAATAATATTCATTCTTACAATACATTGACATTATTTATTTTTAATTTATATTATATAATATTTTTATCTCATTATATAAATGGTTAAAATACTAGCATTTGATACGGAAACAAGTGACAGAGCGCCTTATATTCCTGGAACAACGACATGGGTAAATAGCAAAAAACTATTAAGTATAAAGAATCTGAAAAAAAAGACCTCGATGTGGAGCACTTTGTTAACTAAATGGCCTAGCATTATTCAGCTAGCTTACATTCTTTATGACACAGATAATCCCTCAACCAAGACAAAAATATTCAACAAATATATTGACATTGAAGAAGATGTTAAAATATCGGAAGAAAGCTTGGCTATACATCATATCAGTCATCAAAAGATGGAGTCCAAGGATCGCGCGAAAATTCAAGATGTGTTAAAGGAATTCTTAAAGGATGTAAAGGAAGCGGATACAATTGTGGGACATAATGTCGCGTTCGATAGGAAAATGATTGTAGCCGAGCTACTACGACTAACAAAAAATTCAGAGGACCCTGATATAATAGAAATGATGACTGATAAGAAATTTAAATGTACACAGGAGATAACCAGACCAATGTGTAAGTTGGAAAATACAAATACAAATGGTCAAAATAAAAAATCATATTATAAATTCAAAACACCTAGGCTAATTGAAGCATATGAACATTTTTTTGGGTGCGTTCCTAAACAAGAGTTGCTACATGATGCGCTAATAGATGCGATTATTTGTTTACGAGTGTATTGTATTAGTCTTGATAAAAACCCCATTGACATTAATCATACTAACAAAACAATTACTAGTTATATAAAAAAGATTTCACCTACTAAATGTAGGAATAAAAGTATTACAAAAAAGAAGAAAAACATTATGAGTAAAAGAACAAGGAAATCGCGATAACCTTTATTAAGTCGAGCGAAGCTCTTCCTTAAGCAGAGCACATCTCGCATATTTCATCTTCTTCCACTACATTAGCCCTTTTTTCCGGTTCAATAGTGAATTGCTGTGCTTGGTGTTTCGCCTTTCTACGCAAATAATATATGCCCGTTTTCAGTCCTTGGGACCAAGCATAGAAGTGCATCGAGGTCAATTTATTATATACAGGGTCTTCCATCCACAAATTAAGACTCTGACTCTGACAAATGAACGCACCTCTGTCCGCCGACATGTCTATCAAGTGTTTCATCGGTATTTCCCAAACAATCTTATATTTATTTCTTATATGTTCAGGTAAATTTGTTAGTTGTTGAATAGAACCCTTGTTCGCAACAATATTGTTTTTAATTTGTTCATTCCATTGTCCAATCGCAAGCAACTCCTTCATCAAATATTTATTTACAACCACGAATTCGCCGGCCAGAGTCCGCCTAGAATACAAATTACTAGTCAGCGGTTCAAAACATTCGTTAAACCCCAGAATTTGCGAGGTCGATGCGGTTGGCATTGGCGCAATGAGAAGCGAATTCCGCAACCCATGTTTTACAATGGACTGCTTTAGACTGGCCCAGTCGTATCGTCCCGATAATCCGGTGAAGTTGGACCACATATCATATTGTAAAATGCTCTGTGACGCTGGACTGCCAATAAAGGAACTATATGAACCACACCTGCTTTCATCTAGTTTTTCGATTTCTTCCCTGATAAAATCGAAATCATTTAAATCGCAAAAGTTTAAAGAACCGGTTTCTAATTGTTTTTTCAAAAACTTAAAATCATTTTTCCCATCGTTAAATCTTTCATAAGCTAGTTCGTTGCTCTTTTCTAACGCCGCGTGATACATGGTTTCAAAAATAAGCTTGTTGACTTCCTTTGCTTCATCGGAATGAAACGCGATATCAAGCAAAATAAACGCGTCTGCTAGACCCTGGACACCGATGCCGATAGGTCGGTGCTTAAAATTACTTATTTTTGTCTTATCAGTGGGATAAAAATTAACATCAATTACTTTATTCAAGTTGTTAGTTATAACCTTGGTTACTTCATGTAATTTGACATAATCAAATGTTTTGGTTTCTATATCGATAAAAGATGGCAGCGCAATGGAGGCCAGATTACATACCGCGGTCTCTTTATCGTCTGAATATTCTGTAATTTCGGTACATTGGCCAGTTAAGATTCCATTAAATACCCCCATATGTTTTTTGGGTTCTGTAAAACAATAGGTGTCATCTTTTCTAAAAAAATCATTTATTCCAACGACAATTGCTTTATTATATCCCCTATAGTTTTTATTCACGCAATTATTCGCATAACTTTCGATATCGGCATCTAAACAGCCTTTAAATTTTAACAAATACATGCCCAATTTTAAATCAATGGCTTTAACAGTATAAACACTTTTATTTTCATCATACACATAAAATTGATGATATTTTGTACAATTTAATACTCGCATTGTACAAATATCATTGTCGTCGTATACACCTATAATTATTTGAATTAATTTTTGGTCTATGCCTGTCTTCATAATCGTTACTTCTGAAAATTCTTCCCCATTCCAAACATTTACCATTTTTCCCTCTAATAAACCAATTTCTAAATGTCCTTTATCTGTTAAAACCAATGTTTCAGGCGCAACGCATAAATTCGAACTCTTAATGGTGCCAAGATTTTTCTGATTTGATTTCGCATTTACCGAATCTTTATATAAAATATATGGCGTCCCTGTTTCCATCTGTGCGTCCAAAATCTTAAACCACAAGTCGCGCGCTTCTACCACTTTTCTAGCGCGGCCTTCCGACTCGTATTTGGTATAAAGCGCCACGAATTCTGGACCGTAAACATCGGCAAGACCCGGACACTCGTGTGGGCAAAATAGCGACCATTTACCCGCTTTTTCTTTGACGCGCTCCATAAATAGGTCGCTTATCCAAAGCGCGTAAAATAAATCACGGGCCTTGAGCTCTTCGTCGCCATGATTCTTTTTCATTTCCAGGAAATCGTAAATATCGGGATGCCATGGCTCCAAATAGATGGCAAATGAGCCGTTACGCTTCCCACCTCCTTGGTCACAGTATCTGGCAGTATTATTGAAAACTCTGAGCATTGGAACAATGCCATTAGAAGTTCCATTAGTGCCCTTAATATGCGTGTCTTTAGCTCTGACATTATGGATATGTAGACCAATACCGCCAGCCCATTTTGATATTAATGCGCAATCTTTTAATGTATTATAAATACCGTCTAAACTATCATCTTCCATGGCGATTAAATAGCAGCTAGATAACTGCGGTCGCGGAGTTCCAGCATTAAAAAGTGTTGGGGTAGCATGAGTGAAATACTTTTGCGACATTAATTCGTATGTTTCTTTAACAAGCGCGAGCACGCTTTTACTGCTTACGCATACGCAATGTATCCCGATCGCCACGCGCATCCACATATGCTGCGGTCTTTCAATAATTTGACCATTGTGTTTGAATAGGTAAGCTCGTTCCAATGTTTTGAAACCAAAGTAGTCAATTAAATAATCTCGTTCGTGAACAATCATTTCGTCAATCTCTGTAGAGTATAAACTAACAAAATCCCAAAGATTTTGTGAAACCAGGGGATAATTTAAACCATGAATATCTTTAAAATTATATAGCGTGTTTACTATATTTGAAAAAAGGGGTTCTGTATTTTTATGATGATTGGAGACTACAATTCTGGCCGCCAAAGTGCCGTAATCTGGGTGTAATGTAGATAATGAAGCACATTGTTCTGCCGCCAATTCGTCGATTTTTGTGGTCGGTATTTTGTCATATAATTGGTCGATTACTTTTATGACAAGCGACGAATAATTGATATGAATGTTAGCTTCCGATCCAAGCTTTTTAATACGTATTAGAATTTTATCAAATGATATATCCTCTAATATCCCGGTTCTTTTTTGAACGCGCATTTCAGAGTTACTACTACTATTACTATTACTACTACTACTACTACTACTATTACTACTATTACTACTACTACTATTACTACTACTACTATTACTATTACTATTATTACTACTACTACTACTACTATTACTACTATTGGGAAGCATTATAAATAATATCTTGTTATTTTTAAGCTATTATTTATAACTAAATTTAAACAATATACAAATATACAAAGCTTTATATTTATATTTATATATAATATAAATATATAATGAAGGACAGGACTATCAAAAGTATTTTATTTTTATTATTCATATTAATAGTAGGATTATATTTAGCTCCATTTTATAAAAAGGCAACAGAAGGTTTCAAGGGATTCAAAAGATATAAAAGCGATGTATTATCCGTCCCTGGAGATTTTCCAAATTCTGTCGAGAAACCTATATTAGATGATTACCCTTTAATGGAGACAAAAGGCGTATCTGCTAATAACGCTAGCGATATTTGGAAGGACTATCCCGTTTTTGGCGTCGGTTCATTTGAACAAATTACAAATAATATTCGTAATAATCGAAACCCTGATGATGGTAAATGCTCTAGAGCGGAATTTTGCGGCGCATTATACCACGATTCGAATCACGGACCGAATGAAATTACCCCTCTTCCTCCAGCTGAACAGGGCAATGGCGCCCGTGTAGGATATTATAGAAGCGAACCTAACAGGTTGTATTTTTCTATACCGACCAACGAGAATATACTTTACTAAATCTTCCACCTTTACTATGTTCGCAAAGGTGGAGCCAAATGGTTTGCGAAGCTGGAGTCAAATAATTTATGATTTAATTTGAAAAAAGGGATGTATATTAAGATTACCAATAGGCGCATTAGGCTTAGCCTCGCTTTTGACAACCGTTACCTTTCCGTTTTCCTTGTTAAAATTCAATAAACATCCAGAACCGGTACTATTATTACTGGCATCCATGTCTAGCGTAAGCGTTGTCGGTTTTGGTTTACGATTTGGCGCTCGATGCTCATATCCGGAAACGCGTTCTGAAACAATGGTCGACCATATTTCAGCCAATCCTTCAATATTATCTTTAAACCATTGTCTGTTTCGGCAAACTAGAACGCAGCTAACAATATCCAGTTTCCAATAATAATCCTTTATCCAAACATATTTATATTTGTAGGACTGATACAAATCCATCATCTCTTCCTGCCATTTATCTATATCTTGGATTTCGACAAGAGACAGTGGCATATATTTATAAAAAGGTTTCCCTTCTTTGGCATGAAAATACATGATTATACCCTTTCTTTTACCAGATGTATCGGCCCAATATGCTCCCGCATTTTCATATTCTGTAAATTTGGTTTCTAAAAAGTCGCACTCGTCTAGGTCACATACTTCCATTTGTAGCTGCATTTGAATCCAATATTCTTTTTTAGGGATGCCGTCTATCTCGCGATTCACGATATTTTTGATTTCTAACATCCGACCGTATCTTGAAGAGTCGCGATCTACATTTATTCCATCAGGGGACGCGCCTAAAAACGCTTGGGTTTCGTGCTGAATACATCCGAAATCATCCACTTTTGTTTTATAAGTGTCTTCATAAATCATAACAGACAGAGGTTCGTATTTTTGCCCGTGATGTAAACTGCTATTTACATTGACCATTTGTACAGGTGCTTGAAAATGTATAATCTTTGTTTCCGAGTCTACAGCTGAAGCTGAAGTTGAAGCTGAATCTGAATCCAAGTCTTCCGTAAAACTAGAAGACGGATTTGGTTGGCATTTTTCATATATTAGCTGATTTTTATTACTCTGACTTTCGAATGCTTTATATGCGTTACTAGCGGTAATCAGGTTGTGTCTGAAATCATACCATTCTTTAGTTCGCTGAACCGGCTGTGGCTTACTTTTTAAATAAGCAATCTGACCCTCCACATATTCATAATCTGGTTCTTCTAGGATGACTGAATCCGGATATGAACGAATTGGCATGAAATCCTTGAAGAAATCTGTCTTTGCTTGACTAAGAATTTCATCCAAATCTTCTTCTAAATAAAAAATATCCGTTTCAGCAAATACAGCCTCCATTAATTCGTTAATATTGTCTTCAAAAATATCATCAAAATCTGGCTCAGTGATCATAGTAGGGTTGTTTTTAACGAATTCTTCCATTAGGTGTAGACATGTTTCGTATAATTCGAGGGATTCGTCTTCATTAAAAATAGGTTCGTCGTCGGGTATTATAAGAGCAAAAATATCGACTAATTCTGACAAAAATGTATTCATTGGCATTGACATTGACAAAAATGTATATATTATATATAGTAAAATGTATTTATATCCATATTAATTCAAATATAACTAATTCAAATATATAAGTTATTTTATATATATTTAATTATCATTTATTACTAATGCTAACGCAAGGACTAACGCAGTTACAAACGCAAGGACTAACGCAGTTACAAACGCAAGGACAAACGCAAGGACAAACGCAGTTACAAACAATTGAGAAAATAATAGAAAAGAATGGTCTTATCTTTATTAAATTAAACGCCAATAAATTCAACCTAACATTTGATATAAACAACAGCAATATAATTTTACCATCTATTATCAATTTTGAATTAATTCAATTACTTTATACATTGAATCCCAATATATTCGAATCTCTGTCTAAGAGTAACGACAAGAGCAACGACAAGAGTAACGACAAGAGCAGCGACAACGACAAATACAACGACAACGACAAATACAACAACAATACAAATCTGGTTATTTTATTGAAGGATATATTCGGCGATTTAGGATTACCACAATATTATTTAGCATTAAATATTAATAAATATAATCTTGGAACTAACAAAATTGTATTTAAATGCGAATCACTTACAAATACACCAGATATGGACACGGACGATGTAGAATCAATGCCAATACAAAACATAAATATTGGGTTTATTATTATTAACAACCACTGTATCAAAATAAATTGCGATATATATTTAATAGATAACCACCATTTACCATCTTTTTCTGAAAAATTGATTGGGAATATAATTTACAATATGTTTAATAAATTAAAACAATTTATAGAAAATCTATCCTTTAATATAATATCAAATATAAACTAACATGTTTTTAAATAAGTTAACCGAATTTTTTAGTAATTGTTGGTTTGTCATTTGTGTATGCTGGATTATATTCGACGAATTATGTTTATATTATGCTTTTAAAAATTATGAAAAATGTATCCGCAATTTGACTTATCGGCTATCTTTAAAAAACATTTTATATGTTAAAATATTCCAAGCACTGGTATTAAATAACAATATACTTGACGAACAATACACCGATTGTCTATTAAAATTTACAGATAATGTGCCTTGGTCTGTCACAGATATAGATAAGAGCGCTCTTGTTAGTTTAGAACAAGAATACAATATTACCATTTTGAATGATTATATGCCAATTAATTCAGGGATGATTTCATTAGTATTTAAAGGACTTAAAGAAGGGGGATCTAAAACAATCATCATTAAAATGAAACGAAACAATATAGACGCGACATTACAAGACGGGATACAGAAATTGTTATTTTGCGCTCGATTAATGTCATTTATTCCTATTATAAAAAAAGCGAGTATATCTGATATAATACATAATAACATACACCTAATAAAACAACAAACCGATTTCACAAGGGAAGTTGAAAATATTCAAATGATGAAAAATAACAGCAAGCATTTAAAATATATTAAAATTCCCAATGTCTACAAAGATGTTACGGATAAGTTTTCGAATATAATCATGATGGAATATATTAAAGGAGAAACAATTAGCGCTATTAATCCAGCCGATTATATCGAATATTCAAAGCAAATAATCAAATTTGTTTTAGTATCAATGTTGATGACCGGGCGATGTCACGGGGATTTACATATAGGAAATATATTATTTATCAAGGATGAAAATGACCCAAAATATAAATACAAAATAGGCGTTTTGGACTTTGGATTGGTTTACGAAATCGATAAAATGAAAAATACCTTTTATTATATTTTTGCGAATATGACTAGAACATCCGCAGAAGTCATGGCGGAAAACTTGCTGCTGTCTGGATTGATTGAACCGGTCAATTGTTTGGCTTTGTTACCTAAAAAACATTCTAATAATATCATGCTCATACTAACAAGGTTTATCGATAATACATTTAATATATCAAAACATTTCAGTCAGATAAATATATTTAATTCGATCTCTGAATTAAATGATTATATTGTCGATAATAATTTAATGGTTAACGGGTTCAATATTAGACCATGTGAAGACTTGGTGAAATTTCAAGTATTATTTTCCATGTTATATGGTGTCATTTTTAAATTATGCGGAGACAACTATATTGAAATAATTAATAGGGTTATGATTGAGTTATTTCATATCGAAGTGTCTGAATCATAATTCACTACATTTTTAGCTGTTCCTCTTACCTTTTTAGGCGCTAGGCTTCTTGTAGTGGAAACATGCTTGTCGGTATTTTTGAGCGTAAAATGATTAGATTGTTTATTATGATGAAGCGCGGGGATATCTTTTATTTCGCCATTGGATTTATCATATATAACATCTTTGACTCGTTGTAATTTTTTCCTATCGAGGCAATCCTTTAGGAAACTGGTTAGTTTATTAAATTCGTCGTCAGTTAGAGTGTTTTCGGTTTTATATTTTTCGGCGAAAACGGAAATCTTTTTAATCTTTGCTGTTTTATCTAATTTGCTCCAGGGATCATTCGCATTACTGTTTTTTTCGTTTTCTAGAAATTTATCTAGGTTTGTTAGATCGCTAGATGACTTTGTTTCTGGCCACACAATGCCATTCATTAGAAGGGTTTTGTATTTAATTGCTTTGAGTTCATTACATTCCGAGGTGGCTTTTTTAAAGACAGCGGGTTCTTCTACTTCTACTTCTATTTCTTTTTGCATTATATATTATATATTAATATGGCAAGATGAGTTTAACTCAGTTTTTAAAATATTATATTAATAAGAAATATTTATATTGATTTATATTGATTTATAAATAATGCAATAATAATATGGATTCTGTTAAACGAATTTTTGTCAAAGATATTGCTTTCAAGGACATAACTGTAACAAATGTTAATCAAGTAACCGAATCTAACGAAACAAAAAAGGTAATATTTACTGGAACAACCACGAAATATCAAATGAAAAAGGTTTACGATAAAACGGATAAGGATAAGAAAAAGAAGGTAGAAACTAACACTTGGGACCTAAATGAACAAGAATTATCATTTCAAACTCAATTAGAAGTATTGAAAGATATACATAGCACCTCTTTTAATAAACTATCTAGCTTGATTGTTAGTCATATTAAAACAAAAATATCCAGTTACAAACACCAAGATAATTTAAAAAACTTATTTTTGGAATCCGAATTTGTGACATTTGACTACACAATCGATTTATTGGTAACATGCGAACTTAAATGTCATTATTGTTCCTGTGAAATGTATTTATTATATGAATTTGTCAGAGAAATGAAGCAGTGGTCTCTAGATAGAATCGATAATGATATTGGTCACAATAAAAATAATTTAGTTGTCTCTTGTTTAGAATGTAATTTAAAAAGAAGACGAACTAACAAAGATGCCTTTTATATTACCCAGAATTTAACAATAACAAGGGTATAAAGTTTGCTTCCAAACCGGTGAAAATAGCGACAAATATTTATTATTTTAAATTACTTAATAATAAATATGAATGTAAATATGAATGCGAATATGAATGTAAATATGAATGCGAAATTTTATTTTTGGAAATGGACTCTGGGCGAACCTTATTATAAAAGCGCCCGGCCAGAAAAACAAACGACTTCTAATTCAGATATTATAACTGAATATGATACCCAACAAAGCGCAATCAATCAATCCTTGGCGGACGATTTAGGAACTACCAGTAACAAAAGAGAAGAATTAGACAACCGAGTAGCAGATCGAGAACTAGTCCAACAACGAGGCGCCAATCCATTTCTAAGCTCACAATCTAGTTATGTCAATGACATTGTAGTAAGAGATATGTTCCTAAAACCAATCAATACTAGTCAGGATAAAATTACCAATAAGTAGTCAGCAATCGGTGGAGGAATTTATCGACTATTTACAAACTTTTAACACACATTGTATTCAGCAACCGATTTACAAAATAAATCAAAAAGGAATTCAACAATAATATAAAGGAATTAGCTATAAACATCATATCCACCTTTTTATAATGCATCACGATATAAGACGCAACTGAAATTGCGCTAACTACAAAGCCTATTCCGAAAAAGATAGACAGAGCGTAAAAATAAGTGCAATACTCTTTACCCAAAGGGCCAAAATAAGCTTCCATAAAGTTATCCATAATATTATAATTTGATATTATAATTTTACTAAATATAATTTTACTAAATATAATATATATTATTTAAAACAACTTAAATAACTTTTAATAATTCATAAATAATGAGCAATAATTCTACCTATACTACTCAAAATGACCTACTATTGAAAAACTTAATGGTATTCTACAGGACGGATGAGAATGATAATTTAGACGATATGCTGCGAATTATTACAGGCGAGTCTAAAATATCGTTACGCATTGTGGACTGGTTTTCGACCAACTATGCCAAGAAATATTATACTCTATATGTAATCGACCAAAACGCGGAAAATATTGCCAGACGATTTAAGGTCTACGATGATTACAAGTTGAAGCTAAAAGCCTATAGTAAGAAACGTTTTGATCCGTTCTGCAGGTGGGATAGAATAAGTATTCCATATAAAAACGGGAAATGTATTGAGACCACCATTGGCCAACTGAATTTCTTCAAATGGGCGCTAGAGAATAAAGTGGTCGATTATATCGAAAAGAATTATGATACGATTGAAAAGGACATGAATAACCGTAACAGCACTTCGAAGCGCAAGGAACTTTTGTTAGTCGGGGACAACTCGAAGACGCGAAAAAAGAGAGAAGAATTGTCGGTTTCCGCTACCAAGAGCATTAAGAAGGAGAAGGTGGAAATTGTGGTGCAGTTTAATTAGAGGTTTAAATAATATTATCACAAATTAAATATACAAACAATTTAAAAATAACAGCATATACTATTTAATATGTCTAATATCGAATTACAAATGTGTTATTTTTGTCAAGCAAAAATGCCTCATCCATCATGTTTAATAAGTTATCATAATAATTTATGGGTTTGTTGCAATTGTGATGAATTTACATTATCGATAAAATACAATAACGATATAACTGAATGCCCTGTTTGTTATGAAATAAAAAAATCCGCACAACTTCCGTGCGGGCATAATGTATGCTTAGATTGTTATAAAATAATATATTTTGGAACGACATCCGAACCGAAACCAAAATATGAGCACGAAATGGAAAATAAATGTATCGATTGGCCTTTTAATGAAGAAAAACAAAATGAATTTGATAAAATAGAATTTAAATATGATTTATGTAATTGTGAAAAACATACATACGAAGAAATGATATTAAATAGAAATATTTCAATGAATCATAGACCCGATTGGATGAATACAGAGGAATTTATAAATTATGAAAATTTGAGGTTTAAATATCATATAGAAAGTGTTAAATTAGATGAAGAATGGGAGAAATATGATGATTCTAAAACTAAAGGAAATGGTAAGTGTCCTTTATGTCGTGCTTAAATTAATTTATATAGTTTTATTATATTTTTCCATTATATTTTTCCATTATATTTTTCAATTGCTAATAGTAAGCTATACTGCTCCATGTGCGACCTACTGCCTTTTTCAACGATTAATGTTTCTATACGCGACCGAAACATTAATTCCGTGCCCTTTTTGTAAGCATTTGAGGTCGTTGAAGCTAAGCAATTGTAGTAAGGATTGTTTGGCGACCTAATTTTATCTATAACGAACGCTAGTTTGGCCTTGGACCAGCCTTTTAGTAATTTGACAATGCGTTCTCGGTTCAATTTAAACCAATTGTCGTAGAATTCGATGCGAACCAGGCTTTTTTGGTTTTTAACATGATTCGAATAGGCGCCGATCATCTTTATAAGTTCTTCGGGTAGCTGACCAACGAGTTCTAGTAAGAAGAATTGACACATTTGAACAAAGATTGCGTTTTGAACATGATTCTGATTCGGATTCTGATTCGGATTCTGTGTTAAAGAATCCGTATCGATTCTAAGGGTTTTTATTTCGTTTAAACAGAGTGCTCGTCTATTATTGGCCTGATATAAAGCAAGTAATTCTTTGTCTGAGCGAGCTTTTTTTGCAAGCAGTAACTCATGCATGCTTTTCGCATGAGGTTTCTGTAACAAGTCGGCAATAAAGTTGGCGTAGAAGATGGCATATTCATAAGTGGCATTCATTGTTGTATATTTATTGGTAGTATATTTAATACTATTATTTTTACAAATAAAGAATATTTCAATTTTATTTCAATCAATTTCAATCAATTTGTTTATTGCGGAATAAAGATTTAAATACTTTTATACAACTTTTATATAAATTAATAAATGGGCAATTCGCAATCCGCAAAAAAAATCAATTATGAGGATATCCAAACCGTTGTCAAAAATCCGGAAATATATATGCTTATAAATACGCTTCCATTAAATAACCAAGAATGCTTAATATCGACTACCGTAAGCGTCGACAAGGAAGAAGCGATCATCAACAAATATTTGAAGGAAAATGTCGGCATCAAAATCATTGTCTATGGAAAGAATTGTAATGACGAATTGGTCGACAAAAAATATCAACAATTGTTAGCACTAGGATTCAATAATATATATACTTATATGGGTGGATTATTTGAGTGGCTTTTGCTGCACGATGTTTATGGTAAAGAGCTATTTCCTGTAAATAATAAAGATAGTAAAAATATAGATATATTGAAATTTAAACCGCATTCCGTTTTGAATATTTCTTTAATCGAGAATTAAATCGTTAGTGTTATATTTGTTAGTTGCTTGTATTCTTAAGAGTTTGAAAAAACTGCGTGATAGATAGTTGCTTGTTTTTAATTGGTTCCTTGTGTTTAATGGTAATTAAAGGCGCAATTAAAGGCGTAATTAATTTTGGCTCCTCTAAATCAAGCAGAGCTATATTCGAGAGTTCGTCTGCGCGTTTATTTTTATCACGATATACATGATTGAATTCTATATATTCAAACTGTAATTTAAGACTTTGAACTTCTTCGTATAAATTAAAGATGGACTCGGATTTGACCTTATAAATGCCATTAACCTGATTTATAACTAACAAACTGTCTCCGAAAACAGATAATATAGTTATACCAAGAACTAGTGCCCCTTTTAGCCCTAAAACGAGGGCTTGATATTCCGCCTGATTGTTTGTTTTGTAACCAAGAAATTCCGCAGCGGACCAAATTTCTTTCCCATTTTTATAGATGACGGCGCCGGCGCCTGATAATCCAGGGTTTCCTTTGCTAGCGCCATCGAAATTCATAATGTTTTCGCTTATAGGAAATATTTTCGCATCTTTTGTAGGTTTTGTAATTGTCGAAAACATGATTCTATTTGTTAGTTATATACCTAGCTTATCTTTATAATTATATTTTATCTTATCTTTATAATTATATTTCAATTTTTAAATATAACCACATACAACTGCGACCAATACGGCGTCTTTTGATGTCTCTATTTTAAATGGTTTACCGCAACCGTATATCATATTGTTAGCTACAAAATAATCACATACTTCCTTTGTCTCGTGCGGATTCATTTGGTTACCATTGGCAATAAAAGTTCCATGCCGAAATATCTTACAATTTAACTGTTCGATTAAAATAGGGTTTAGACAATGAGGACAGCTAACAACAATGTCCTTTGTTAGTTCATTTGTATTTGTTTCCATTTATAGAATTAATATATATTATCAAATATATTTAAATCATTTGATAATATATAATGGATTTTTTTGATAGTTCTTCATCTTCAAGTAAAAAAAAGTCTAGAAAAGCTTGGTCTAAATCGAAAAGCCCAGAGAAGTCTAAATCGAAAAGCCCAGAGGGACTAAGATTAGAGGGGTCTAAATCAAGTTCAAGTCATAAACATACATCGAAATCGAAATCACCTTACCGATTTGAACCCAAAAGTCCTGACAATACACCACCTAAAACAAAACTTACTTCACATTCTAAAAAAGAGTATTTTGAACAAACGACTTCCACTTCTAAATCCAGCTCTTCCGCTCCACAACATTACGGCGATGTTAAATTGAAAATGCCTGTACTGCTTTCGGATAAAATAAATTATGATGCCGCAATAGCAAAAAAAATGGACAAAATTTTCCAATCCTACAATAAATTAGAACCCTTTACATCATCCTTTTATTTATCAAATCTATTTTATTTATACCTTTTTAAAAAATACAAAATGGAGTGTCATATGCCAAACCGAAATGAAAAAGAAAAACTTCATTTTTTCCTTGATATTTCAGATCATAGTAAAGAAGAATGGTTTTATGCTTTTAGAGGATTTCAAATAGATGCGATAAAATTAACTGCAAAGTATGTATCTAAATGTATTACAAGTGGCATTAAAATACTAATAATACCGTTAACAATTCAAATGTCTGAGGGAGCGCATGCGAATTTATTGATATATCGAGCAAATACGGGTGTGATAGAACATTTTGAACCACATGGCCGCGAATTTGGCGGCAGAGGTTCAGCATATGTAAATCAAACACTAAACAGCTATTTAGAACAATTTGTAAAATTAATAAATAAGGATGTTAAGACGAACAATAAAACTTTGAATGAAGATCAAGAAAAACTGCCAAAAATTACACTGATAAAAGCACACGATACTTGTCCAGAAATACGCGGGGTTCAGGCTCTAGAAGAACGCAGTGTAATACCAAAAAATACGTTAATAGAACCTCAAGGATATTGTGAAGCATGGTCCATGTTTTTTACTGAATTGTGTTTAAAAAATCCAGAAATGTCGAGCAGAGAAATTTATACTGCAATAATGGATAAAACGCAGCTATATGATAATAAAAATAATTATTTACGAAATATAATACGAGGTTATACTGCGTTTATAAATAATAAGATAGCAAAACATTTTTCTCGAGTATTTGATGAACCAATTACATCGGCAAAAATTCATAATATAAATACTGGAAAAGCGAATTTAGAAGGGGATATATTTTATGACAAATTATTAGAAATAATGGAAGTAGAAGCAGAACGACCTTTTTATGCGCAAAAACAAAGGTATCCCGATGTAAAAGTTAGATATGGCGAATTTACTCAAGGAATTCGGCCAGAAACATCCTCATCGTCACTTAAAGGAGAAGACAGGGTTTCGCCAAAAAGAAAGGCTTCCGTAAATGCTAGCACTAGAAAAGCATCTCCAGAACTTAAGGGTTTCAGTTTAAACAAACAACTGTTGTCGAAAATAATGAAAGAGCATAGAATGGAAATGGCTACGGCAGCCCAGCGAGATAAAGAGGAAAAAGCAGCCGCAAAAATATTAGCAAAAGAAGAAAAGGAGGCTGAAAAACAACGATTAAAGGATGAAAAAGCATTAGCTAAATCGGAAAAAGCAAAGACAAAGACAGTAAAGAATACTGAAAAATCAAAGACGAAAACAGTAAAGAATACTGAAAAAGCGGCTACTATGTTAGAAGACTCGGATTCATAATATTATAGTAATTCATATTCATTATATATTCATTATATTATATCGTGAATATATAATGAATATAACAAAAAAAAATAAATCTAAAACTCATCGGCCAAAAACCACCGATTGGTCTTCCAGTCGGAGTCCGAGTCCGAGTCCGAGTTCAATGTCTGACTCAAGTCCAAGTCCTTTACAGCCTACAACTAGGTTATCTAATTTGAGATTTAGAACAAGAACCAGTTCAAGAACCAGTTCAAGACCCAGGTCAAGTTCAAATTTAAGAACTACTGCTTCTCATTCAAGAACCAGTTCACCATTTCAATACGAATTAAAAATGCCCGACGAACTTCCAGTAAAACTAAACTATAGTGAAAAAATTGCGAAAAAAATGAAAAAAACATTTCAATTACACGATGATGTAGTGCCATTTAAAGGTTCGTTTCATATAAATAATTTATTTTATTTGTATCTTTTTAAAAAATACAAAATGGATTGTATACTAGAAAATTGGCAGTATGGAGTAGAAATGCGATTACATTTAAAAGACACTGAACCTATAATAAACCCTTATTTTGACGAAATAATCGAGACATCATCCAAAAAAATAATAAACTGTATATTAGATGGTTCAAAAATAATAATAATACCATTTCTTTTTGATATAACTATCGATGAAGAATTAAGAGGAGGCCATGCGAATTTACTAATATACCGACAAAATACTGGCAAATTAGAACATTTTGAACCACACGGCGCTATATATGAAGGCATTGGAGGTGAATTTATAACCGAACAAATAAATGCTTTTTTAAAAAGGTTTGTAAAGCATCTAAATTATTTAATTAAAAAGGAAAATAAATTAGAAGGCTTGTTGGGGAAACGCGAAAAAATACAAAAAATCAAACTGTTAAAATCGTTTGATGTGTGTCCAGACATACAAGGGCTTCAATCATTAGAAGACGCGAGCGAGATGCCCAGATTTATTACAGAACCGATTGGATATTGTGCTGCTTGGTCGATGTTTTTTACAGAGCTGTGTTTGAAAAATCCCGAGAGATCTAGTAGGGACATATACGAAGCGATAATGGAAAAAACAGAGCTATACGATGATAAAAATTCTTATTTACGAAATATTATTCGCGGCTATACAGCTTTTATAAATAATAAAATAGCAAAACATTTTTCTCATGTTTTTGCGGAGCAAGAATTTCCGCAAAGTATTGATATATTAATGGAACAAATCGACCCCAATAATCCAGACATAAATGATTTAATTAAAGTATCAATGTATAGTGACAAATTATTGGAAATAATGGAAGTAGAAACAGGCGTAAAAAATGAGAGAATGGATGATTATCCTGATGTAAGGAGTAGATATATAGAGTTTACTCACGGAATTCGTAGGTCGACCTCGTCCCCTTCTTACAAAAGCGAGGAACCGCCAATAAAAACAAAAAAACATGCTAGTTCTAGAAGTAATAAGTCTGAAGTAATAGAAGAAGATAAGGGTCTTGGCGTTCGAAGACCAAGAGGCAAAAAGAGAACAAAGAGAACAAAGAGAGCAAAGAGAGACAATTAATATATATTATTTAATTACTACTTAAAGACAATTTGTAAAACTAATAGTTAAGTCCGCCCTTGAATAAATCCATCGATTTGCCGCATCCAATCACCAGCCAAAGTCACATTCTGGTAAATATCCTGGTTTCCATCTAGCACAAGCTGCTCCTTGAATAGACCTCGGTCTTTATCCAAAAACTCTTCGTGATATCTATGACATTCTTCCAAATATGCTAAGGGTATCAGCTCTTCGCCTTCTCTGGCTCTCAAATGTATACGCTCATAGCATTTGTCAGGGTCCGTCCTTATGTAAACGACCTTATTTACTTCAAATTCCGCGGCAAATTCGTCGAACAATGTTAGATAAATTTGATATTCGACCTCCGACATTTTACCCTGATCATACAGCATCTTGGCGAAGATTTCCTTATCTGTATATAGACTGCGCTCTGTAATAATGATAATATTTTTGCCTGAATTTGCTTTCACAATTTCTCTTAATCCAGAGAGCCTTGAAACAAATGCCATAATCTGGAACTTAAATGCGTGTTTTTCTTGGTCCTGGTAAAACAGTGTCAGCATTTCAGTGCCGCTTTTATCCTTTACGAGTTTCCATTTTTCAGTAGGTTCTTCCGCAAATAAGATATTTTCATTATTTTTATAATATTCCTGCGCCTTTTTCATCATGGTGCTTTTACCGGAACCGATATCGCCGTCAAATGAAACAAGAGTAACGGTATTTTTTAAATTTTGTGCCATTATTATTCTTAATAGTTATATTATCATCTATTTATACCCTTACTTTAAGTATTTTTTATTTTTCAATTTTTTAAGGAGGAATCTTGGTTCCCTTATGATCCTTCCTTTTATACATTTTTGTCAATTAAAAGTAACAGTTGCTAAACAAAGTACATTTACTTGAAGAAGGAGAAAATTAAACAAGATGGTAATATTTAATTAAATTGATTTAGAATTATAATCATATTATTATAGAAAGAAATAATATGAGTGAAATTAAATTATGCGAAATGAATAAAACACAGCTTATAAGTAAGTGTAAAGAATTAAATATAACAAAATTTAGTAATAAAAATAAAAAACAATTGGTTGAATTAATCACAAATAAACTACAAAATATTGATGTAAATAAAGTAATAACATATGCGGAAGAAAGTTCAATAGATTACAATAATTACGCAAATATCATTATTAGAACCTTCAAAAAATGTATGAATATGCAAATGAAAGGTTATGGTGGTGGAAATCTTGGACTTGGAAAGTGGTTAATTATTATTGATGATAATAATACACCTAATCCAGAATTGACTTGGTTAGGCAATATTATTGGCGTGACAGATTATAAATTATTTAAAGGTGGGGATAAAATTCAAAAATATTATCCAGCATCTCAAACTTGTTTATGTATATATTGTGGAGTTAATGAAAAAATACTTACTCCAGAAAAACAACATAACTGGATTTTACACATTGGAAAAAAAATATCAAAATCTCCATATTTAAAATCTATATGCATAAAAAATAAGATATGGTTTAAAGAAAATATAAAAACTCGTCAAGGCATTTATTCATTTAATAATACAAATGTTTGTAATTTATCTGTAAATATTTAGGAAATAGGCGAAAACAAAGTTAAATAAATGCGTGAATATGTAAAAGGAGGGGTCATAGGGGAACCTTGGTTCACTTAAAAAATTGAAATTTTAAATTCACTTAAAGATAAAAGTATTAATAACTAATACCACCTTTTAAAACAAATGAATACTATTCTTAGTCAACAAAAATTATCTAAATCTGAATGGGATTCAGTCGAAATCCCCGTATCTCCGGATGAATTAGCAATATTAAAATTAATAACTTCTGGTTACACCGATATAAATATCAGAACAAACAAGACAAATTCGATATTTAGCTTTTTGAAAATAGAATACAGTCAGCAGATGGAAGATTTCCTTTATAACAAATACTTTTCCACCAGAATAAATACACTATTAGAAAGAAATTGTATCAGTTATGTTACCTTCAGCAATGACAGCAATAAATATCGCGCGAAAAAAGAAGAATTATCCGGCTCATCGTCTGACGAAGAAAAAGAAATCCGAAGAAGACAAGATACCGATGGCAACTTTCTTTGCCAAGTCAAGATTTGCGCGCTAATAAAACTCAAAAGCGCGGACCAAATCCGCATTGGACGATTTGAAGCGATTAATGAAAGCACCACAGAGATTTATGAATTTATTCTAGTCAAGCATCTGGAGCACATGCTAAATTATAAAACGGCCAATAATAAATTGTGGATATTTAACTATTACACACTTGTCAATTTGATGCAGAATAACATCGATAAAGTCAATTGCTATATTAAACAAATCATCGATGCCGTCCTGGAAAATATAGAAAAAGAAGTCGAGCTTTTAGAAATCGTTAAAAATGCTTACGAATACATCGAGCGCAACCCTAGCTTGTTAAAGTATGGCGACATGCAGCTATACGCTCATCAAAAAGAAATCTACTCTGTTTGTAAAATTTTGTGCCCGAAATTAGTGCTCTACATTGCTCCTACTGGCACTGGTAAAACGCTTACCCCTCTAGGTCTATCTGAAACTCATAAAGTCATCTTCGTATGCGCTGCTAGACATGTCGGTGTCGCGTTGGCAAGGTCCGCGATTTCGATAGGCAAGCGAATCGCATTCGCATTTGGGTGCGCTTCGGCCGACGATATTAGGCTTCATTATTTCGCAGCCAAAGAATACACTAGAGATAAGCGCAGCGGCTCAATTCGAAAAGTGGATAACTCGGTCGGTGACAAAGTGGAAATTATAATTTGCGATATTAGGTCTTATTTGTGCGCAATGTATTACATGTTGTCATTCAATAGAGCACAACACATTATTACTTACTGGGATGAGCCAACAATCACGATGGACTATGTAGAGCACGACCTACACAAAATTATCAAGAAAAATTGGAAGGAAAATATCATACCTAATGTAGTATTGTCGTCTGCGACACTTCCTAAAGCGCACGAGATTGGAGAAACAATTCGAGATTTCGAACAAAAGTTCGCGGATAGCGTATTTTACAATGAATTGGAAGATGGGTTCGAATCAGTTGTCAAGCAGCCCAGAGTCTTCAACATTTCGAGCCACGATTGCCGCAAAACTATTCCTATTTTGAATAATAATGGATACACTGTGATGCCGCACTATATTAGCAGTGACTATGAAAAGGTTATTGAAACGGTTCAACATTGCGAAGAAAACTTGACACTGCTTCGATATTTCGACTTGACGGAAGCGTCTCGGTTTATTACATATATTGAAAAATTCAATTTGGCCAGAGCTTCCGCGAAATTTAGCAGAAACTTTCTTACAGCGTCCGACATTACAATGCAGTCGATTAAAATGTATTATCTCAAAATTTTGAAGAATATTGTTCCTGAAAAATGGCAGCAAGTTTACACCTTCTTCGCAGAGACCAGAACCAAGAAAATTCAACCAAATGACGCCATAGATTCCAAAGGCAACAAAATTACCAAGGCGGTCAGTTTAGGATCAAGAGCTGACTTGAAACCTGGTGCTGTCATTGAAAGAACTGCTAGTTTACAAGTTCCTGCTGCTTCTGTTAATACATCTGTTAATACTTCTGTAGCAGGCAGTTGTGCTATATATGTGACTACCAAAGACGCATATACGCTGACAGATGGACCCACCATCTTCTTAGCAAAGGATGTTACAAAGGTCGCAAAGTTTTGTATTCAGCAAGCAAATATACCGGCAAGCGTCATGAAAGACATACAAGATAAAATCGATTTTAATAATGAAATATCTGAAAAAATCGCGGCAATCGAAGCGGAACTAGAAAACTTACAGGAACAAATGGGTAAAGGGACCGCGGCGACTGGCGACAAAGCAAAAAAAGATAATAAAAAGAAGGAGCGCGTTGCCGGCGAAATGATAGATAAATCAAAGGACAGGGAAATTATAAAATTAAAGGAGAATCTAATACTTCTGTCGCAAATGATTAAAAGCGCGACGCTTCATGATATGTTTGTCCCAAATCGCTCATATCACAAGGAAAAATGGGCGGCTAATATAGCTGCACCAAATTCATTCACCAGCAATGTGAATGAAGACGATGTTGATGCGATCATGTCTCTAAACAATGTGGATGACAGTTGGAAAGTCTTGTTGTTGCTTGGTATCGGAGTGTTTGCGAACCACAATAGCATCGCATATACGGAAATTATGAAAAAACTGGCCGATTCTCAAAGACTCTTTATGACTATTGCGGACAGCGATTATGTTTATGGAACAAATTATCAATTCTGTCACGGATATTTGAGCAAAGATTTAGGACTAACCCAGGAAAAGATTATTCAAGCTCTTGGGCGCATTGGACGAAATAATATTCAGCAAGAATACAGCGCGCGATTCAGAGATGACGAGCAAATTGCGACCTTGTTTACAAGGTTCGAGTCGACTGCGAAACCGGAGGTAATAAATATGAATATGCTGTTTAATTCGAGAAATGTGAAATGGAATGGAGAAGAATATGAAGAGGAATTTGAAGAGGAGTCTCAAGAGTCAGGACAAGACAAGTAATCATTTTAGCATATATAATATTATAAAATAATTTAAAAATATAACAATAATAACAATAATAACAATGAATAATCATCTAAAAGAAGGCGAATTATTTTTAAAATATAAATCATCCTATAAATCATCGCTAATAGATTTATCAATACATTTATTTCTTTTATTTTTTACATTTTATTCGACATGGTATCTTAAAAATAGCTTATTAAGTCTAATTCCTACCCTATTTTTAGGGCTATTATTACACAGAAATTATGTAGTGTTTCACGATTGTTGCCATAACTCATATACACCTAACAAAACATTGAATTATTTGATTGCTACCTTTTATGGAATAACTACATTTACTTCAACTAATTGGATATTGGACCATCATACGCACCATTTGACAAATGGCAATTTAGAAAATAAATATAATTTTAAATTTAATGAATTATTATATTACAATGTTGGACAATATAAAAATTTTGACACAAGACTTAAAAATATATTTAAATTTTTTCACACCCCGGCTGTATTTTTCTCCTTCTTCCCTATACTATATTTTGGAATAATACAAAGATTTATTTATTTCATTAAAAAACTAAAATACAATAAAAAAATCGATGCGTCCATGTGTCATATTTTACAGGCGCATGCTATAAATAATACAGGACTTGGACTATTATTATTTGGAGTGTATAAATATAATATATTATTTTCCTTTTTGTTAGCTTCATTCATTGGATTTGTAATTAATTTTATATTATTTTTTAATCAACATACTTACAATCCTTCATACATTGTTACTAACAAAGAATGGACTCAAAGAAATAGCGGCCTATTAGGCAGTTCATTCATTCAAATACCAAAGTATTTGAAATATTTCACAATGGGTATCGAGTATCATCACATTCATCATATGAACGCAAAAATTCCGGGTTATAGTTTACAAAAATTTCACGAAGAAGTCGTTCAAAAAGGCGATTTATTTGATAATATTATTAAATTATCTATTGTCGATTGTTATAATAATTTGTGGTTGATGTTATACGACGAAACAAAAAACAAATATGTTACTGTTAAAGAAACGGATGACGAAATTTTAAAAGGATCTCTTCATATTGATTGATAATTTTATAACTGATGAACTACTATTTTCGGCTCCAAATATTTAAACATGTGACCATTGTATGACACCTGGTTATCAAGTGCTTTTTGTAGTGTTTTTTCACTTATATGAAATGTTTTAATACAATTATATTTGCATATAAATTGTTTGATTAAATTATTTTCTTGATCATATTGACCAATACCATTTTTGTATAGAATTGGTTCTTGATTACCATTTTTAATAACAAAATTGTCCTTTAATTCATCTTCACAACTGTCATATAATATATAATAATATCCTTTAGATAATGTAAAATTTTTAACTACATGATCTAATCCAGCGGATGAAGCGTATCCATTTTTTACAGCTGCTGTTTTTCTATCCAAATATACATTTAAAATTTCAGATTTGTCTATATTTAATTTCGCAATATATCCCAGATTTTGAGAGCTTGTTTGTTTAGTTGGTTTGATATTATGAATAATATTTGAATCTAAATTTCGCTCAACTAACAACCAACGAAACCCGCAGTATATGGTATTTTCTTGAATGGCTTTATTTATACTTGGTCTTTTAATAAGTTGATTTTCATTCATCGCCTCTGTAACAGATTCGTATATTTTAACCAAATGCAATGTTTCAGGATTTATTTTTTGAAGACGCGGACCTAAATGAGGGTTTGGTTGATTAAATCCAGTCACCAATTTTGTTTGAGATGCGTTTAGTTTATCTAAAATTTCCTTGTTAGATTTTTCCAATTTATCTATTTTATTCATCATCATTTTTAAAATATCATCCATTTTATTCAATTGGCCGCTCGAAATATCACTTGAAAGGCCGCTCGAAATATCACTTGAAAGGTCAGATACAATATTAGATGTTTGTTTGGTCTTTAAAATTTCTAACTCAAGTTCTAACTTTCTAACTTCGTTATTTGTATCATAAAAATATTTAATATTATTATTTACCGTGCTTAACAACGTTTTATATGAGAGATTTTTGCCAATTAAAAATAATTCTAATTCTGTTTCGTGGCCTGGTAAGTCAGTTACTTTGCTTGGTCTAATATGCTCATGATCTTTTATAAAAGTTTCAAAATCTTTACTTCTATTAACTAAAAAACAATCGAGTAATAAACATTCATCATATTTACTTTTATGCTCTTTATATCGTGCTAAAATTCCTACACGACTTTCTCCTACCTTAACAATATATTGTCCATTTTCAAATGATTTTACTTTAATAATATAAAAAATAGCACCAATTGTTTCAAATTCCTTTAATAGTATTTTTTCTCTTTCTAAAATCTTTTCTTTGGCTAATTGTAGATCATACTCTTTTTTACTTTTGTCCTCTACTAACAATATTTCTTCTTTTGCTTTTTCTAGTTGTTGTTTTAGATCATAAACTCCTTTTAAACGCAGTTCCTTAATTACTTCACATACCCAATTTTGAAATTTTTCAGCAATAGGTTTTCTAGACTTAAATAATACCTTATATAACCCCTTTTCAGTAAGAAAAGTTACTTGTTTTGGTCCTGTAGACGTGTCCATAGTATGGACATGTCTTTCAGAATCATCAAAATGTTGAATAGATGTTCTAATATTTGCTATATCTAATACTACCCCAATATCACTTGCTCGAAATAATGGCTCTTCATGGGTTCCTCTTATAACAATCTCAGTATGTAAACTGTTTGTATTAAATGCCTTTACTACTTCCATTCTCTGTATATATATACTTTACATGTCTTTAAGTTGTTTATTTTAACCACATTAATACTATGAATTTCCATATTTATCCTTGATTTTTTCATTTAATATCTCTAATTGCTCTTGCAAATCATATTCTTCTGGTAATACCATTTTAACATTTAATCTTTTATCATCTATTCTCTTTTCGAATACTAAATGTGGTTTCCCCCTTGAAACTATTAGAGATACATACTTGGGTAAATCGGAAACTTCTTTTTCTGGATAAATATCATTTTCCAGATCATCTACAACTTTGTTAGCTTGCAATAATTTTTCTTGAATAGTTACTTTACATGATTTTGTTGTAGACCAAGGTTTATTTAGTTTTGGATGTTCAACTCTAAAAAATTCTCTTTTTTTTGTTTTATTTTTATCATAAAATTCATCATTATAGTAAACATATTTTTTAAACATTTTATAAGTAACTCCTTCCGGTAAATCTTTTTTACTACTTCTTTCCTTTAATGTACCTGGTAAAATGCCTTTTGAATTATTTTGCTGTTCTTGTTGTGTATCAATTCTAAGATTTTCCCAAGTATTATTTAATGGATCTCTATCAATATGATCTACACTAACATTTGTTGTGCCTTTTCCATTTCCATAACAACCTGTAATTATTTGATGTATATAATAACATTTTCTATCATTTTCATTATCAATATATGCAGTATGTGTCTGAATGTATCCATTTGCGCATTTATACCATGTTAATTTTTTATTGTTATTATTTTTAACTTCAAACTCTAATATTTTTTTATAACTTTCAGGACATAATTTACATAATGTATCTTTTTCACAATACATTAATAAAAATTCTTTTTCATTATCTATAATTTTCCATAAACAATTTTTTATTTTATAAGCATGTTGTCCTAATGTTGAATAATGTCCAGGAATATAATCAATAATTGTAAATAAATTTACAATCTGTT